ATAGTTTGCGATCTTCTTTCCATTGTAAAAAATGACAATATTCATGGATAAGAATTTCAAAACCCATACGATGTTTCATAGCAACAGCAAATTCTCTTTCATCTTCATCAATAGAACACCATCCTCCACAAGAATCTGGCAATTGTTCTTTGTTATACAATAGCACAGAGAATCCGTAATCTAGTAATTCTCTAACTATTTTAGTTGTAAGATTAGATTTAGTTTCCATATTCAAATTGCTCTACAGAATGTATTTTAACCACTTGAAACTTAATGCGGTGCTGATCTTTAAACTGAAAAATAGCATCTTCTTCTGATGCTACATCCATAACTTGATTAATCAAAAAATGCTGCCTAGAATGATCATGCAACTCATAAACTTGTGCTGTTACATTATACATATTAATTGTTCCATCCTAATGCTTCTGATACTGTGGGGAATTGCTCTGAAAAAATTCTCTTAGTTTCTTCTGCTATAATCATATGTTCTTTTTGAGTCCCGTGAGCAGTTCTTAGTTGAATCCAATGGATAAAACTTCTGGCCGATCCACTCATGTAAAGTCTAGTAGGTGTTGCTAGTGGCAAAATAAATCTAGCACACTCTTTAGCTACTCCATCAGCTATCATCCCATCATATATAGATTTAGCTTTTGCGAAATGTTCACGAATTTGTAAATTCCATTTTACTTTAGTCTCATCAGATATGTCATCAATACTATTTTGTCTATTCTTATTATCTTGCCTTCGTAATTCAAATATTGGAATATCTTCGACTAGTAATGTGGCATCAGCATATCTCTGTGAGAACTCTTGAAAAGTGAACGATCTATGTCTGAGAATTTGAGCAGCTAATCCTCTAGTTGTATTAATTTCAATAGTCATAAAAGCCTGTTCAAAAATACTCCAGTGTTGATTTTTAATACAATAAGCTAATAGCTTAGAATAATTCTCGTTATCTTGGTTATTTGGGTTGCTTACTCTCGCACAATAACTCATTACTTTTTCTGCGTCTGGAGTTACACTAATTAATTTTACACTCATATTTGATCCTCTGTGTGTGATATGTCAAATTCTTCTAGCGGGCAAAGTTCTTCGTCCCAAAATCCATTCCTTAGTCCGCGACCTAGAATATGTCCCGCTTTTAGCCAAATGTTATTATAGTCATCAACAGTCATTCTTTTAGTGGTTCTTCCCCAATCACATATTGTAGAGTCAAAAACTTCTGTGCCAAAATCAAACCATTCATCTGTTTTTGAGATAAATTTAATGTATGTCATTCTTATTCCACCATACTACAATTTTCTTCCATATTGGAGTGAAAAAATAAACAGCTAAAAATCCAACAATACCATTAATAGCAGATACAGTTAGACTTGCTATTGTTATAGGAAGCATTTGTATCTTAATCTTATTAGATCCTTTATTACTCATACATTCTTATCAAATTTATTTGTTTTAGTTTCCCACCAAAACGATACCATGTGTTCATCTCCATTAAAATATATTGGGCAAAAGTCTGGTCGAAAAATACTATTTAAATCACAAGCTACGCATGTAAAAAATAACTGCCAACGAGCAAATCCATAGTCTAATAATTTCTTTTCTATTTTTGTGAAGTTATTACCACTAAGACATCCACTATCTACAATAATCAATTTGTTATAAGGATCAAGTTGATCTGGATGAATAAATGTTTCAAATTCATTTTTATATGGGATATTAACTGGTTCAATATCTAATGGTTCATCTTTTATAGATAATTTATGACTCATTAACTGAGCCATAATTCCAGAATATTCATAGCTTAACTGTAATATTGCCGCTTTATCTTCATAGGAAAAACGATCTCTAATCTCATTACAGATTTTATCTATGCACTTAGTTTCCCATTCTCTATCAATATATAAACTTTTAAGAGCCATAATCACTCACTGTAAATTTAGTATATTCTTTCTCTTCTTTATATTTAAGTTGATATTCAATAAACTTATCTTCTGTAATATGGTTAAAAATTGCAGTAGCTACTTTACTAACGCTTTTTGCTACACCACTAGCATCTGGCCCAGCATTTAGTTTGGCCCAATAATAAAGACCATCCTCCTTGTCTTTAATTATTTCATAACCTTTTTCTTTAGCCCATTTCTTGATTTCTGAAATCATCATAATTAACAACTCGCATTACCAGATTTAGGAGGCTTATTTATATTCTTTCTTGTAGATGGATCATAATTCTCAATAGGATTGTCATAGTGTTTCCATGCTTTTTCGTGTCTTAAAGCAATAATCTCTTTTTCCTGTTGAAATATCCTTTGTTTTTGATATTCGATCAATTTGTATAACTCAATAATATAATCTAATACTGGCTGTCCTTTATACTTAGTTAGTATAGTATTTACTTTAGACAAGTCCATTGGCTCATACTTGAGCGTCATATCATAATCATCTGGATTCCAGTCTGGGTCGTATTTCTGGTCGCTCATTTTTGCATCTGTTCCTCATACGAATACTTCAGCCTAGAATTAAAACCATTAGCATATCCTTGCATATAAATCTCTTTGGATAGTCTGGAATTTTCTCCAATCAATTGTTTATTATCTCTAGCCCAAAGAACAAAACTTTTTTCTTCATCACAAATATCGGACAAATCTGGATAATAAATTTCATCAAACCACAAATAGTGTTTTTGTAGCATAGTATCCAATGCTATAAATACTGGTGGTTTTGGATCATAATTATGTTCTATTTGAGATATAACAAGTTCATCCATGAATACATTAACAATCTTGTCTCCAACCTTTAATGCCATAGCTAGGTCAAGTCTCATGCTCGTTCAGTCTCCTTAAATCGGTTGATATAATTATCATAAGCGTCCTCAATACTATCAGCAACCTTGAATTTCCATAGATCACTATCTGATTCAATATCAAATGAATCAAGATATTCTAGCAAATATTTGAGAATATGTTCAACACCCACATCATCAACCAAAGCTTTAATCTTTGGCTTATCTGTTAGATAGCGGACTTCTTTTTTAATTTCTTTCATTTTTTATACAGGTATGAACCTGCCCAATCACATTCCTCTAATAGTTTGTCAAAATCAGTAAACAGATTATATCTAGGATCTTTGTACGGAGCGGAGTAGCTTGCTGGCTTATAAATATCTCCATTAGTTTTGTTCACAAAAGCATGAATAGTTTCAATTCCTTCCCACACTTGGGTAATTTTGTGATATTTCTTATTTTCCTTGAAAAAATAATAGACTGTTTGTTCATCTCCATAAGTTTGTTTCTTAGCTTTTTCCTCAAGAACATCAAGCCAAGTATGAATATGAGAATGAAAATCAGCCAATGATGGGGGATTCAAATTCTTTGAGTTTTGCACGACCATTTTTTATTAATACATAGTGACAAGGATTTTCTGTCCACGAACCGCTGTTGATATAGTGTACCATATCAGATTTATCTGTCAAGGCGTGATGGGTATGAGAGCAAATAATAATATTAGCACCGATGGATTTAGCATATTGTTTTGCTCTGTCTTTGATTTGATTAGAACATCTTAAAAAGATTTTACTGCTACGCTTTAGTAATCTAGCCCAATAAAAACTTGGGTCTATTCTTTGTATCATTCTATAAATATTATCAGCTAGTTTGGTAAGTCTAGGATGTTTACTGATAAAATTATCAAATCTATCTCCATGAAGTATTACTACTTTATTATGTCCACTAAAAAAAGTATATTCCTCTACAAAGTTAGCACCAAGAATATGAGATATAATATTAGCTGGCCCATCATGATTACCAGAAATGTATATAACCTTAGTCTTGTTAGAGATTTTTCTAATGTATGCTAAAACTTTCCAATGTCCATTCTTTAGTCTACGAAAATCTAAATTATCAAATAGATCGCCATTTATGATGAGTGATTTAGTCTTAATTTCATTCTGGTAGATTTTGTGCAAAAAATGCAGTATTTGTCTGGTCTGTGAAATATTGGATGAAATATGTAAATCACTAATAACAACAGCATCGTACATAGTATGTTCCTATTTAATTGGTCATTAATATGTACTAATTAATACACTAATCTCAACGATACCTACGGCAACAAAACCACTTGCCATTTGCTCCCTGAGCATAACCAACATCGACAGTTTGCAGTCTACTATTTGCATAACAACAATTATTATATGCCTGTTGCTGTGTTGATCCGCTTCCACAACCTTCATAGCCTGAAGTTACTGGAAGGAAATGTCCCACAGAGTTTCTACTAGCCATAATATCAGCTACACTCTGAGCAGTATTAGCTGAATAATTACTAGTATATGAGTAAGTCTTGGGTGGCTTACCATAAGAAACTGAACAAGCACAAAGAGCCATCATCAAAACTACAATCTTCTTCATAAAACTCCTCCTTGAGATAATATTCCTATAAAATAACCAATAGCAAAGAAACCAATCACTATCAATATATCGACCATCCATGACCGAATCATGAGGAAAAACCAATTTTTTGCTTAGTTGTAGATAATGTGGACTCAAGCTCATGATCTGCAAAATACTTGCAATCATAACTTCGTCCATTCCACCAACCAACCTCATAAGAAACTGAATTATTTCCACGAATATTGATTCCAGTAACTTTACCAAAAACATCTTCGGCCAACTTAATATCAGTTCCAATACTAAAAACTTCTAATTTATCTTTCATGATTTAATTCTCCATTAAGTTATCTATCTAATAAATATTCTACGTTCAAACTAGCAATTTGAATTTCAAGAGATTCTATCTTTTTCTTTTGCTCTTCTATTGTTTTTTCTAGATGATTGATATAAGTATCAATATCAAAGAAAGGATTAGTTCTATCAGTCTGATTCATGTTCCCATATCTTTTCTAAATGATTCAATAGTCTATCTGCCTTCTTGTCATTATAAAAACAATCAAGGTCTGTAGCAATAAACTCTTTATATTTTTTAGGCCAAACTTCAGCCAAACAATTCATAACAGTTTGACCATATCGTAGTTGATATTTCTTTAAATCATTATCAATTTTATTTCTGAACTCAGAATAACTCATTGCTTTTTCTTTTTCAAAAAGGCTATAATATCTCCAGCAGTATTAGGAACAGTATTGCCACCAAGATAATATTGTCCAGTAATCTGAATCATTTCATCCAAAGTTTTTTGAGCATTATACATTCTTGCCCACTTTGGTTTATATTCCTGTTTCATATAATTCCAAACGCTATTATAGAAATCACAAATAGCTTGATTAACTGACTCGTTCATAATTTATTCCTGTACTTTAGTTCCCATATCATAAGGATATCCATCTTCTATTTCTTCACTATAAATATCTTCGTAATGATTATCCCACCAAGGAATTTTACTATCTGGTAATTCAGTCATAATCAAAGTTCAACATATTTTAGTATAGTCAGAATTCTTCGTGCTAATGCCGCACCACCAACAATCCTACCATCATTATAATCTTCTCCATATCCAGAAGTAGACTCATGATCTTTTTGTTCTTTAATCTTTCGATTACATAACTTTATGATTTCAAGTATATTAGCTTTTTCTATTTCATTCATATAAAATTTTCTAGTAATAGAATATCGTTTTTAGTCTTACAAAAAACTATACCAAAAATCTACGGAAGTTGATTGTGGGAATACCCGCGATCCCTACCATTAAGGCATCAACAAGTTTATTATACCTCGTCAGAACTAAACTGTCAATAGCTCAGTTTCCAACTCGTTTAAGCATTTAAAATCTGTACCACTTATATTTAAGTTCCAACTCTTATGATAATGACCAAATCGCCATATTTTAGGTTGATGAATATTAAATAGCTCTTGCAAAGCCCATCCTGTTAGGTTCTCATATTTTCTTTGATTTCTATCTAGTATTCTCAAGCTAACTTCATCTGGACAATCATGAGTTAAAACAATGTCTGGTTTTACTTCTCTGTAAAGCTCTCTAGCTTTCATAAATTGATCAATAGTAACCTGTTCATCTTCCCACCAGTCTATACCTATGGTTCTATTTGCACGATCAATGCTATAAGCACCTCTATAATAGAAAAATTTAACACCATTCAAACATGAGTGCCCACAATTACCAAGGTAATTAGGGCTATCATTAATGCTACTGTAATTGTCATGATTACCTCCAATAATTTTATGCTTAGTAGGGTCTACGTTCTTTAATGTTTCGTAATTAAAACCAAAATCACCCAACTGAATAGTATATGGATGACGATCTTTTTCTCTAATTATTTCATGATAATGTTTATATTTACCATGAACATCACCAATGAGAGTAATACTATTATTCATACTCCATCCAACGGATCATTTTCATAAGGATAACTAAATGGCCCCAAGATGCTTTTTCTTTTTTGTTTTAGGAAATCTAGTGTCTCATCAAAACAATTTTCACAAATATGAATCTCGTATTTTGATCCATCATTAGTTGAACCATATCCCCAATATGATTCTAGTGTTGCAAAATCTGGCCCAACTTCTTTATGGTTGGTTGTACTTTTCCCACAAATATCGCAAGAAATGTCGTCAAGAACTTTTCTTACTTCTTCTTTAAATGTTCTCATTTCCAACGTCGTGAAGGATCACGCCTTTTGGGTGGACTAAAATGTGTAGTTGTTTTTGTAATAGTAATACAGGGTTGGAAAAACTTTGTAGTTTTCTTTGGACTAAAACCAGCAGGAAGAATTATATCGCTACTTTTAAATAGATCGGGCATACCAATATATTCAGATAAGTAATTCATAGTTCTTCTATATCCATCAATGATAACATCTTTGGAACAAGTTTTTTTCATCAAATCTTCAAAACTCTTAGCCATTATTAATAATCTCCAGAATAGTTTCTGCTAGTGTTGAGCGGCCCACAATTCGTCCATCCTCATAAGGATCATTATAACTAGATTTTTGGCTCCAGTTTTGCATAATACCCAAACACAGTCTCCTGATTTCTTCCATCTTTTCTTCATTACTCATTTGTCGCCTCTGCTTGAACATAAAAGATTCGGTCAATATTACATCGACCAAGAGCAATTCTAACACCCAGTTTCTTATTATAATTCTCTTTCTTGCTGCAAATAGCGAGTCCATCATAATGATCGCCAGATGGGCCATCAATTATAATTTGGGTTGATCCACCTTTAGTGTCTGGATCAATAGGCCCATAACCATAACCCTCCGCAGTCTTGCTGCCTACTTGCCATTTATAATAGCCATTGTAAAGCCGATTGTGAAGAACCCTGACTTTATAACCATTATTACGCAATTCTTGAACTGTCATATTTTCTCCAATTAATTAGTGTAGACCGCAAACTTCCACGGTACGAGTAATAATAATCTTGTTGTATTCTGACAAAAATTTGTCTAAGTTATCTTGTTTGATAGATAGCTCATAGTTGTTCTGACCAATGAAATACTTATCAATTAAATCTTGAACTTTTTGTTGAACTGTTGGACTCATAAACTTTCTCCAAGGGATACCCAAGTATACTATGTTATCGGCGTTTGTCAAGATGCTTCATTAGCAATTATTTCTTTCCTGCAACACACAACAAAATACCATAGCATAAAATACTTGGAACCCAAAGACCCACATATAAACTATAGAATTCTGCATTTGGTATCCCGCTAAACATTAGCCCTAAGCTTAGGAGTAGACTAATGAAAGCAGGAATAACTATCATATTAACCATATTCCACCTTTATGATTGCTCATCAGCTTTAACTTTGTATCTTTTAACTTCACTAACTAGTTTCTTCAGAACATTATTGTCTTTAAGCTCAGACAACGTATAATTAACCTTTTGATTATTTCTGGAATCTGGATTTAGATCTCCTAAAAATAGAATACTAATAGCCAGACCAGAACTAACAATTAGCATCATAATTACTCCAGCAAAAAATATGTACATTTCCATGTTAATCTCCTTTGCTGTTTTTTAGTAACAGATTTCCAAGAGATAAGAAACTAGGAACCCATAACCCTACAAATAATCCACAGTCTTTTGCATCTTCTACTCCACTAAACCATAGTCCCGTACTTAAAGCGAAACTCAAAAATGCCGCAACAAGAATACTGATCTTAAATGGTGTCATCATAAACTCCTTAAAGGTTGGTAAAATTTTTCTCACAAACCTTATTGTACCACAGAGACATCGTAAGATCAAATATTTTACAAATCATTCATGTCTGGACATTGTTTCTCTGATTGAACGCTTAATCCATTACAAAAACATACCGACTTATCCTGTCTAATCCTTACTTCACATTCTTCTGCCTTATATTCGGATTGATAAAACAAAACTGTTACAACAAAGACCATAAGAAACAAAGGGAACGTATTAATCAATTTTTCCATTTAGATATTATCCTTATAAAGACCCACACTTACTCCAGAATCAACATTTTGATAATATTCCCCCTTACGATATTCTGGGAAATCAACTTCATTGACCCCAAATTCTATCCTAAGATATTCGCTAGTATAAGCCTCTCCTGCAAAATAATCAGTAAAGACTTTGACTCTTTCAACTGTTGATCCTCTAGCCACAATAAAAACCCAACTCATTTAAACTCCTAGCTATTAGTGATTTCTTGATAATAGTTAATGTCAATATCCAGTTCATCATCTTTGTTTAATACATAGGCAGCATCAAAATAAATATGATCTCTTGGGTTGTGTCCAAGATGAATATGAGATTCATATGATTCTTTTTGAATAGGATCATTATATATGAATTTAGCACATTTATTAGCTGAAATCATAAAATCTCGGTTATAGTTATCCATTTTATTTCTCCTAAGAAATGTTACAATCCCTAGCGTAAATTATACCACGTTTGGCTGGAGGATCAACTGGATTTTCAAATTTTTTGACTGATTTTACTACCCACCCAAACTTAGGCTTATCTTTCCAACCATACAACCTATCATTAATACTCACTTTATGTCTACTCTCATCAGATTCCCACTGTTCTTTAGAGGAATACTGAATACAACCACTAAAAGTAATTGTTCCGATAATTCTACTCTTAAACTTAGCCGATTTCCCCGGAGTTTCAATTAGTGCCAACTCAACTCCCTCTAATCTTTGTGGGAGTGTATAGGAGCGAGTTTCGACCGTTTTCTGACCATTAATTAAAAGGGTAGACCAAGGCGACCGTACATTTAAACCGATCACGAATTATTCCCCAAAAGGTTCAAAATTCACACTATAAAGTTTACCCTGTTTATTCTTGTATAACAACTGAGGGTTGTCCTTGTCAGTATACAACCAGATGAATGTGTTGTCAATAGGTGGGTTTATCCAATCTTTAGGATTTGAACCACTTCTAGTTAGTCTTATCTTTAGTGGCCCTACATGACCAGAAGTTATATCAAAACTTCCATCAAATCCAACTTCAATGGGTTTCATTATATTCTTCTTGAGTCATATATGACCCATCTTTTTTCATTGTGGTAAATTGGCCCATTCCCATACATTTTTCACAAGCCGCCATATCTATTTTCGGGCCTGCGGCAGCATATTCTTTAAGTAAAGTTGAATACTTTGATTCAACAGTCTCACAGTATTCGTAAGAGTTGCCGTAAGGCAGTTTAACACACTTTTCACACTTGTCAACCATAAGATGATGATTTATGAATAATGCCAAACTAGCATCCATCATGAGCTTATTAATGTCTGTTGGGTATTCTCCAGAGCCTTTACATTGGTTACAAGTTATCAGCGGTGGTTCTGATAGTTTTTGTATATTCTTTTTGTGGATAGGATTAAGAATAAACATTGAAAAGACTGTGAGAACTATCACTACTCCAAAAAGTATTAGAGTAACAGTCATATCTTGTGCTTTTTGATTGTCTAGAAATCTACTCATTGTATAATAATACCTCTTAACCACTTTAATACATTCATAGGATGTTGATTTCTAAATTGAGGAGTTGAACTAATATAGCCAGCAGCCATATGAATCATAGTATTTTGATTAGCTATGATACTCTCTAGTTCTTTAATTCTATCTTTTTGAGATTCACTAGATTTGTATGCTGATTCTAGTTGTATCCTTTTATCTTTAACTTCATTTTGTAATGGAGTAATTCGTGTTTCCCATAGTTCATCAATATCTTTGTGCTTTTTTTCTTCTGTCTCTGCAAGTTTTTGTTCTAGTTCTTTATAGCTTTTATTAGGAGGATTAATTCTTGATGTACATTTTTCATATTCTTCTTGTTGGTTCCTAAGAGCAGTAATAGTTTGTCTTAGTTCAAGATTCTTCTGTAGTAATTCATCATAGCTTAGTTGTTTACTCATGAGTCACCACAATCTTTACTCCATCAAATTCATGACGATCATAGCTATCACTAGGATATTGACTTGGTATTTGTTTTCTTGCTATTTTCCATGTAATATGTTTATCTTTTCCACTAACATTGTATGTTCTGTCAAGATATTCTAACAAAATAGCAGAAATATCTTCTACCGACAATTCGATCTCTTTCTTATTTTGAATTTTCATTATTTATCCTTTATTCTTTCTAATAGATTACGGAGGATGGTGGCTCTTTTTTGCCACAATTGAATCTGATCTGGAGAGGTTTCGTTTGCCGCTTGCAGAATTGCATCCATTTCCGCCCAATCAATCGCCTCAATTTCTTTATCGGTAAGGTTGGGTGAACGATAAAGAGGAACAATATCACCACCAGCACAAATATCACGATGAGCAACCGCTTTATCATATGATGCGAAAACAAAATAAGAATCGGGTTGCATGACCGCCCATGCAATAGGTTCATTTTCTTTAGTCATTAGTTTAGCGTCATGATCTGACAGTATCTCTCTGACGGTAATAGCTGACTTTTCCTCAAGCGTCAACCCGTCTGGGGCTAAATGGTCAAATGCACATTCTCCGTTAAATCCTTCACAAGTGAAGCTAAAGCCCTCGTAAAATGCCCTCGTCAGCATTGATGCCACTTCTTCATCCGTTAGAATTATAGGTTTCATAATAGCTCATGTTCTTTAAGGGTTTGATATAGATTTTTTACTTCTTTTTCGTCCAGACGTAGTTCGCTGGGATCAGTATTATTATATGAGAAAACCCTGACCAAGTAAGGTTTATTCTTCAAAAGCTCATTATAATGAATCTCGATAGTATCATATTCAAGATTCAGAGTTCTTAGCAGAGTCATTAGTTATCTCAATCATCTTTGGATAATCGCCATCCCACACATTAATATAGCATTTTGAATCTTTAGAAAAACTCATAGCAGTAGCACCCCAATTATCTCTAATCTTGGATATGCAAGCTATACAATATCCTTCTTTAAGATGTTCACAGTTTCCTTTATATGGTATGCTCATTTTTCAAGACCTTATTTTAGAAATTCCCCATAAATGTTGATACATTTCTTCAATTACATGAGCAGCAACATTATTGATACTATCTTTAGGATTGTATAGATTTTTAATTAGTAAATGAAATAGGTGTTTATCGATTGGATTTAATTGAATCAATAATGATCCATTCTTCATCTTATTAAAATGAAAATCCCTATATTCTGCATAAATGTACTGGATAACTTTAAAGTGGTAAGCCTTATATTCAGATTTAGTCATTAAAATAAATCCCCATATCCATTCCACCAATCATAAATTCGTATACAAGCCATATATCCTAGTATACCAAACAATACAAGTCCAGCCATTATTTATTCTCCACATACCATTTCTCAACAAATACTACACTATCCAAATATCTTGTCAACTTAATAATATCCGCACTAAGTTCATTATCGCCCACACTATTTTTCTCAAGACTTTCCAAAGCCTTAAATAGAATATTAATCTGTTTAGTTGTCAAATCCAAGTTTAATCTAGTCATTAGTTATTCTCCATAGTTGTCCAGTAAGTATAAATCCAATTAGCCTCTTTATTAGTACAACATGACCACAATATTTTAAATTGATGAGGACTAACTTCCCTCACAATATCTTTCCCATCAACACTTTCATTACCTTGAGGCTTTCCCAAAAGGTCTGTCCAAGTTTTTTGAATTATCATTATTTATCCTTTGTTTTTTCAAGTAGATTGAGGAGTGTGTCACGATGTATCCCGTCGTGAAAATTTGCGTACCACTCAATCGCCTCCCTCTCCTCGTCGGTTAGGGCTGGCTTTGATTCGTTGATAGTTGTAGCAAATTTACTAAGTTCTTTGTAATATTTTCTCAATTCTTCAATAGATTGTCTTAGTTCAAGATTTTCCTGTAGTAATTCTTCATATGTTAGTTTTTTAGTCATTATTTATACTTTATTCTTTCTAATAGATTACGGAGAGTCTCTGCTCTTTTTATACCTGTCCACTGCTCCACACACCACTCAATCGCCTCAATTTCTTTATCCGTAAGTTTCAAACTCTTAATCTCTGCATTTTTAGATAAAGAAGGCGGCTGACCACTTGGCATTTCACGATAAGAATCTGTAGTTCGGATGTTTGCCAGAGTGTCACCCTCTGTTACGGCGTATTTTTTATTCATCATTATCCTTTGTTTCTTTTCTTTCTCCGGTTGGAATCCATCTTGAATTTATCTGAGAATCTGCCCACTCAAACCATTGTTGTGGAGTAAAATTATAGTAATCATCTGGTCGTCCTGCTGGAGATAGTTTTTCTCCAATTTTCATAGCAACATTACGCCATTCATCAATTTCTACTATATCTCCCATAATAGGAATCGTACCCTCATTATATTTTCGGAGTCTTTTGATAAATTCTTGACCAACATTAAGAGGTTCAGTCATTTCTTTTCTCCTTCAAACTGTGATTCATCAATAAAACTATTGATAAAATTAGCAAGACCCTTAAGCTCTTCTTTTGTAAACTTAAATTTCATCCATTCCCAACTGATAACATTGTTTATGGTCAAATTAAAAATAGACCCAAACTTCTCCATTTCAAAATTAAAAACATCAGCTTTATAGGAATCCTTAGTCACAATACTCATTATTCATCTCCCTCAAAAAGTTCCACATAGTTGTTACCATTAGTGTCATCCAAAAACTCATTAATAAAATCGGCTAACATCTTTAGTTCATCTCTTCTTAATACTGTCTCATATTTCTGATAAATATCATTCTTAATCCTGAGCATATAGTTACGCTTTGACAGGTTAGGATTGTACAATAATTCGACCAAATCTATTGTCAAATTAAGATATTCTGATTTCATTTGATTTGTTTTCCATTTGTTTAATGGATTGGGTTCATTTCCCACTAAAGACTATTTGATTGTTATCTTTTTGGGCCTTGATCCCAATAATATGTCGTAACATAATGTGGGCATTATTAACTTCAAAGCCGGGTTTATCCCTTTTTTGGTCAATATAATAGTGGATTATAGAAGCTAAAAGCTCTAGTTCCTTGTTGGTCAATTGAATCTGTTTATACATCTTTTCAGCCTTAAAATTAACTTTTCCTACCCTTATCAGTAACAGTATACCACAGACTCAAACCCTTGTCAAGTATCGACAGGATGGGCTTGACAACTTTAGCCAGTTATGCTACAATTTCCTTAGTCCTTTAACCCAATTTTCAGCACGGGATAAGCTAATAAGTGAATTAATATTGAATTAGCCATATAATAGACGATATTACCTAACAAAACCCTACTTTTCAGTAATCTGGGAATCTGTATAGATAATATTGGGGGGATTAAGGGTTGGTGACATAAAAGAAGTTACAAAAAATCGCACAGAAAGCATAGAAACTATAGTAACTAGCCCCACAAATACTAGTTCCTTAATAAAAGGGATGTGAAATTCTTCTTTTTTTAAAACTTTACTCATTATAGTCCTCATATAAAAAACGCTCTAAATACCAGATCAAAGCTGATCGAATGATGATGCAGGAGAAAATGATATGTGGGCCATATATAATAAGATTATTATTTTCCACCATAATACCTCATGAATCTATAGAGGATTGCTGACAGGATTAAGATTCCTATGAGGGAAATGAATATTCTAGTAGGATCATCATGGATCAATACTGGAACTGGAAACTTAGTCGCTACGCTTATTAGAATCTGATTGATTAACATAGCTAGTCCAGTAGTATGATAATAGGGGAATTAAAATTTCCACAAATACAAACAACCCAGCAACAAATCCCAACACTTCTAATCCATCTTTCATGATCGGAAGTTTTTCTTAATTAGTTCAAGAAAGAAATTTGTTTTAGGAGGAAGTTTAGGTTGTGGGGCCGGGTCAATATTTTCTACTGGTTTTTCATCAATAGATTTTTTCCTACTACATTTACCTTTGCAACATTTCTTTTTTGCCATAAAACTCACTGACTGTTTCCATAAATTCCAAACCCGGAATTTTAGGTGAGACAAAGATATATTATCTCAAGAGTATTATACAACTGGCTGGCTATCAATACAAGTTTTATTTTCTAATTTGGGGATTAGATTATTATCATCAGTAGGTTTCTTAACATTAATGACTAACAGACAATCAGTTAGGTCTGGACTATTATTCTCTTTTTGGTATTTGGTAATAGACTCTTGAATCTTGTTACAAATGTATCCACAGTCCATTTGATTCTGTAATTTAATAGTTATTATCATGACTAAATCTCGCTGACTGTCCTCATTAATCCGAACCCGACTTTATTAGCTGGGACAATTAATTATCTTCCAATGTACTCCGGATGTTTCTAGTCTTTTGTTATTTTCTTTACAGAATTTATCTACTGCTTTTTTAACACTAATCCATGAAGCATAATCATCTCCAAAAATTATTCCATTGGGGCTCAGTAATCCAATATAGTTTTGAATATCTAGGTAAACATCTTCTTCATCATGAGAAGCATCTATGTAAATTAGGTCAGCTGTAATTTTTTGATTTTTAAAATATCTAGATGCAATAGATGATGTGTTAGGAAAAGGCACAATAATATCTTGCATATTTTCATGAACAACATTACTTAAGAACTGATAATATACCTGAGGATATCCATTTTTTTGTAATAGATTTCTTTCTGGGGTTTCTCTAAGATGATCCCAAAATTCTAATGCTCCTAACCATGTATCAACACAAAAAATCTTACAATTCAATTGTAACTCTCTTATCTTTTTAGCCATAGTAATAGCTGACTGTCCTTTCCAGCTACCAACTTCTATGATTAATTTGGGTTTTAATTCAGAAATTAATTTTGAAAAGATTTGGGAATCTCCATTCCATCCTTGACAATCATATGGCAATAGGTCTAAGTTATGATAAATTGTATGATCTATTTTATTCATTTTAATTATTTTCTATTACGAGTATAAGAAAAAACCCCCAAATTTCTTCAGGGGAGTTTTCCGTGTGATCTATAGTCTGACCAATCTATGATCGTTCAAACTATCAACCAGAATATTAACGAACCACACTACGAACGCGGGCCACAGTCCTTCGACCAACATTACGAGTAGCCTCAACAGTTCGGCGTGTTACTGTTACTGGAACTGAAATTAGTTCTCTTGTAACATTGACAGTCCTACTACGAAGTGTACAATTACCACTAGCACATTCGCCAGCATAGACCGATGAACCAAATACCATAAGAGCAACAACTAGAATAAACTTCATCATAATAAAATATCTCCTTGGGAAAGTGATGTCGCTTCCGTGCGACTGTTGATGTTCTATAATAGGCATCGGAGATATACGGTCAAGTTTATTTTTCTTAATCAATCCTACTGACTCCACAATGTCGCTGACTATTACCACTAAAACCAAATCCGGGAGATTAGCTGGGACTAACCTCACCGGATTAAGTTAACATCAAATTACTATTTGATTGATGGAGGAGAACAATGACATGAGTAATAGTATAATGATACTAATGCTATCAGTGCTATAACTCCACCAAGACCCCAATACAATAATTGATAATTCATAAATCACCTCATTGGTTAATTGTAAAAGTTTCTGTATCTGCTTTATCAGTCTTACTGATTTTATTCTTTCGCACTATTTTAGTAATGCGCCCACGACTATCATCATGAGATGATTCTAAAAAACATTTATCCTCATGATTGTCATGAAATCCTTTGAATCTCCAATCGTAAGTTCTTAAGATATCTTCTGGAGATGTAGAGTTGTCGTAAATTTCACCCTCTACCTCAAAAGAAATTATTCTATGGAATTTTTTAGGCATGATAATGCTCCTCTTCTGTGAGAGTAGCAGGCCCATTAAAATCTTCCCAATTTTCCACCAATACTTCTGGTGCTTCTTTTCGTATCTCTGCTTCTAAGGCATAATTAGATTCTTTATCTTTTTCATGTTCAAGATAGTCCCTTAATCTATCTTTAATTTGCATGAAATCTAATTCACCCAGAATCTGATCAATATACTTCCTTTGAACTTCCTTACGATTAATCTCACTAACATATCTAGTACGCATAGTACACCTCATGGTTAAAAGTTAAAAACACTTTTTTGCCCATGAATCCGTTAATCCCGCATTTGTCTCACCAACTGCTTGACTATTGGCTCCGTTGACTAGTGTATTATACCAGAGAGGAGTGGTGGAAACAATTGTTATTTATTAACTGACTCCCTTAAAGTTGCTGACTAGTCCTTAACGAATTCAGCCCAATCAATAATAACTTCTTTTCTTTTGATAGTAATTTCTTTCTGTTCTTTATTAAATATCATATCAGAAATAATAGATACTATTCCAATCGATGATACAATAAACAGAAGGCCAATAATAATATATCCAGTCTCAAGGTCTGTCATAAAATAGTCTTTAAAAAGTTTTTTTGCTTGACACGTATCCTGATTGTGGATATGTATTATGCAGGGGGAAGTGAATAAAAGATATAAGAAGTTACAGTAAGGGTTAATACAAATAAGAGATTCTTAGAATCTAGTAACTACCTCCCATGTATCCCTTGACCAGCCCAAGACAAATACAGAAAATGAATGCTGATTCAAACATAGATTATTATCCTATAAGAAGAGAAGGTTGACCAGGGCAGCCACAGGCTTAGTATACCATATCGGCTCTGTTGACGCAAAGCCTTGAGAACAAACAACTTACAAACCAAACTCACCGGGTTAGTAACTTATTATTTCTCCTGCACAACCCCCTTTAACTTTTTAGTAATAGCATCAAATGTTTTATGAACTGGCCCCGTAACAGTATAATCTTTCATGTAGGCTTGAATAGCATCTATTAGTTTCCATGCTTCTTGTTTAGTAATATCAATTTCCATTAGTTTTTCCCTTCGCTTAGTAGAATAATCATAATAACAGCCAGAACAAGGATTAGCATCAGTTCTCCAGAAGGTCAGGGTAGTAGTCAGTAATCTGTTCTTCCAACATTTTATTAGTCAACCCACTCTTATTATCCACAAGCATCTGATAAGCAAAAGTATACAGAGTATTAAAGTCCATATCATCCAAAAGCCTATGACAATAATCACTGGTAATTTCCTGTCTATTTTTATCAGTCACACACAATTTTTCTCTCTGCATCATTGTCTCCTATTTTCAAAGGACCACTGATTCTGGCTGACTATCGCCAAGACCGCAAATCTGGAAGATAAGCTGGGACAAATGATAGTTCACAAATATACTCATCATTATCCATCTCTCAATCACTTATGTCATCCTGACTGTTCATAAGTCAAATATGATCTTGTCGTAAGTCGTTACCAGCACACCACTTACGTCTCATTGTATCGTCACTTACGTCAAGTGTCTACACCCTAAGTACGAGATTCTTTGACAAACTTTCCGTAAGTCGTTGGTACCAAATAACTTACAAAAATTGCGGCGGGCCGGGTTTTCCCTAAGTGCTTTATTGATAAGGGTTTAAGTCAAGTGGTCTAGGTACAAAAAAAAGAACCGCCACCCATTGCTGAGTGGCGGCTCCCAAGTCAACCCCCATTGCGAGGGATTAGAGTGCTTGAGCGAACTCCATAGCCTTCTCCAACGCTTTCGTGTTGTCGTTGGCGTTGAGTCCGAACCACAGGCTGTCGAGACGGTTATCTTCCGTTCGACCCTTGTTGTAATTCAGATACTCGTTGTAGCCGTTGTACGCAGCCCACCAAGTTCCACGAACACCCGTCGCACTCTGCTTCGGGCCTTCGACCAGATTCAGAATCTCGTCCATGATGTTTCTGGTACGAGTCTTGATCTGATCGTCCGGTGTACCGTCAATGTCAAGCATCACCTTGACATACCGACGAACATCGGCCTGATTGAAATTCTTGGACGCAAGGAATTTGAACTGCTCCGCAGTTGCTTCAAACTCCATGTTGATGTTGTCCATGATATCTCGCACGTTTTCCAGATTGGTCTTGCTGGAACGTGTGTGACGAATCCGAATCAGCTTGGAACCACTGCTCTTGCTATGGGCCATTGCCATAGTGTTAGCACACACAACGCGGATCGGCGTATAGCCGACACGGATAGCGGTCGTGCCATCGTGCGAGTTGCTGAGAAGAATAAACTTCCCAACCTCGTCACCCTTCACGATCTCGCTATTGTCGCGGTTCAGTTGGGCCAGCACCCAAACCTTCTGACCGCTGTGGAGCGAACCAGCAGTATGCAATGCACACTCGCCAGCGTCCAGAAACGGCTGGAACCAATCGAACGCTTCGCTGTTTTGCAGCGGAGTGTATCGTGGGCCGACAACGCCCAGAATACTGTGGTCTGTCTTGCGATAGGTCGCACGGGCCGGAACCGGCTCGCTGTCCACCGTAAACAAATCCTTCAGACCGACTTCCCAATCCAAACCGGCAGCGGTCATCGCTTCCGAAACCGTGGGAGCCTCGTCGAGCTTGTTGCCCAGACCGTGCCACGGGGTCGCACCAACAAACATCATCTGTTCAACTGCATGAGCCATAATCATCCCTTTCGTGTTACTGTTCAATCGTTCTACTCCACTCATTCTACAGTATGTTATCGTCACTGTCAAGCGAAAACTTTGGAAAAAATTTCCTTGTCGCAAGTCGTTGGTGTGTAAGCACTTGCGTCAAACGCGGCCGGCCGACCTTTCCCTAAGTCTAATCAGGATAAGGGTTTACATAAGGGTTTAGAAGAACTGTCCCGAACTGCTTCTCAAAATATTTAGAATTGGAAGCATTGAAAGCACACTCCTCACCCATGTAGAAATATGCACCAATACATTTTGCTCGCGGAGTATCAAAATGAATACTGCCAATAATATGTTTAATTGTATCACCAGAGCAAATCAAATCATCCACAATAACATACCGAGATGGAGATACTCCTTCGATATAAAATTGACTATACCGTCTTTCATCCTTACGAACAACGATAATATTCTTATTGAGAATCTCCGCAATCTGTGGCACTACCATCAAACCACTTACGCCACAACAAGCAATACTATCAAAATCATTCTCAATCTTACGCAGAGAACAGACAGCCTTGATAATCACACCATTCCGATATTTGTGATTTAATACTCGGCTAGTATGAGCAGCCCCTTGAATGATTTTACCATCTGGGGTACGCCGAAAGTCATCAAGCTCTTGCTGGAAAGCGTTCATAAAGTGTGTGGTTGGATTTGAACCAACAGCCCGTTACAAGAAAGGATAATATATTAGGGTCTAGTCCCACCTAGAAGCACACACAAAAATCAATCTTGTTCATCTTCAATACTAGGATAGTAATTCCTACCATACGAAGGAACCTCGTCATCATCTTCCTCAGAATCTTCATAACCATCCATCCAAGGTTCTTCGTCCAGACCAAGATCCTCGGTATTTTCTACCAATTCATCATAGTCATAATTATAACCATCATAGTGATCTTCATATCTCATAATTACTCCCTTTCTTACCTCTATTCTACACCAACAATCAATAACTGTCAAGTGGGCCCTCGGGGATTTGAACCCCGAACCTAAGAGTTAAAAGCTCCTTGCTCTGCCAATTGAGCTAAAGGCCCATCTAGTTATTCGTTTACGGTAATTTCCTCGTAAGAATAACTTTGGACACTCTCGGTTGTAAAATCATAGAGCTTATCGAATACATCCGACCATTCAAAATCCTCTTGCATGGATAGTTGAATGTCTGCCAGAGTTTTACCATCCTCGGTCACAATGTCGTAGATACGAAGATTCTTCATACAGTTTCCTTTCTTGTTCCAACAGTCTACCATACCAATATCGTCCTGTCAACACCCACAAGTTTAGAAATTCATGCTGACTATCGCCAAGACCACCAAATCCGAAGGATTACGAAAGACAAATGACCCCACAGGGAATCGAACCCTGATTCTCGGAGCGAAAATCCGATTTCCTAACCGTTAGAAGATGGGGCCACTCACTCGTAACTCAAACATCAGCCTCCGAACGGAAGAAGTAGGATTCGAACCCACGGAAGTTTTTACACTTCTTCTGATTAGTAATCAGATGCATTAGACCACTCTGCCATTCTTCCTAAAGCTGCCCCGGTAGGATTCGAACCTACAACCTCGATGTTAACAGCATCTTGCACAACCGTTGTGCTACAGGGCATCATTACAATTCCGGGACTAGGATTCGAACCCAGACAAAGAGAACCAAAATCTCTGGTGCTACCGTTACACTATCCCGGAGAGCCGATGGTCAGAATTGAACTGACGACAGGCAGTTTACAAAACTGCTACTCTACCAACTGAGTTACATCGGCAATCAGACTATTATAGTCAATAGTCTCCATTCTCGCAAGCCCTACGCTTTTCAGCGGATCGGGTTCGCAGACGCTTGGGGCGATTGTCCATAATAGTATTGCGGTGTTCCTTGTGACCCGTAGGAACTTGCCACTGCGGTCGCACCTTGATCTTGATATGGTTGCGGCGTGGTCGGATATCGTCGTTGTTGTGGAGCGTAATCATGCCATTGTCCGTTTTCGTGTAGATAAAAAACTTTGTCAACATTAGGATCGTAAGCCATCAGACAGTATTGTACCGGATAAGTTGGTTTTGTCAATACCTGTTTTTGTTGAGAGGGATGACGCAGTGGTGGAATTTTAATATCACCTTTTTGATAATCTTTTACACCAGTATATGCCAAACCCACAATCGTAATCAGAATCCCGATCCATTGTATCATAATCTCAGTCCTTGTCAATATCCTTCTCGTTCTCATACCATATTTATCGGCCAACCACCAAGAATACTTTAGGACTTTTCTGGAATTTCCCTAAGTCTTTATCCTGCAACAACTTACGTCAAATCCGGCCGGCCCCGCTTGCCCTAAGTGCTTACGCACCAAGGGTTTGCGGTAAGATTACGCTACGCCTTTCGTAAAGATAGGTTCGTCATTTTCAAAGTGATGAATACGGATACCTCCCGCTAGAATATTTTTCCATAATACTTGTCCGGTTCTAATGCTCTCACACCATCTTACGGTCTTTATAATATCATCTTCAGACATATCTTGAGCTTTCCCAGTCTGAATAATCTCTTCTATTTCTTCAAGACTCAATAGCACAAAACCCTCATCAGCAACCCAATGCAAATCATCGGCCGGAATCATCTTATTTAGTACGTCTTTCTTTTCCATTAAATATCTCCTTTGTTTTATATGTTTATTCTAATGTCCAGCCAGCATCTTTGAGAATATGAGAAGTATGCAACACACAAGTTTTACCATCAGCATTTTTATAGTCTCTATATCCACGTTCATCAAGATAGATATACTCATCTAGTGTATCATTTTCATTTGTTTCCCAGATAGCATCCATAGCAGCATATCGTGGAGCCTTATCGCAAGAGTAAATTAGTTCTAGTGTCCCACATTTTATATAGTATTTGCTCATTATCTTTCATCTTGTAAGTTTTGACGAACTTTTTGACAGTGAACACAATTACACACACCATAACAATCAACATCTTCATCGGCATCGTAATCAAACTTCCCATAAATATCTTCATCCCATTCAGTAAAACTCTCAATTCCAAGGTCGATAACAACCGCTACCCATGATCCCTTACGTCGAACATAACCAAAATTACCACTATGGGCATCATTATAGTCTAGTCCATGTTCACTCAAATCATGAACTACTTCAGAGATAGCAGTACCATTTTTACATTCACACCACTGAAAACAATCACCAGAACAATCTTCATCATTACATTCTGGCATAGGTCGAGCAACTTCGGTCAAATAACCATAACAAGTTAATTCACCATCATGCCTGCGAATCATACCAACATCCCCATATACCATAGGGGCCAAATCAAATTGTGCCAAATGAGACTGAACACGATGGGCAAACTTAGCCTCTTGTTCATTCTCAAACTCTTTGAAGCCCACCCGCTTACGGTTAATCTTTTTGTCTTTGATGATATAGAAAGCATTTTTACTTCCTGCATCATCATACAATCCAACGTAGCTCATTTTTATTCCTTTCAATGGGCTGGAAACAAGACATTAGCCAAACCACGAACACACAAGTCACATGATATACTATCTTTAGTGCCGGTGCAAGTGATTTCCGACCGACCGCGACGGATTTCAGGACACACCACAAACTTTGTAGCATTGAGAACAACCAGCTTGGGCAGTGCTTTTCGCCATGCTTCGGCTTTGACTTTGCTCTTAGGACGCTTGGGAGCAATCTTCATGTTACTATCGCACCATGCAAACAACTTGAAACCTTGTGCTAACGCTTCGCCCATATCATTATCGTCATGCACACTAGCATATACATTCATATACTTTTCCAGACTCACAAGCCGAGCATCATAGATATGAGTATAAAACCACATATCGGGTAACGTGTCACCATCGGCCAGAATACTCTCACAAGCCCACGTTACGTTTGCAACATAGTCTAGGTCAAGTTGTCCATTTAGAAACCAGTCGCCACGTTCATGCCAGCGAATAGACTTCTCACGACGCTTTGCTTCCAGAATCATAGCACGGATTTTATTCTTCTCCGTGATAACATTAGCAAACCCGGCAGTGCGAGCATTTTTATACTGATTCTCAGTCGCTTCGGCATAACAGCCATTACCAAGATAGTCGCAATCGGGTGGGCAAGTATCGCCAACCGGACGCGAAACCACAATGCAACCCTTACCCAACTTATCATTACCATCAGCAGTTTTCATCATTCTTCTCCTGTGTCTACCGATTCTACACTATAGTATCGGCAACGTCAAGCGAAAAACTTCACAAAATTATTCTTGATGCAAGTCGTTGGTAGATAAGGACTTACGACGCGGCCGGCCGGCCGCATTTGCCCTAAGTGCTTTGGCAGTAAGGGTTTATGACAAATAGCCCCAAGAGGAATCGAACCTCTATCAGATGCTTAGAAGGCATCTGTTCTATCCATTGAACTATGGGGCCGCAATACCGCAAGCCCCCACAGCGTCCTGTGGAGGCTAGCAGCCATTATAACTCCTAAGAGTCTATCATGCAACCGTCTCAACTTCCTTTTCTACCTTACCATCATGGGCATCGCCCGCAGCTTCCGCAGTCACACCAGTAACCCTAGCTCGCCACACCTTATACCCCTGCTCACTAAAAGCCTTGATACCAGCGGGCTTGACATTCGCATGAACATCACCAGGAAGCTCATCATTCAACGCCTTGGTCAGCGTAGCCACAACATCAGCAGAATCAATCTCGTCTCCAACAATATCAACCGCAAAGCTAAACTTCTTCATCTTACGTTCTCCAAAAGTGTTATAGTTACCAATCGTTCTAGTATCAGTATACGTTACTGTTACCCACTTGTCAAGTCCGTCGTGATGGTTTCTATTGTTGGCATCATCGCGGAGTCTTGTCTTGTGATACTACCATTCTACAGTATAGTATCGTCATTGTCAAGCAGGAACTTGAGTGATCCTCAAAAATTTTTGATTTTATCCTAAGTTGTTTGGTAGCAAGGACTTACGTCAAATTCGGCCGGCCCGCCTCGCCCTAAGTTCTTTAGGGACAAGGCTTTAGGTCATGAGAGAAAACCCTCACAACCCAAGGTGGTCAACTCACGCAGCAGTGCTTCTGCCGCTTCCGGCGTTTTCAGAGTCATGCTGTGCTTAACACCTGTCGGTGCTGGATACCACTTGTCATACTTCCAGCCACCAACCAGATAGTCGCTCCAATCCTTGGCCTCTTTGAGACCCCATCCGGTGTGCAGACGAATAGCTTTGATACAAGGAATACGGTTGTCTGTATTCATTCCACCCGTGATTGTCACCACACGACGCTGGTTCACACCCAATGCCACTTCCAACGCACACACAATCTTCTCAAACATATCCAGACTGCAACCGTTAGCAATCATGTTCAACGACTCACGGACGCTCAGTTCGATCTTGATCATAAATTCCAAAACTTTCTGTATACTTAGGGTCTATCTCGTAAATACCGTCAAAATTTCCATCACGTTCTTCAAGAATATGAACCTGTCGCCCATCGGTAACTAAGGTATCATACTCACTGTTATCCCAAACAAACTCACCACCATCACTCTCCCTACGCCAATGGATATCTTTTATCGGATTGTAATACAATTTCTCAAGATTGTCAATAGGTAAAGATGGATAAAAATCCTTGCGAAGCATAACCTCCTCGCACTGTACCCAACCACTAACATTCTTTTTTTGTTTCTTATTGACCCATTTTGCCCTAGCTACCTTATTTACCAGCTTGCAACCACGCATCTCCAACTGGTATTCTGTAGGGTCTACATAATATTGGTCAACCCTTTTCCTGCCCTGCATAATATTTATTTGCCACTTCCGATAGTTCTGCCCATTGAGCAGATGAAATCGTACTTCGGCGTGTTTTTCAACCGTTTTCATTTACCTCTCCCGATAACGATACATTGAGTAGGCTCGTCACCCTCTTCCTTGCCGCCAAGATAATAGGTGGAGTGTCGGCCATTATACCAACTAAGCTTCTCTTGTCCATCCCAATTATCATTGAGAACCAAAGTTCCATTGTTCTGGATTTCGGGGTTATCATATCCACCCTCATAACCCAGCACAACAACCATCATATCCTGTGGCCTTGTCTTCAGTTCTTCAATCAGTTCAGCAACAGTCATCATATTCCCTTTCGTGTGTTGCTAGTATCTTACACTACTATTATCGACAAGTCAAGAGAGAATCTTGAAAAAATATTGCTAATCGTAAAGTCTTTAGTGGTAAGGACTTATGACAAATCCGGCCGGCCGGCCTTGTGCTAAGTGCTTTAGCAGCAAGGACTTATGTCAACTAGGATAATCTTTTGGATAATGTTCTTTGGGCGGTGCTGGCTTGTCTTGTCCCTCATCTGGCATCCACCACGGAGCATCCATATAGTCTACGTTACCGGGAGCTTCACTACAGTCAATATTGTGAATACAAAAAGGATCATTATAGTTTATCCTATATGTTCCACGCCACACACCAATAGGCTCACCATAATAGATGATCTTTTGACCATTAATAGGGCGACGAGGGCCGTGAAAACTAATCCATTCCATTATTTATATACCTCTATTTGCCACCGATCATACTTCAGTTCAGCCGTTACACTCATACCTAACTTAACCAGTTCAGCCACAATTTCGGCCAAACGCTCAATCTCATTAATATTTAAGTAGATCATTATATCCTCAATGTCATCTTTTCCCACACTTCGATCAAATCTTTAGCAGTTATACCATGCTCTTCTGCTAAAGTCAATGCCTCATCCCGATTAGGCTTGCACATCACCATCATGGCACTTTTCAAAACTTTCAGAACCTTAATGATTGCTTCGTCTTTAGCCATATCTTTCCTTTTGTATTGTATACCGGGTGTTAATGGATCGACTTATCGAAGCGACGGGACTTGAACCCGTAACACCGCCACATATAGTGTGGAACTCTACCTATTGAGTTACGCCCGACGATAGTTTTACGAATAATGTCCGGTATCACGCATTATCCAACCTCAAGGTTTTACCTTATCTAAGGTTTCTATCCGACCCCTGTTTGTAATCAGCGAACCCTTTACGACTCCGGTTCTATACTCCACTAATACCCGATATTATTAACCCTTGGGCCAGGTAAACACTAGTGGAAATCGTCCACGGAAACCTCCCTGAGATTGTTCATGAAGCAATCTGTCTGGCTCTTGGGAACGATTACTGATTGTATGAATCGTGGTCGGGACGCGATCCCCCATAGATTGGTACTTCTATCCAACGTATAGCCCCGTTGGCAACCCTACGCTGCATTACAGCCGCAGTGTTTATCGAAATAGGCTATCCCAACCTAGTCCAAGGCATGGACCCACGAGTTTTGTATTGTAAAGCAGATTGGGTTATGCCATACTCGGCCTTGCATTTAACCGTGGCTTCTTTGATATCATTCTGCCAGCGGCCCTCATCTGCTTATGTGCTAAGTATACATCTATTATCGTCACTTGTCAAGAGGCTTCTGTAGGAATTCCAAAAATTTTTTAGAATTGATGTAACCCTATGATACACAAGCACTTACATCAAATTCGGCCGCCCCGCCTTACCCTAAGTACTTTAAGGATAAGGACTTACGATCAATAATCTTCGGCCTCAATATGCTCGTCGGCGTAGTAGTTAGAGTTGGTCAACACTTCCGGCCTATACTTACTCAACTTTTTATCCACACACTCCAAACAAACCCTAGCGATAGCAATATTACGAGCATCAAATTCCCACCAGCTAGCCTGTCCAGATCCACAATTACAAAGTTTCATAATTTTCTCCTTACTCCAAGTATACCTTATCTATCCTCTATTGTCAAGGACCCCATGTTCTGGCTGACTATACCCACACAGCCCAAATCCGTAGGATTAGGCAGGACAAACTTTAGAGATTCGCTCAATGAGCAAATTGTTTCCATAAAGTTTCTCAGCCTGACGCAAAGCATGGTAGGTGCTGTATGCTTGAACATACCCAACAATCTTGCTACCCTTCATTACCATGTAGGTATCGGTACTCATTCATCCTCCTCTTGTGTTCCTGCGAACATCGTTTCCCACTCCTGAGCATCAATTCCCGTTTTGAGAATCTCACGATCATCAGCATTGAGATACGGAAAAACAACTTGAATCAACTCTCCGTTGACCCAACGCTGGGCATCGTCAAGTCGAGTAGTGATGGAAAACTCACGACCTCCAGTGGACAGCCCACTGAACTCAATCATATCCACACCGTCCACAGTCGTGATCGTTCGCGTTGTCCGATTTGTCAAAGCATATGGCGTAAACAGCATCTTTTTCTCCTTTAGGTTCCTCGTATTGTACACTACTATTATCGGCCTGTCAAGAGGAAAAACTTGAGCAAAAAAAGATTGTCGTAAAGTGTTGGTACATAAAGACTTACGACGCGTCGGGCGGGCCGACCTCGCCCTAAGTCCTTTGGTGTCAAAGGGTTAGGGGTTGGTCAGTTAGTATGCAGAAGCTGCTGCTTTTTAGAGCAGGCTAGCAACCCCGCTCTTGAACAGAACCTTAGCAAGCAAAGGCTTTCGGCAGTTACTCACACGCTCTGCATAAAAGTTGCGAACTTTCCCGTCCGCAGTTCTACACGTTACCAGATTAGCGGTACGAATGAACTCAGGATCACTAGCACGATAACGACTCTTACGATTGAGTCTCGCAATCTGGTCAGCGGTCAACGTCTGCTTACCGATCACCTTAGCAAGAAAACGCTCATGCGTTCCATGCAGTGGCTGCTGGTAAACAAAATTGAAAACCTGACCCTCTTGGGCATTCGCCAAGTTGGCCTTACTTCCACCGTAAACGGAATAGAAGACAAAAGCCGAAATGGCACAAACAACAGCAAAACCAATACCAGTCAACGTCACAATATCACTCATAAGAAACCCTTTCAAATTGAAAAACCAATCTACATCCATGCCACAAGTCTACACTAATTATCGACATTTGTCAAGAGGGAACTTTAGAAAAATTTTCTTCCCAGTATTCTACCATTTCAGCCATGTTGATACCGCTATCATTCCATGCTACCATATCTGCGGTTTCCAGACAGCCATCTTCCCGCATACCCTGTACGAATTCAGCATAATCAGAACAACCCTTAGCAAAGTTATTCAAGCCCTCATCATTGCTAATCCACAAACAAACATTCCACGTTTGATAGTTTGCGTAACCGTTATAGCTTCCGTCGGGACTCATGTCTTCACCCTTGCCTTTCTTCTATATCGTATTCTACTATCTATTATCGTCTATTGCAAGGGGTAAACTTGAATCTTAAGAGATTGTAAGGATCGACGTAAAGTATTGTGGAATAAGGACTTACAGCTCGGCCGGCGGCTCGCCCTTGCTCTAAGTTGTTTAGAGTCAAGGACTTATGTCAAACTTTACAAACTTGACGCTTTTTTGATCGGTCTAATTTTTTGAAGTCTGTACCCGGCAGTTTATTTAGGTCTGTTGTTGTAATATGAATTGAACAAACATCTTCATACTTATTACTAACAAACTCCATAGCAGTAGCTTTACTCATCCATTTTGTAACTACGCCTGTTGGTGTTACATAACTAAGAACAAGGATATCAAATTTCTCTAATTGAATATGCTTGAATTTGAAAGAGTAAGAAATAATCTTTTTGCTATTAGCTCCCACCCTTGGACTTGCAAGAGATGATTTTACTTCAACCCGTGTTCTTTTATTAATTGTAATATCGTGTGAGTGACTTCCCCCATGGTAATTACCCATATGTTTCTTCAACAATTCATCTCTAACCATCTTTTCGATAGCATGACCACGAAATTGGCTGTTCATTTTAGACAGACGATAAGCTATCTCACTTTTTGAGATATAAAAGATATTAGGCTTATTCAATCCCTTAAGCTCTGGCATAACGCGATTCAAATGACGCATTGTGAACATAACCTTCCTCCTTTGGTTGTGTCATTCTACAGGAGTATCGGTTGTTGTCAATAGATTTAGTGACAAATTTTTCTTTTGTCATAAGTCTATATGAGATAAGAACTTACGTCAAATCCGGCCCGCCCCGTCGGCCCTAAGTGCTTGAACACAAAGGGTTTACGACGAGAGATTATTTTTTTACTCAAAATCAACAAAGATGATTTGAGCATAACCGCGAGGCTTGACGGTATATCCGTCACCGTAATCGCATGTATCGGCCTTGACCGCAGTCATACCAGCCAGAGCCTTAGCCTTACGAACAACGCTACGCTGGCTAGCATTTTTCTTGGGAATAAACTCATAACGATTCACCCAACCATAGTTAGCTTCGCCACCAAACGTATCCGTATGAGTCACAACGCACTTCATTTTGCCAATTCCTTTGCTTTCATGGTTTCAAAATACAACTGTTCCAACAGCTTAACTTTACTTACTGCACGACCAGCTTCACGATTCATGAGTATAACAGCTTTCTGATGTGCTGTCAATGGTTTCTTTTTCATCTTATTAATCCTCGTATGGGCCATCTTCATTGTAGTCTACAAATCCCACAGCCTCATCGGCATGGAAATCCTCTTGGTAATCCTCTTGATAATCTAAATCTTCCCCATAGAAACCGTAGTCCTCATCGGTTCCCCATCCAGCGGAAGCCAACGCAGACTCAGCATCACCATCCATACTATCATCAAACGAATCATCATCAACCTCATGGTCAGAATAGTCAGAAGCCATGCACTCACCGTAGAAATCTTCAACATCGTCGTATTCGTAGCTCATGGTCAATCCTTCACAATGGTAGTAATGTAGAGCAGGCCAACATAGGACGCAACGAAAGCAATCGCACTAAGCATCAATATACTCCTCTGGAACGAAATCGTCAACAGCACCCACCACTTCTGCCCAATCCCAAAAATTCACTTCCACACTAGGATCGTCGATAGGCTCGACCATCGGCTCAACAATCCCCTTTTCGGCCATGTCGTTCAGAATGTCATTGATCTCGTCGAAGTTCAGCATGATTCTGTTTCCTATGGGTTTCCTTGTGATGCTTCGATTATACACTTATCATCGATATATTGCAAGCCCCACATAAAATTTCTTTCCTTACATTTTCGTAAGGTTCGCCGGCTATCGTTTGGCACGGCATTTGCTGTTGGGAGTTTTCATAAAGTGTTGCAGGATAAGCGCTTATGGCTCGCTGGGCCGGCCGAACTCGACGTAAGTCCTTATGAGTTAAGGAGATACGTCAAGCCACACCCAAGAACAAAAGCTGTACCTAATAGAATATAATCACTAATTTTCATCATTTTCCTCCATATGCATGATATGTGACATAGTAGCAGAGAGTAAGATACCGACAATATAACCAAAAGCAACGCTAATAAAATCAAATTGATACATCCCTGTATCTCCAGTGTTATTGGGTCAATCCCCATATCCCACCCAAAACTCATCACCATTTTCATCTTTCATAAGAGTAAAGCCCCTAGACTTCATCCTCTCATATTCACCAAATCTCTGCCAGACTTCACAGATAGTTTCCATACCACTGAGCATCATCCCCATAACCCACACAAACGGATATTGAATCATTCTCATAACTTTCTCCTATTCTGCACCATTCTACACTATTATAATCGGCTTGTCAAGGGCCCCGACTTTAGGCTGACTATACCCACCCAGCCCGAATCCGTAGGATTAGCTCGGACAGTTATCTGTCCTTATTTGACAGACTCCATGTGTTCAAACGTGATGCACTTGTCCAGATAGATTGACCGATACCCCTGTTCGGCCTTGACCGTCAGGAGAACACGATCCCCAAACCCTCGCACGTTGACAACTTCACCATTGACGATTTCACCATTGTCATATTCCGCAAAAACAAAGTCACCGATTTTCATTGTTCTACCCTTTTCCTTTTCTCTTACTTGTTATATCGACATTATACCAAAGGATATTTAGCTTGCAAGCGAAAAGTTTCCTTACAATTCCGTAAGGTTCGCGGAGAAAGTTTGGCACACCATTTGCTATAGAGACTCGACGTAAAGTGTTGGCACATAAGCACTTAGAGCAAATTCGGCCCGCAAAATTCGTCGTAAGTGCTTTAGCAGCAAGGGTTTACGACAAGTTTTTGAGTCTGCGCCTGTACACCCGTTTACCATCCACCCAAATGGGTAGGTATAGCCTAGGGTACAACTGAACATATGTATTCTTTACTAGACGCTCAGTCTCTAGTGTAACATCGTACACTAGTGTACAGTTGTTCATTCTGTATCCTTGAAGTTGAACGGACTGATTTCCAAATGCTCAACAACACCATATTGCTTTGCGAGTTCTTCAACACGTTCACGCGAACCCGGCTTACCAACTGGAACGATCATAGTATCCTCACCACCAGAGTACCGCGGATCGACCTTTTCCTTTTTAGATTTGCCAAGATTCTTCAAGGCTGTCCGATTGAACTTCAGAACCTTTTCCACTTGGATCATCTCACCGTCAATGTCTTTCACTTCAGTCGGAATCGCCATACCAAGAAAGCACAGACGGGCTTGACGCTTGGCAGCTTGAATGATCGGGAACTTGGTAGCCATGTTTCTTATCCTCTAGGGTTATCGTTCTCTTGTGAGTGTATTATACCAAACTGATTTTCAATGTCCAGCAAAATCTTTCCTTACATTTTCGTAAGGTTTCTCGTCTCTCACACAGGAGTCGGATTCGACCGGTAGTATTTTGCCCACAGATCATCGATCACGAACTGGACAACGCGATCATGTGAACCACGGCAGACATAGTAGCCCATGTGGATATCGAACAGAGCAAACGATCCATCCTCTTTCGGATGAAACGTAAACCCACACTTGTAGGCGTAGGCGTTGATCTTACCCTTGACAGTCGAACTTTTCGGAGGCTTTCTCATTTTCATTCCTTCTTTCTTCTCTTGTTCTTATATCGACATTATACCATATCCTCTTTAGGTTACAAGCAAAATCTTTCCTTACAAAGCTGTAAGGTTCGCCCGCCATATTGGCACAGCATTTGCTATGTGCAATTATCATGCCAAACTTTTTTGGCACAGCATTTGCGTTGCCACTTGACGTAAAGTGTTGGTACATAAGCACTTATGGCAAATTCGGCCCCGAAAATTCGTCGTAAGTCCTTTGGTGTCAAGGGTTTACGTCGAATCTTTTGTACACTACTATACTACTGTATAGTCATCCCCTCAATATAGGGGAATACCTTACCATTTGTGTGTACGTTCCACTCTCCCTTAGTTTGTCGAACATATCCCGGTATATACTTATTCATTCGATCCTTAGTCGTTGGACTATACCATCCCCCATTTCGCAGGGTATAGGTATTATCCTCATGGATTGTCACGACATAGGTACTGTGTAGCATGATCCCTACGCTACCATTCGGCAGAATTTCAGCATAGGTGTTGTTGCCTACCTTGCGGGATTGCCGGCCTGTCTTACCATGTACCATCTTTACTGCTTCGGCGTGTGTCATTTTGTTCACCAGCTTTCGCTGATCATCCCTAGTAATTGTTGAAGAAACTGTAAAATCTCTTTAATGTTATAAGTAGCATAATCTACATAACCATCGGGCAGATACCTAGACATAATTCCCTCAGTCGTTGTCGTGAAGAATGGAATGGATAGCGTCGGCAACTTGACCCGCAGTGTAACTAATAAAACCACAGAAGCATAGAAGGCCGGCCAATACGATATAATCTACAAATGTCAACATATTTTTTCTTTTCTATTGTTTTCCTATTATACTCTATCGTTTGCCGGCCTGTCAATCCTTACAATATTGCAAGGCATCCTGCATATTAGCTAATTCGGCTTTGAGTTGTTCTAAGCTATACATTTCACGACCGGGCCAATAATCCCCGATCATGTCTTTCAGATTGAAGATATAGATTTCAACTTCTTTTTTTGTCATATTCTGTATAGCGTAACTTTTTTTCATTTCTTTTCTCTTTTCTTTTCTCTATTATACTCTATCGGCTATTCTGTTATCAACCCTTAGAGATCCCAAATATTTTTTGAAGTATAGGGGAGCAAATCATCAATCGGGAAGCCCGTAGCTTCTGCAACAATCTTTCGGGCTGTAATCCAGTCAGCCGCTTTTGCTTGACCGATAAACTTGTGATCGCCATAGCTGAAGAAGTAAAACGTTTTCATTTTCTTTTTTCCTTTTCTCTTGTTTCTCTATTATACAGTATCGGTTATTGTCTTGTCAACTCTTGAACCTTGCAATGTCGTAAGGTTCAGGCAAAATCCTCTTCACCAAAGAAATCATCGAGCCATTGATCGTCAGTCTCGATATGATCCTCAGCATCCCCCATAATGGGGTCCCAACCTTCGCCATCGTCAAGGCCGGGAATGTAGTCGGCTTCCATGCTATCGTCTGCAATGATCGTGCAATGCTCACCACACTGCGAGCAAATCTCATGATCCACATTGCTTTCAGCATTGCAGCAATCGGAAACGTATAAGGTATTCTTTTCCATTTTCATTTTCTCTTTTCTTTCTTGTTCTCTTTTCTCTTATATCGACATTATACAGTAGATTCTGAAACATTCAAGCAAAATCCAAAAAGATTTATGTCAAGAGATTTTGACAAAACTTTTCATCATTTTCTATACGATTGGCATACCATTTGCCCTATGCAATTATCGTGCCAAACTTTTTTGGCATGAAATTTGCTGTGTGTTAAGATAGGTAAGATTGGGCCAAAAACGTGTCGTAAGTCATTGCAGCATAAGCACTTACGACGAGCCGGCCGCCGCGAATTTGACGTAAGTCCTTTATCCATAAGGGTTTGCGTCAAGCCGGCCAGTATACAAGCGTATACCCTACAGGATAGCGTATAGCTCACCTAGTAGAGTACATGCCCTATATGCTAGAACAGTTAGCAGTATACAGGCGATCAGGTCTACAATTATCATACACACGCCTCTTCTTTAGCTTGGAGAGATTCAACAAGAGCCCAACATTCATTGAACGTGATATGTCGGGCGATTACCACCCCACCATACCACACTTCATATCGATCCCCTGTACGATTGGAAGTATTCCAGTAGATCATTTTCTTTTGCATGGCTTGTATCCTCTTTTCCGTATTGTATACGTTGTCCGTTTAGGTGTCAAGCGGTAGCCAAATAATTGCAAGAAACACACTTGTCGAGATACATTGAACGATATCCAACATTCTCGATTTTCAACGTGAACAACAGGCGATATCCTTCCATATACTTGACGCTCACGATTTCCCCAACAAACTTTTCACCCGTAGCATATTCGACCGAGACGTTGTATCCGATTTCCATTTTCATTTCCTTTTCTTTATCGTTCGTTTCTTGTTTCTGTATTATACATATCGTCTTTTGAGTGTCAACAGCTTGAACCTTACAATATCGTAAGGTTCGCCGGCCTTACGGAAGATAGGCTTCATCTACAACATAACCCATTTCGTCAATTTCAATCCATCCACCATCGTCAAGAAATCCGATTTCTCCGTCAATGCAGATTTGGTTGTATCCACTCTCACGAACCTTTTCTAGCAGATCGCCAGCAAATGCAACCTGATTCACCAGAGTATCCATTGAACCTCTGTTGAGCAGTTCAGTCAGTTCAGCCACAGTATTCAGTACGATCATGTTTTTCATTTTCTTATCCTTTTCTTTTTTCTCTTGTGCTTTCATTATACAGTATTTATCGACCATTTCAATAGAAAAAATAAAAAATTCCAAAATATAATTTCATGCCAAATAATTTTTTTCTTTTTGGCATACCACTTGCGTTAAAACTTGACGTAAACCATTGGCACATAAGCACTTAGGACGAATTTTCGGGATAGAGATCTTCATAAGTCCTTTGTTTATATACCTTTACAGAAGAAGGGGGTTTTTTCATTCTCCCCAGATAAGAGCGAAAACTCTTGAAAAAGGCCGGGTGGTCCAAAAATAGTAGGCACCACCATATATAATTGGCCAGTTTATTAGCCAGTATTCCCCACCTTTAATAAAAAAGCCCCTGGCATTCATTTCTACCAGAGGCTTTCTTAATCAAGCTTACCAGAAACTTTCTAATAAGAGTACAACCGGTTCATTGGACCATAGTTCCAATGTTTCCAACAAGGACTCCTTCTTTCAACCACTACTGGTTGATTATAGTAATAAACTGGTGCCACCACATTCTGCATCACCGTTACCGGACGATAAACTACCACTGGAGCTGGTTGAACTACCACTGGCTGAAGAACTGTCACAGGATACTGAACTACTGTATAGCCATATCCATACTGATAAGGCCCCCAACCATAATCCTGAGAATATCCAGTTGTCCCTAAAACTCCCACCATTAACATTGCCCACAATAAACTTCTCATAATCTTCTCCTTTAAGTTAAGTATAAAAAAAGAGGCCCAGCAATCTGCCGAGCCCCCATTTTATCACTTTTGATGATGAATTCAACCAGTGACAGTAGTATCGGACGATTCTGATGTTGTCACCACACGATTTTTACTAGGACGACCCCTTGGTTTCTTTAGTGCCAGCTTTCGTCTTTGTCTACGAACCATTGCTGTTGTAATATTTTGACCAGTCATTTGACTCAATTTGACCCCCAAAACTTCATCACATAACAATGTATGATTATTCTGAATAAACTCTGTTTCACTAGATGACCACTTTTTATATGTTGCCATTTTTTACTTTCCTGAATAAAGTTGACTAAAAGTGTAAGAACTCTATTATAGTAGTAGTTGACAAGTTTAGCGCAAGGAGAGAATATGACTAATCCTGAATTTAATATTGTCGATTCCATATTGACCGTTAAAGCATCCGGAACAGACCTCAATATCGACCAAGATCTATCACTTCCTCAAGGAAAGAGTATAGCTCAGTTATTATATGACCAAGAAAATTACCCAGTCAAAGAAGACCCCCAAGAATAAAACTCTTCCTGATCAATTGCCCCACGGTGTTACTGAAAAAGAGTTCCTATCAGTATTAGATAATATAAGCAAAAGATTAGGCCACAAATTTAAATTTGGCTATCATAGTTTCGATGATATGAAGCAACAAGCTGCTATATTTGCTTTGGAAGGTCTACAAAAATATGATAATAAAAGACCTCTTGAAAACTTTTTATGGACCCACGTTAGAAATCGCCTCTTCAACTATAAAAGAGATAACTATCAAAGGCCCGATAAACCCTGTTTAACTTGCCCCCTATATGATGCTCATTGTAAAAAATCCACTAGTGGTTGTTTAGAATATGACAATAAGACCGACTGTGAATTATATCAAACATGGGATGCCAGAAATTCATCCAAAAAGAACATTATGAAACCCATAGGAATGGATGATGTTCAAGATACTTCCCACAACCACCACAAAACCACCGATGTTCCCAATACTGTTTTTAACAAACAAATAATTGACCTATTAGACCAACACATTCCTGCACAATATCGTGAGACCTATCTTAGACTCAAATATGGAGAAAAGATATACAAAAGCGATATGACCAAATTACTTTCAGTTATCACAGATCTTTTAAGAGAACATGGCTATGAATACTAAAGGCCCCAAGAAGCGTGGACAACTAGGACTTGATGAAGAGAAATATATAAGAGACAATATTTTCTCATTATCTATTGAGACTATTGCTGAAAATTTAAATCGGTCAACCGCTCCAGTACAAAGATATATTGATGAGGCCCGACTAACTCAAGATCCTGAAGAGGCCACCGATGACCGCGTTCTACGTCAGAAACTTCATGGCAAAAACTTCTGGATAGAAATTAAAAGGCAGTTTGATGAAGACAGCGGAGAACTAGAATACTTTGAAAGTTTATGGATTAATTTAATTAGACAGTTTAGAGAAGACGTTTTGCCCGCCGAAGAACTTCAAATCAAACAATTCATCACTATCGACATTCTTATTAATAGAAGTATGAAAGAACGCAAACGTCACATTAGTGAAACTGAAAAACTCCAAAAGCAAGTTGATAAAGAATATGACAAATCGGAAACCGAAAGAGATATTCCCAAGCTTGTTAACATGGAAACCCAATTAAGTTTCGCCCGTAATAGCATTGCCAATTACACCAACGAATATACCAAGCTGCTCAACGAACAACAAAAGATCAGCAAGGATCTTAAAGCGACCAGAGAGCAAAGAATCAAAAGAATCGAAGACGGAAAAAGTTCTTGGGTGGGTTTGATAAGAATGTTAGAAGATGAAGAAATTAGAGAGCGTGAGGGGCGTGAGATGGAAATTATTAGCATGGCAACTGATAAGGTAATGCTCACACTAGAAGGTTATCATCAATATGCCGATGGGGGAATTGACAGTCCATTTTTAACAGCAGAAAGCGTTTTAGAAAAAGAGGATAAAGAATGAAAACAGCATTAGTAACGGGAATTACTGGACAAGACGGATCTTATTTAGCAGAACTCTTATTAGAGAAAAACTATAGGGTGGTGGGACTTCATCGAAGATCTAGTACTAATAATTTTGAAAGAATACGTTCCATAGTGGGAAATGTTAATTTTTTACTAGAAGAATTTGATCTAACAGATCCTTCGGGAATTAACAGAATCGTAGATCAATATCAGCCACAAGAGTTTTATAATCTGGGCGCTCAGAGTCATGTGGGAACTAGCTTTAAACAAGCTACCACAACCTTTGAAATTAATACGGTGGGAGTAGTTAATATATTAGAGAGTATTCGTAACTTATCTCCTAATACAAAATTTTATCAGGCTAGTACTAGCGAAATGTTTGGGCGAAATTATAGTGAGGGGCCAGATGGTAGCAAATATCAAAATGAAAATACATTAATGCTTCCTCAAAGTCCTTATGGTGTTGCCAAGCTGGCTAGTTATCACATGGTGGAAATATATCGGTCTTCCTATGGATTATTTGGCTGTTCTGGCATTTTATTTAATCATGAGAGCCCCAGACGAGGAGAGAATTTTTTAACTCGTAAGGTGACTAAGTATATAGGACAACTAGTAAAAGGATTAACTAAGGAAAAATTGAAACTGGGTAATTTAGATGCTCAAAGAGACTGGGGACATGCTAAAGATTATGTAAGAGCAATGTATCTTATGTTGCAGCAAGACTCTCCAGAGGATTTTGTAATTGCCACAGGAAGAACTCGATCTGTACATGAATTTGTGGAAACAGCCTTTAAACTAATAAATGCTAATTATCAAGATCATGTTGAAATTGATAGCGACTTATTCCGACCAGCCGAAGTAGAATTTCTTAAGGGGGATGCTACTAAAGCAGAAACCAAACTAAATTGGAAGCCAGAGATTTCCTTTGAAGATTTAATTATGGATATGATTAATAACGATATTATGATGAAATAAATAATGTTTAGAAACTATAAAGACCCCAAATATAAACAGTGGAGATTATCAGTATATAAAAGAGATAAGAACCATTGTCGGTGGCCAGGGTGTAATTTAAAAAGAAAACTTAATGCTCATCACATAATGACTTGGGCCAAATTTCCTGGTTTAAGGTTTGAGGTTAGTAATGGAATAACATTGTGTAAATATCATCATGACCTTATTAAAGGTATGGAAGATATCTATGCTCCTACATTTTTAAAGATTCTTGCCAATGACAGACTACAATAATTTTGAAATCATCATAGACACCAGAGAACAACAACCCTGGGTCTTTGATCATCATTCAGTATCCTCAGAAAAGCTTGATACAGGAGACTATTCTGTAAGGGGGCTTGAAGAGATATTGTGCATTGAGAGGAAAAAGAGTGTTAGCGAAATAGCCAACAATATCACAGAAAAAAGATTCAAAGATGTTGTTGACCGCATGAAACAATATAAATATTCATTTTTGTTATTTGAATTTGACCTAGAAGATATTCTTATCTATCCAGTAGGTTCAACTGTTCCAAAGAAAATGTGGGATAAAATTAAAATCTCTCCCAACTTTATAATAAAGCACCTAGTAGAACTACAAGTGTTTTTTAATATAAAGGTTCTTTTTTGCGGCTGTCCATCCAATGCCGAAAGAATGGCTTTATCCATCATGAAAAAGGTATACGAAATTGAAGGACCACCAAAACCAAAAGAAAATATTTGAAGATGCTTGGTTGAATCTTGGAGATGTCTCCGAGCTTATTCTTCCAAATAATCCAATGATACACAGAATCAAGAAGGATATAGAAAATCCTGACTTGCATCTTCTTAGACTTTTAAGAAATCCCAAATACTTAGGATCAACATGTAAACTTCTCTTTAATATAGAACTCCATCCTATTCAAATTGCTATTCTTCAAGAATTTTGGAATCGACCTTTCCCTATGTATATAGCTTCTCGTGGTTGGGGTAAGTCATTCCTTCTTGCTTTGTATTCGGTTTTACGATGTATGTTTTATCCTGGAACCAAGATTGTTATTGTGGGTGCTGCATTTAGACAGAGTAAAATTATCTTTGAATACATGGAAACAATATGGAGAGGTAGTCCGATTCTAAGAAGTATTTTCAATGGTAATGATGATGGCCCAAGAAGAGACGTTGATCGATGTACTATTCGTTTGGGTGACAGCTGGACTATCGCGGTACCAATGGGTGACGGTAGTAAGATTAGAGGTTTAAGAGCACATATCATTATTGCAGACGAATTTGCATCTATTAGTCCTGATATTTACGAAACAGTTGTATCAGGTTTCGCCGCCGTATCTGCTAGTCCTATTCAGAATGTTAAAGAACATGCGAAAAAAGCAGCAATGAGTGAGGCTGGATTATGGAACGAAGAATTAGAAGCACTAGATACAAAGATGGGTAATCAAGCTATAATATCCGGTACTGCTGATTATTCATTTAAACATTTTGCTAGCTATTGGAGAAGATACAAAGCTATTATTGAAAGCAAAGGAGATATTAGGAAGCTTGAAGATCTTTTTAAAGGAGAAGTTCCTAGTAATTTCAACTGGAAAGATTATTCAATCATTCGTATTCCATACGAATTAATTCCTAAAGGTTTCATGGATGATAAACAAGTTAGTAGAGCTAAAGCTACTATTCATACTGGTATCTATAACATGGAATATGCTGCATGTTTTACAGCAGATAGTGATGGATTTTTCAAACGTAGTTTAATTGAAAATTGTGTTGTTAATGATTCTAGTCCAATTGTTATTAATAATAAACCTATTATATTTGATCCTATTGTTACAGGAAATACATCTCTTCAATATGTTTATGGCATCGATCCAGCATCCGAACAAGATAATTTTAGTATTGTAGTATTAGAAATTTATCCTGATCATAGTAGAATTGTATATGTATGGACTACTAATAGAAGTAATTTTAAAGAAAGACAAAAAACAGGATTAGTAAAAGAATATGATTTTTATGGATTCTGTGCTAGAAAGATTCGTAATCTCATGAAAACCTTCCCTTGTTCTAGAATCGGTATGGATGCACAAGGTGGTGGTGTGGCAATTGAAGAAGCTTTACATGACCCTAGTAAACTAGAAGACGGAGAACATCTTATCTGGCCAGTTATAGATTACAATAAAGCTAGAGACACAGATGACCAAGCTGGTTTACATATGCTAGAACTAGTTCAGTTTGCCAAGGCTGATTGGACAGCTCAAGCTAATCATGGATTAAGAAAAGATTTAGAAGACAAAGTATTATTGTTTCCTAGATTTGATTCTTTAACATTAGGTTTAGCTTTAGATAAAGAAGGAAAAGATATTTTAGGTTCTGATCTAAATCCGATCTATGATAGTCTTAGTGAATGTATATTAGAAATTGAAGACCTAAAGAGTGAATTGACAACTATTGTAATGACACAAACTAGCACAGGTTCTGGTGGACGAGATCGATGGGATACTCCAGAAGTCAAATTGCCTAATGGTAAAAGAGGTCGATTAAGAAAAGACCGATATAGTGCTTTAGTTATTGCTAATATGCTTGCTAGACAAATGAACAGAGCTTTACAGGCTGTTAAGTATGAAGTTATAGGCGGAAATGCCAAAGATGTTGTAGGTCAAAAAGGCAGTATGTACAAGGGACCAGACTGGTTTACATCCTCAGCAAATGATGACGATATTTATACAGGTATTTATAGATAACAGTGTATAAAAACATTAATTGAATTGCAATTACATTACAATAGTATTAAAAAAATATGGCTAAAAAATATCCAAAAAGTGACGTTATCAATGATGCTCAAGTTACCGGCGAGCAGGCTTATGTTGCATGGGGAGACGATTTAGCCAGTAAACAAGAAGCCCTAAAACAATCTTCCGAATCAATGTCAGAATATACTCTAGTTCAAAAAGCTAGTAGTATGAGACGGTATGGATTAGATTATTCAAATTTAGATAAGAATACTTCTGGTCGACCAGGATTAACAAGATCTGATTACGACTACTTCCGTCCAGACGAAGCAGTTCCTCGTGAAATCAAGATGATTATCAGACGAGCAGAAGATATTTATCAAAGAGTTGGTTTAGTAAAAAATGTTATTGATCTCATGGGTGATTTTGCTAGTCAAGGCATCAGACTAGTTCATAAAAATAAAAGAATAGAAAGATTCTATAGACAATGGTTTAAAAAGATTAGAGGAAAAGATCGTAGCGAAAGATTTTTAAACAATTTGTATAAGAGTGGTAATGTTGTTATCAATAGACAAACTGGTAAATTAAGTCTTAAAGTTGCAGATAAACTATATAACGCTATTGCTTCTCCAGATTTACAGGTACAAGATTTATCTGAAGTACAATTAGAGAAAAGAGAAATTCCTTGGGTCTATACTTTCATTGATCCTTTTTTAGTAGATATTGCAGCCGGAGCATTATCTTCATTTACTTCTAGTAAGGCTTATGAGCTACAACTACCACCAGAGCTAAGAAAATTAATTAACAACCCAAAAACAGATGCAGAGAAAAAAGTTGTTGCTGGCCTTCCTCCTCAAATTATAGCAGCAGCAAAAAGTAGACTACCTTATCCGCTAGATACTAATAAGACTCTTGTATACCATTATAAGAAAGATGATTGGCAGTCGTGGGCTTTTCCAATGGTATATGCCATTATGGATGATATCAACGTTATCGAAAAACTAAAGCTAGCAGATATGGCTGCTCTTGATGGTGCTATTTCTAATATTCGTATTTTTAAACTAGGCAGTTTAGAACACAAGATTGCTCCTACCAAAGCAGCAACAGCTAAACTGGCACAAATCCTAGGAAATAATGTTGGTGGTGGTACAATGGATCTTGTTTGGGGACCAGATATTGAACTATTAGAATCCAAAACAGCAGTACATCAATTCTTGGGCGAGGGCAAATATATTCCTCACATGAATAGCGTATATGCTGGTCTTGGTATTCCTCCAACTCTTACTGGAACCTTTGGAGCGGCTGGAACTACTAATAATTTTATTTCACTAAAGACACTAACACAAAGACTACAATACGGCAGAGATGTATTAATAGATTTCTGGGAACAAGAAATTGCTCTAGTACAAAAAGCTATGGGATTCAGATATCCAGCTAGAATAGAATTTGATAGAATGGATCTTAGTAATGAAGATAGTGAGAAATCTTTGTTAGTGCAACTAGCAGATAGAAACCTTGTTTCTGATGAACTTATTCAAACCAGATTTGGTCTTGATCCTGATATGGAAAAATCCAGACTCAATAAAGAATCTAGAGATAGAGATGGAAATAGAATGGTCAAAAAAGCTGGTCCTTGGTTTGATCCACAAGTAGAAAATGCTCTTAAGAAAATTGCATTACAAGGTGGTTCAGTAGCTCCTAGTCAAGTTGGACTTGAACTTGAGAAGAAAAAGAGTGGCGAAAAAACTGCACTCGAAATGAAACAACCCCCTGCGTCTGCACCCTCAACGAAGTTGGCAAATGATTCTCCTGAATCTTTGCCAGGATCGCCCGGCCAAGGTAGACCTAAAAATTCTAAAGACACTGAACAGAGGAAGACCAAAGTTTTCAAACCCCAGACCGGAGCTAAACTTTTATTATGGGCTTCTGAAGCACAAGACAAGATTAGTCAAATTATCAACCCCATACTGCTAGAGTTTTATAATAAGAAAAATTTGAGAAGTTTATCTAGCGAAGAGACCAGAGAAATAGATCTTATTAAAACCAAAATTCTATTTACTCTTGACCCCCTATCAGCTATAGCCTCAGATAAAATTATTGACATACTAGATAATCTTAGTCAGTTTGATAAAAATGAAACAATATTGGCCTATAGTGTATGGCTTAAAGAACTCAAAGCTGATTTAAACAAAGAATTATCTGTTGATGAACACAAACAGGCCAAAGCTTCGTTTTATTCTATGGTGTATTCTTCTATAGAAAAAGAGGTATAAATAATGCAAATATTTACAGCAGAACGTGAAGATGGCTTAGAGGCTAAAATATCCTCATCTGCATCAATTTCTTATGCTTCCATAGCAGAGCCATGTCACCCAAATAAGTCCCAAATCAGAAAATTTAAAAGTTTAGCATCTGTCCAAGATTCTGATCTATATTATGTTCAGTCTATACTAGTTACTTCTTCATGGAATAAGAATGACGATATTTTTGATAAAGATGAAATATGGATGGCCAGAAATACTCCAGAAGATAAACCAACAAACCTAGAACATGATGAGAATTTAATTATCGGCCATATTACTAGCAATTGGCCAATCACCGAAGATGGTATTCTTATTTCTGAAGATACTCCTATTGAGAATCTTCCAGAAAAGTATCATATTTTAACTGGATCAGTAATCTATAGAGCTTTTACTAGTCCAGAATTAAAAGAAAGATCTGATAAGCTTATTGCAGAAATAGAGTCTGGTGATATGTTTGTTAGTATGGAGTGTTTCTTTAAAGGTTTTGATTATGGTTTATTAGATAAGTCTACAGGAACATATAAAACTTTAGCTCGTAATGAGAATACTGCATATTTAACAAAATACTTAAGAGCTTATGGTGGATTAGGAGAACATGACAATTATAAAATAGGTAGAGTATTAAGGAATATTACATTTTCTGGTAAAGGATATGTTGAAAAACCAGCTAATCCAGAAAGTATTATTTTTAACAAAAACATAATTGATGACTTGTTTACTAAAAAAAGTAACGATTTATCAATAGCAGGTGTATCTAACAATCAGTTAACCTCTAAAGTGGAGAATAATATTATGAGTTCAGACAATAAAGTAGCAGAAACAACCGAAAAGGCCGAAACAGTTACCGAAGCTGTTGTCGCCACAGAATCTGCTCCAGAGGCCACAGTAGAAGCTTCAACAGAAAATACAACAATAGAACCTGAAACATCTAGTGCAACAGACGAGCTAATTGCTTCTCTCACAGCTGAAGTCGAAGCCCTCAAAGCTATGAACGAAGCTATGGCTAAGAAAATGAAAGCTGATGATTCTACAAAGAAAGAGAATGACGAAGATATGGATGCAGAAGCTAAAAAAATGAAAGAAGAAAAAGAAGCTAAGGATGAAGAAAATAAGAATCTTAAAGCAGCTTTAGAAGCAGCTAATGAAGTTATTGCTGGCTATAAGATGAAAGAAGAAGAGATGGCCAAGAAAGAAAAGAAGATGAAGAGAAAGGCCTCTCTACTTGATTGTGGTTTTGATGCTGAATCAGCAGAAGCTACAGTTGAAAAATTTGATAATCTTAATGACGATGCTTTTGAAGCCATGACTAGTTTATTTGCTGGCAAAATGCCACCATGGTTGGAAAAGATTAAAAAAGATGATAAAACTTCAAAAGACAAAAAAGAAGATGAAGATACTGATACCAAGGAAAAGAAGAAAGCTTCCGAAGATACAGTAGACGCATCTGCTCTTGACACAGTTGAAGTTGAAGAGGCTGTAAATCTCAGTGTTAGTAGTGAAACATCATCAGTTGACACCACTCGTGCTGAATTAATTGAATTTGTTTGTGCTAGACTAGGTAAAAAACTTAACAAGGGAGAATAACATGGCTCTTAAACCAGATCGTATCGAACTCTTAACAGATATTTCTTTTTTCTCTAACGCAGTTAGTGAAAGAGGCGGCGTAGTTTCTGCTGTAACAAGTGGTTCCGGCGTTGCTATGGATGACGCTAATGCTGTTGCTGCTTATGCTGCTGTAGCAAGTGGTGCCAAGCCTCTCGGTATCCTACTCAATGACGTTGTGAATCTTGATCTAACAAGACAGCACATCAACTGGCACAAAGATGAAGTACAATTGGGTGGCAAGGTCTCCCTACTTCGTCAGGGTCAAGTAACAACTAATATGTTAGTTGCTGCTATTACTCCTGCTGCTGGTGTCGATGCCTATGTTGGTGCTAGTGGCCTCATTGGCACATCAAGTACTAATAGTGTGAAAATTGGCACCTTCTTGGGGTCAAAAGATTCTGATGGTTATGTCAAATTATCAGTAAACATTGCTTAAGCTTTAACAAGGGAGAAAAAAATGTCAGTTAACACAAAAGCATTTAAACCAACACCCGAACTAACAGATCTTCTCGTTCGTTCAGGTTCACCAAATAGAGAAGTAGCCTTAGCTGCTAACTCTGAGTTTGCCAAAGCTCTAGAGCTACCACTAAGACAAGGTCTCTTGAGTGGTGATATTCTTGATGGTATTTTCGAGCCAATTCAACTTGCTCAAAGTGCCACTCCAGAATTTCCACTCGATTTCCTTGCTCCTGGCACGGAAAAAGACTTTGTGGCCTACACTGTTCCTAACCACGGTTATATTCCAGAGCGTCACGTTGAAGGCGATTACGTCATGGTTCCAACCTATGACATCGGCGCCTCAATTGACTACCTCCTAAAATATGCTCGTGATGCTCGCTGGGACGTTGTTGGTCGCGCAATGGAAGTACTAGAAGGTTCATTTGTTAAGAAGATGAATGATGATGGTTGGCACACATTGCTAGCTGCTGGTGTTGACCGCAACATTGTTGTTTATGACAGCGATGCCTCAAGTGGTCTTTTCACCAAGCGTCTAGTAAGTCTCATGAAGACAGTTATGCGTCGTAACGGCGGCGGTAACAGTGCTTCTAACAATCGTGGCTTGCTAACAGATCTTTATGTTTCACCAGAGTCAATGGAAGATATCCGTAGTTGGGGTATCGATCAAGTTGACGAAGTTACTCGTAGAGAAATCTATACAGCTGCTGACGGCACACTAAACCGTGTTTTCAGTATTAATCTTCATGATCTTGACGAACTAGGTGAAGGCCAAGAGTATCAACTATTCTATAGTAATGTACTCAGTGGTAGTTTACCAACTGGTAAGAATGAAATTATTGTTGGTCTTGATCTACGCAAGAGAGACAGTTTCATAATGCCAGTTCGTGAACAAGTCCAGGTCTTTGAAGACGATACACTACATCGTCAGAAGAGAGCTGGTTTCTATGGTTGGGCCGAACAGGGCTTCGCTGTTCTAGACAACCGCAGAGTTCTACTCGGCGCTCTATAATATCTAGTTACTAGATAAGATTAAAATTAGAAGGGTCCAGTAAATAAATTACTGGCCCTTCTTTTTTATATCTATAGTGTAGTTTAAGGTTAAGGTGTATCTATATAATAGATATTCCAGATTTAATTATACTTGGCCAACCATAAATCTTAAGGGCCTAAAACATGGCAGCAGGTAAATATGACTTTGCTATAGAACAAGGAACCTCTTTTAGAATATCTTTTATCTATAAAGACACAAATGGAAATCCTATAAATTTAACTGGATGGTGTGCTAGATTAATATGGAAAACTAATCTAAGTACAATACAAACATTTAATTCTCATAATACTGATTATAGTTTATACAAATTTACTATAGATGAACCAAATGGAAAACTAACTTTACTTATACCAGCTACAACAACTAATGGATTTAATTTTAATACGGCTAAATATGATGTAGAGCTACAATCTCCAGATGAACTATATGCTAATGGAGGAGGAAAGTATTTAACTCGTATTCTTTTTGGTACGATTACAGTTGTTAAACGATTTAGTCAATCATCTAACATATTGGATTGTCAAATATGAGTGATTTTATAGTTGAAATTACAGATACAGATACTAGTATTATTGAAATTGAAACTAGCTATACAGATAATGTAAATAATATTGATATTGAAAGATATGAAATTTATAATGTAGATATTATTAACACTGAAAAAATACTACCAAGCGACTTGCCAGATACATATTCTATGAATAAAATTATTGGTGATTTATCAGTATATAGAATCTCTGGACTTAACGATTATTTAAACCATTATACTTTTGATTGTGGTACCCCATAACTTTTAAATGAAGGTCTATAAACATGCCAGCACTAACTAGAATACAACTCAGAAGAGGCACTGCGGGAGTGGGGTCTTATCAATGGACCAGTCAAGTTCTATATGCTGGAGAAATTGGTTATGAAACTGATACAGGAAAATTTAAGGTGGGTGATGGATCAACAATATGGTCATCCTTACCCTATGCTGCTGTTCTTCCTTCAGAACTAAATGAGAGTATTGATGATAGAGTAGATGCTCTAGTGGTTGCTGGTACTGGTATTGTTAAGTCATATAATGACTCTGCTAATACTCTTACATTGTCAAGTCCTTTAAGTGCTGGTAGTGGTATTGTTTTAGGTTATAGTAGTGGTACTTATACTATTAGTGTTAGTAATCCTACTATTGATTCTACCTTGGTTACGGACTTTAGTGAAGCAGTTGACGATAGAGTGGCAGCTTTATTATTCGCGGGATCAAATATTCAATTAATATATAATGACTCTGGTAATTCTTTATCAGTTGCTGTTACTGGAGTTAGTTTGCCTGGACATACTCATACAGCATCTAATATTACGGATTTTAATACAGCAGTAAGAACCAACACACTAGATCAACTATCTGCTCCAACCTCTTCTGTTTCTTTAAATAGTCAAAAAATTACTAATCTTGCTACCCCAACAAGCGACACCGATGCTGCTACAAAAGCATATGTAGATGCTCTAAAGCAAGGATTGGACGTTAAACAAAGTGTTAGAGCAGCTACAACTGCTAATATTACTTTAAGTGGCACCCAAACCATAGATGGTGTTGCATTATCTGTTGGAGATAGAGTTTTGGTTAAAGATCAAACAATAGCTAGTTTTAATGGTATTTATGTCGTAGCAGCTAGTACATGGTCACGAGATACTGATGCAGATGCTAGCTCTAAAATTACCGCTGGTATGTTTACCTTTGTTGCTGAAGGAACAACCAACTCAGATTCTGGATGGGTACTAACAACTAATGATTCTATTGTTTTAGGAACAACATCTTTAACATTTTCTCAATTTAGTGGAGCTGGCCAAATTACTGCTGGTTCTGGTCTTACCAAAACTGGCAATACTATAGATATTGGTACAGCTAGTTCAAGCAGAATTGTAGTTAATGCAGACAGTATTGATCTTGCAACAGTTTCCCAAAGTAATTCTAGCGGTTCTGGTTCTTCTGTTATTCAAAGTGTTTCGGTGGATGCTTATGGACGAGTAACAGGAGTAGTTAGTGGATCAATAAGCGTTGTTGATGCCACATCATCTACTAAAGGTATTGCGACTTTTGATATTGGTGATTTTCTAGTTACTAGCGGCAATGTAACAATTAAAACTGCTGGTGTGGATAATGCTCAGTTAGCTAATAGCTCAGTTACTGTTGGGTCCACATCTATTTCTTTGGGTGCATCAGCTACAACTTTGGCTGGATTATCATCAGTAACTAGCACATCCTTTACCGGGGCTTTGACTGGTAATGCTAGTAGCGCAACAGCACTCCAGACTGCTCGTACTATCAACGGGACTAGTTTTGATGGGACAGCAAATATTACCATATCATCAATTGACGGTGGAACTCCCTGATTTTAATTAGGATTATTTAATGAGCAGAATTACTAATATACAGATTAGAAAAGGAACATCAACAGAATGGAGTTCTGCTAATCCAGTATTAGCTAGTGGCGAGCCAGGATATGATATTACAAATAAAAGTTTAAAGATAGGTGATGGATCTACGACTTGGTCAAGTTTAAGTAGTATTAATCTATTAACTTCAAATATTACTAATTTTGCTAGTGGCGTTAATGCTCTTATTGATAATGCTGTTAGCGCAAGTATTGTTGGTGGTAGCGGAGTCGATATCGTATATAGTAGTGGGACAAATACTCTTACTATTAGTAGTGCTTTAACAGCAGGAAGTGGTATCTTTCTTAGTCAGAATAGTGGTAATTATACTATTTCTTTAAATACTAGTGGTGTTGATAATTCTAAATTAGCTAATAGTTCTTTTACTATTGGTTTAACACCAGTTAGTCTTGGTGGAAGTATTACCTCGATATCAGGACTAAGCAGTGTTAGTAGCACATCGTTTGTCGGTGACCTGACTGGTACTGCTACAAATGCTAATAATATTGAAGTAGATCTTAGTACAAGTAATGTAAATAGTCTTGTATTTGTTAATGGCACAGATGGTAATCTTAAACCAAGTGTCAATAATAATCTCAAATTTAATGCATCAAGTAATGAGCTATTTGGTTCATTAAATACAACGCCAACAACAACATTAAAATACTTTACTATAGATGGTGGAACCCCATAATTAAGGTTGTTAATGAAAAACGGTAAATTTTTTATAGTTAATGGGCGACCCAAGACAAAGCCCCCGCAACCGATATCTCCTCCGCTATCAACCTTGTCGTCAATGACGGTAGGAGGCTGGGGAGATCCTCATATGTATATTACTACTAGTTCTTTAGATTCTAAAAATAGAGTAATTACTAAAACTATAGCACAATGGGGAGATAATAAACCAGGAACTGCAGGAAATAATGAACTTATCCTATTAGATTTACAAACTTCAACAAATACTATAAAAGTTCTTTATACAAATAAAGCCTATGGCACTGCTAAAGTTGTTAGTAGTGTTAGAGTGATTTATAACGGCACTTCTACAACATATAATGATACAATTAAATTTACTGCTGGGCCAGTGAATATAAAAATCTTAAAAATTGTATCTGGAAATAGTGCTTATCTTAATTTTGAAATTAGCTGGTCTGATATTAATAATGTAGTTAAACTTGGTGGTGCTATAGTTCCTATACTTAAAAGAGTAGCTAGTAGCAACGGAACTTTATGGAATGGTGGAGACGGAGCATTATGGGATGGTTTTGGAAAAGCATTAGCTCCTTATGGTTTAACTAGAAGTAGTTTTGAAACTGGTATTAGTATTCAAGCAGTATCAGAAGAATTAATATTATCAGAAAATGAGGCCAGTTTCTTAACAATTGCAACAGAAAACTTTACTCAAAACAGTAATATTTTTGATAATTTACAAAATCTCGGAGAAAATGGAGAAGGAGATAATGCTAATATTGGAGATTGGGATGCTACATACTCTGATATTTTGCCAGTACTTTCTAACCCTATTGGATTAGATGGAGCTATAGACATTGCTATTAGCGGTTCAACAACTACCACACCAGCGCCAGGACCTACGTGTTTGTATGCATATACTGGAAGAAATGGCAACGGTGCTCAAAATCACTGGGTATTAATTGGTGGTTCCAGTGCGGGTTGCCCAAGTGATAAGACCACGGCTTGTTTAACTTTAACTTTTAATCCATGTTTACCAGAACAGGCTGGATGCAATGAAAAATATGGAGAGACTACTGATATTTGCTCTATTGGTAGCGATGGTTCTGTTAGTAAAGCACCACCGCCAGTAATATCCTATTATTATACTAGCGATGGTTGTACTTCATGTAAAACTTACGGCACAACTTATTCAGAATGCCCAGAAGGATACACCCTTTATTCAACTCTCACAGATTGTAACTCTTCACATCCATAATTTAAAGGAAAAACACATGCAATTAAATAATACTATCACAATAACTCCTCCTCCTTTTACTAATAATATTGGACAAATAATAAATCCAACCCCACTAGTTTTAGACAGTTTAGATTTAGTGTTTACTGACAATGTAAAAAATAAAACGGTGTCTGTTAACGTGCTTGGTATCCCGGCCACAATTATGCTGTGGTCTGTAGACGAGTATGATTCGTTTGGCGATTGGACTCAATCTCAAGCTGAAACTAGGCTTGCTTATTTGTTGGGCGACGATCCAGGAGCAGCATTGCGAGCACTATTTCCAAAAACCCTAGAAGAAGATCCTAACGGAGCTGGTACAGTTTTAGCTAAAATGATTAAAAATTTAGGATTTACTATATCAGATAATTGCGCTTGTAAAAAACATGCTTTAGAAATGAATGAGAAAGGTAATGATTGGTGTGTTGAAAATATTAATACAATTGTTGCTTGGCTCAAAGAAGAAACTAAAAATAGAAATATTGTGTTCATAGATATGGTTGCTAGACTAATGGTTATGAGAGCTATCAAAAAATCTCGTAAGCTATTAGCAAATGAACCAGTTCCAGAAAATGATGAAGAGTTAGATAATATTTAATTAATATGTGGAATTTTAATTTAAATGACTAATATCAGAATAAGTTCAAAGTTTTACAAAAATAAAACAGCACAAATTACGTTTTATTCATCTAATGCTCCTAATATTGCAGTAAATTTGGGATCGAATACGATGCCGTATACTCGCACTGGTTCTGATGTTTATGGAAGATATGAAGTCTATTTTCCATTATATTATAAGACTTGTGTTATTTCTTTAAAAAATCCAGATACTATAGCTGGTAATAATACTGCTAATTGGAATCATTGTGCAAACTGGGGAGGGACTGAACTTGACGATCCAGTAATAGGAAATGTAACTACAGTTGGTAGTAACGGAGGACCAAGTGCATACGGAACATTCGATATGTGTGGAAATGCTAGAGAGTGGAATGATTTGATTGGAACAGAAAGCGCCAACAAAGGACAAAGAGGAGGAAGTTATGCTAGTGTTCTTTGCTTTTCTTCTTCAACTAATAGAGATGAAGTAATTACCACATATGAAAGTGAATCTGTTGGATTTAGAGTAGCAAGTCTTAATAATCCTTTTTCTTTTGGTAATTTTGTTGGAGTAGGAGAACCTAATAATTTTGCTGATACTGTCGCTTCATACGGTAATGTTGGGTATGTATACTATATTGGTAAGTATGAAATTACCAATAACGAATATGTAGAATTTTTAAATGCTATAGCTGGTTCGGATACTTTTGGTCTATACAATACCAATATGTCAGGATTAAGAGGAGGTATTATACGGAATGGAACCGACGGTAATTACACTTATACTGTTAAAGATAATTATGGATATAAACCAGTAAATTGGGTTAGTTGGCATGATTGTGCTAGATACTGTAACTGGTTACATAATAATAAACCTACTAGTAATAACATTGAAAACTATAGCACTACGGAAGATGGAGCATATACATTAAATGGAAAAATCGACGGTTCTGTAGCAAGAAATTCTGGCGCCAAATATAGTATTCCTACAGAAAATGAATGGTACAAGGCGGCATATTATAAAGGTGGGACAGGAAATACCAACGCCGGATACTGGAAGTATGCAACACAATCTGATACAGAACCCGGTTGTGTAACTTCTAATAGTGTTGGTAATGGACCAGTATCAACGACAACTACCACAACTCCACTTCCCACTACAACTACTACAACTACCACCACCACAACAGCTCCATCTTCAACCACTACCACTACTACACCAGCGCCGACAACAACGACTACTACTACTACTACTACTACTACTACTACCGCAGCCCCATCTGTATCCAAAATTACAATTAGCAGAAATAATGGAATTAGTACATTTACAGGAAATGGAGCTTCATCTTCAACTCCATTTACTCGTCCTGATTATCCTCTTCTTACAAATTCAAATTACTTAGATGAGTCAGATGGTTTATCTCATTATTCATGGAGAGCAACAGCTTCTGCCACTATTACTATAAAATTTGATTATAGTGATGATTCTGATTCAGGTAAGGGGGCTCTAATTTATAAGAATGGATCATCATTGTTTAATGATACTGGTCGTACCGGAATTGCATCAGCAAGCAATATCATTAAATCATTTTCTTTAAATAGTGGAGATGTTGTTACTTTCGGAGCAACTACTTCGGATACGGGAACTCACTTTTTTAGTAATGTAAGTATTTATGCCACATAATAAACTTCTTACCATAGGTATGGCAACATATGATGATTACGATGGGGTATATTTTAGTCTCCAAGCATTAAGAATGTATCAACCAGCCCTTCAATCCATTGATTATGAGTTAATAGTAATTGATAACAATCCAGATGGCCCTCACGGTCAAGCTGTAAAAGATCTTTTAACTGGATGGACTAAAGGTAGAGGCAAATATATTCCATATAAAGATCGAACCAGCACAGCGGTTAGAAACGAAATATTCTCTAATGCTAGTGGCAAATATACTATATCTATGGATTGTCATGTATTGATAGCTAGTGGGGGATTAGAGAAATTATTAGAATATTATAGTCAAAATGAAAATTGTAAAGATATAATTCAGGGGCCATTAATAAATGATGATTTAGAAAGCTATTCCACAGAGTTTGCTCCAGAGTGGCGCGGAGATATGTATGGAACTTGGCATACTAATAGAGAAGGTTATGAGTCTGGTTTACCTTTTGAAATACAAATGATGGGACTGGGATTATTTTCTTGTGAGACTAAAAATTGGCCAGGATTTAATCCTCACTTTAAAGGCTTTGGTGCAGAAGAAGGCTATATTCATGAAAAGTTTAGACGCAATGGTGGAAAAGCAATATGTATTCCTCAACTCAAGTGGCTTCATAGATTCAATCGTCCCAATGGAGTTAAATATCCTCTAGTTTTAGAAGATAGAATCTGGAACTATTTTGTGGGGTGGTTAGAGATTAGTCAAGATCCTGATCATTATATGGTGGTTGATGCCTATAATTATTTTAAGACTAGAATACCAGAAGAGAGTTTAGATAATATATTGAATAGAGCTAAAAAAAGAATTCTTGGTAAAAATAGCCAATTATAAGACCATTACTTATCTTGCCAACGGGTGTATTAATAATTAAGATAACCTATATACCTCTATAATAGGACTATATTTCAAGATGGCTGTAAATAATCTAATAATTTTGAGGAAAGGCACAGCCTCCCAGTGGAATTCGGCTAATCCAGTATTGGCTAGCGGAGAACCTGGATATGATTTAACTAATCAAATTCTCAAAGTAGGAGATGGAGTTACTGCTTGGAATAGTCTATCTAACCACAGCCACTCTGCTTCAAACATTAGTGATTTTAATAGTTCTGTTAGTGGACTTTTTCCAGTAAAGAGTATTATTGCTGGGAGTAATATTACTATAAGTTCAACTAGTGGTACATATACCATTAACTCGACAGCTAGTGGTGGAGGTGGATCGGCCACATCAATATCAAATTATGGATCTAATAGAGTATTATTATCAGATAATACTTCTACAGGAATTAGTGCCCAAACTAATTTAACATTCAATGGATCGACACTGTCTGCTCCAAATGGATCATTTTCTACTGCTTTGACAGTTAATAGTGTGAATGTGAGTGTAAGTGGGCATAATCATATAATTGGAGATGTTACTGGGTTACAAAGTGCTTTAGACAGTAAACAAGCTACTGGTAGTTATGCGGCAAGTTCTCATACTCATACAGCTTCACAGGTTACAGATTTTAATAGTTCAGTAAGTGGGTTAATTAATGGTATTTATGCTCCATTAAGTAGTCCAACTTTTACCGGTGTCCCACTGACCCCTACTGCATCGAGTGGAACAAATACTAATCAAATAGCATCAACATCTTTTGTAAGAACAGAAATTAGCAATTTAGTAGCATCTGCTCCATCAACACTAGATACTTTAAATGAGTTAGCAACAGCTTTAGGAAATGATGCTAACTTTTCAACAACTATAGCCTCTGGACTTGGAACAAAAGCTGCTTTAAGTGGATCAACATTTACAGGGAACATTAGCGCACCAAGCGGTAGTTTTACTTCGTTATCGGTTAGTGGAATTCCTTTACTTAATCGCGGTTATTATTACGAAATCCATGTTAGCCAAGTAGATGGAAATGATACCACCGGTAATGGTGACTTATTAAATCCAGTTGCATCTATTACCAAAGCATTAACTTTAGTAGGATCTCAACGCAAAACAATTATTGTTCATCCCGGTACTTATACTGAAAATCCATCAATAACAGTTCAATATACAACTATAACTGGTCCGGGGCTTATTGGTGGTAATATAGTACTTTCTGGAACATTAAGCACAAATACTGGTTGTACAATTGCTGGAATAAAGATGACAAACCTGACCATAGCTACGCCAACTGGTGCAGGAAATGTAAATATTTTAAATTGTGAGATTTCTGGCACACTTACAAAAAGCAGTAACGCCGACTACACTGTTCTTCGTTTATGTGACTATGGCTCCGCAAGTATTACTGGTGCAGGTTTAGTTGCTATTTTTGGTGGTAATCCAAATTTTACAACAGTAAATAATGCTAGCGCAAATATAATTATTAAAAGCGCTGTTACTGTGGCTCCAGTTTTAACTTCTGGAACTTTAAGTCTTGTAGATTCTATAGTAGTTGCTGCTGTGACAAATGCTATCACATCAGCCTCTTCAAGTATCATTACTTTAGCCAACTGTCAAATGCTAACTTCGGCATTAAGTAGTGTCGCCCCAGTTGTACTAAGTGGATTTTATTCAATATTAAATTGCGTATATGATAAAACAAACTCAACACTAGTAGCATTGTCTGCAACTGGTGGATCTACAAATTCTATTGATTATTTTCAATATATTAATGCTGACAAATTTATTACTCAAGGGGGAACCTCTTCTGACTATGTAAAGGGTGATGGATCGTTAGGACTATTACCAAACACTATTGTTTATACAACTGGCAATCAAGCTATTAGTGGAGTTAAAACTTTTAGTGACCTTCCGTTTGTTAATGGAACTGGAATTAGTATTAGTGGCCATAATCATATCACTTCTAATATTACAGATTTCAATACTTCTGTAAGTGGATTAGTTAATGGAGTATATGCTCCACTTGCTAGTCCTACTTTTACTGGGACTGTAAATGGGATTACTAAAAGTATGGTTGGCTTGGGTAATGTAGATAATACTAGTGATGCTAGCAAGCCTATAAGCAGTGCTACTCAAACAGCTCTTGATAATAAAGCCGCTATTTCTCATACTCATACTTCATCAAATATTACCGATTTTAATTCTTCTGTTAGTGGATTAGTTAGTAATTATGCTTTATTAAATAGCCCAACTTTAACAGGAACTCCTCTTTCTCCAACAGCAGCAGTAGACACTAATACTACACAAATTGCTAGTACAGCATTTGTTTTGGGGCAAGCTTCATCATCCACTCCTCTGATAGATGGAACTGCCACAATAGGAACTTCTACTAGATATGCCAGGGCAGATCATATACATCCAACAGATACAACTAGAGCAGCCCTGACTGGTGCAACATTCACTGGTTCGATATCTTCTCCAAGCGGTAATTTTACTCAAAGTTTACAGGTAAATAGTACAGGAGTTAGTCTTGTAGGACATACCCACACCTCTAGTCAAATTAGTGATAGTACAACTGCTGGAAGAGCATTATTAACTGGGGCCGATGCTGCTGCTCAGAGAACTTCTTTAGGTTTGGGTACTTTGGCAACACAAAATGGAACTTTTAGTGGAACTAGTAGTGGAACCAATACTGGCGATCAAACAATTAGCATCAGTGGTGATGTTACAGCCGCTGGAAGCTCTAGTTCATTAAATGCGACAGTAACAAAAATTAATGGTGTTTTATTAGCAGGACTTAGTACTGGTCTTATTAAGAATACAATTAGCACAGGAGCTCCAAGCATTGCTATTGCTGGTACCGATTATGCTGCTGCTAGCCATACTCATACTTCATCTAATATAACTGATTTCAATAGTAGTGTTAGTGGATTATTACCAGTACTAAATATAGTAGCAGGATCAGGTGTGACCATATCCTCTACTTCTGGAACATACACTCTTAATGCTACTGGTAGTAGTAGTATACCTACTAATGTTACTAATAGTGCAAATCTTTACTTATGGTCATCTTTCAGATAGGAGTTTATCATGGCAGCTAGTCCAGTTTTCGCAGTTACACCAAGAGTTGCAGCAGTTTCAATTGCTACTGCTGATTCTAGTTATACAGCACCTACAAACGTGGGCACTTTAATAACTGGAGCTTCAACAGGAACAAAAATCAATGAAATAGTAGTTAAAAATGCAGCAATATCCGCTGCTGCTATTGTTAGAATATTTCTTTATGATGGATCAACATATTGGTTATTTGATGAAATCACCGTTGCCGCTGCTACAGGTAGCTCAACAGTCCAACAGTCTAGAGTTAGTACATTATATAACAACTTAATTCTTCCTAGTGCTTCTTGGTCTGTGAGAGTCACAACCAGTGTTGCACAAGCTACTCATGTGACAGCACTAGGAGCAGATTTGTGAATAATGGTCTTTTTAATATAACATCTTTACAAACTAATTCTACTATTAGTTCTAGTATATTATCTACTACTAATATTGCTAGTAATATTTTAATGCCTCAAGGACAATCCCAGAATAGAGGCATTGGTGTTAATTATGATAATCTAGTTTTTTTACTTGATACTAGATTAGAGGCTGATAATAATTTTAGTTTTTCATTAGGTTCTATTGTTGATGTATTTGTTGATTGGGGTGATGGAACTAGAGAAACTTTTAAAACAACAGGAACAAAGAGTCACACCTACTCAAGTAGGGGAAGATACATTATTCAAATTGGTGGAATATTAAATAGTATAACTTTTACATCTATGTTAGGTAGAAATAAATTAGTTAGCTGTTTATCATTTGGGAATTTATCAAAATTAGGATCTTGCTGTTTTAATGGTTGTGCTAATCTAATAAGTGTTCCAAATCAAATTCCAAGAACATTTACTGTTTTAAATAGTATGTTCGCATCTTGTACTAATTTTAATGATAGCAATGTTTGTTCTTGGGATACTAGTAATATAACAGATATGGCTTTAGTTTTTAGTGGTGCTAGCAATTTTAATAAACCTTTAAATAGTTGGAATACTAAAAAAGTTACAGCTATGAATAGCATGTTTGGTCAATCTGGTTTCAACCAACCAATAGGTTCTTGGGATGTTAGTAAAGTAACAAATTTTAGTAATATGTTTAATCAAGTATATACTAATGGATTTAATCAAGATATAGGACAATGGGATGTTAGTAGTGCTACAAATATGAGCCAAATGTTTTATGTTTCTACTAAATTTAATCAAAACCTAAATTCTTGGAATGTTAGTAAAGTTACTAATATGAACAATATGTTTTATCAAGCAGCGCTTTTTAATGGAAACATTACTAATTGGAATATTAGCTCTGTGACAAATATGGCTGGTATGTTTTTCCAAACTCCTTTTAATCAAAATATAGGATCTTGGAGCGTTAGTGGTGTTCAAAATATGGCTGGTATGTTTCAAGGAACAACAGCTTTTAGTCAAGATATTAGTTCTTGGAATATTAAAGGACTTAATGCCACAGCAAGTTTTGATAATTTTTTGGCAACTAATTCTACTTTTGGAACAACAAATCTAAATGCTTTCTATATAGCACTAAATACTAACAAGGCTAATTACAGAACTGATCTAAGACCAAGTTTTGGATCTAATACTTATTATGGAAGTAACAGTGCTGCTGCTACGGCGAGGGCAGCTTTAGTAACTTATGGTTGGACAATAACAGATGGAGGAACAACAACTGCGGCTCCAGATGCTCCAACTTCAGTAGCTGGTACCGCTGGCAATGCTCAAGTTTCTTTAACATGGACAGCTCCCACCTATAATAATGGAGCAGCAATAAGCGATTATACAGTACAATATAGTAGTAATTCTGGCTCAAGTTGGACAACATTCAGTCACTCAGCTTCAGCTACAGCTTCTATAACAGTAACAGGACTGACTAATAGTACAGCCTATATATTTAGAGTTGCTGCTATAAATTCTGCTGGAACTGGAAGTTATTCAACTAATAGTTCTAGTGTAACACCAGTTGCCTCAACAACTACCACAACAACCGCCACCCCATCATACTTCAATAGTTTTAATACAACTTGGAATGCAATTGGATTTACTGGCGCTGGAACATCTAGTTCACCATACACACGCACCGGTTATGGTTCTAATATGATTCCAGCCCAAGCTACTGTAGTATCAGCTGGAACCGTAAGAATAACAGGTCAAATGCATTCTGACTTTGGTGTTGATATTTTTAGAATTAGAAGCGGTGTTGCTACCAACGTTTATAGTTTAGCAGACACTTTCGGCGGTAATGGTGGTAATTATACTATGAATGCAACAATCACAGTAGCTGCTGGTGATATAATTAGATTTGGTACTCCTGACGTTGGTGACTATTATGATTTAGGCGCTAATGGTAGCGTTACTATTAATATTTGGTATCAATAACACAAAGGAAAATTATGGGCGCAGAAATTACATATCCACAAAATACAACATATTGGATTATTACGGATGGCACCAATTATGGAGATGGAGTTACAGGAATTAATCAAGTAACAACAGTTGGTAATGGATGGACAATACATTGGCAAGGTACTAATTATGATGAATATATTATACAATGTCAAAATGTTAATATAGTACCAGAAATATCGCTTACCAGTTGATTAGCCAATTAATTTTAAAAACCGTACTCTTTGCTATAAGGTGTATTAAAGAATAGCCCTAATACACATAAAAGGATCAAATTATGAGCTGGTCTATTGAAATACCTCTTATTGTTCGTACATTGATTAATGATCTTACAGATCAGCCAGTTTATAGCGACGAAAGATTGATCCAAGTTATAACGGTTGCATCAAAATATGTCCAATTTGAGGTTACTTTAGATAATCAATATACTGTGGATGTATCTAATGGTACATTAACTCCAGACCCTTTAGATTATCATGATGATGTATTTATCGGTTTGGTTGCTTTAAAGAGCGCTTGTATTATCGATCAAAGTACAGTCAGAACTAAATCAGCAACCGAAGGTATCAGAGCTTCTCTTGGACCAGCCAGCCTAAGCGTACAAGGCAGTTTGGAAGGATTAAAGCTGTTATTAGAAACCGGTCCATGTGCTTTATATCAGGACTTAGTTCTTAATTGGAATGTACGAGATGCTAGTGCTGTTACTGCGGTGCTTAGTCCATTTGTTGGCAACAAGTTCAACCCAAGATACTTGCAGGGCAATACTTATCGTTCAAGATATTTTTATTCATGATGGGAGTAGATTATTATGCCAGCAGCAGATTACAATTTCGCTATAGAAAAAGGAACAGCATTCGTTATCGCTTTTGAATATAGAGATGATATGAATGTACCTGTTGATATTACTAATTGGTGTGCTAGAATAAGATGGATAGAAGATCAGGCAACCCCCACAGTTAGAACTTTTGTAACGAATACACGAAGTAACGAATATGAATTCACAATAGAACCACTAATGGGCAAAATTCTATTAAAAATTCCAGCAGCTCAAACGGCACTATATAATTTTGGTACTGCCAGATATGATTTTGAGCTACAAGAACCTAATGATCTATATAGTGGTGGTGGAAAAAAAGTTTTCAGAATATTACAAGGAGGTGTCTCTTTAGTTTCTAGAAATGTTCCTGGTACAGACGCATTTGAATGCAATATTGACACACAGAATGATTGTGGGACATGTGACACATGAGCATAGTTAGAGTAGAAGAAGAAATACAACCACTTAAATATCTGGTTATAACACATGAAGTAGACCCAGAAACTGTTATTACTACTAATGTAATTATAACAGACAATAGATTAAATAAAATAAATCTTCTAGCTATTGAGAGAGGAACACAAGGAAATACAGGTCCGACTGGTCCAAAAGGTGATCCTGGTAAAGATGGTTTAATATTCGATAAATTGCCTATTTCTAGTGGCGGAACTAATAATACTTCTTTTTCCAGTGGTAATATAATTTACTATGATGGTAATAAATTATCTAGCTCTAACTATAGTGTTCAAAATATTTTAGATTCTGCTGGAGCAAATGCTTCTGTTACCGGAGTGATCAATGGTCTTGGACTATATAGAGATATTGCTGGAAAAACAGTTACTCTCGGAATTAATCCTGGTGAAGGTTTATTAATTAATGATGCTAATCAAATCGCAGTAGATGATACTATTGTTCGTCGTGTAGAACTAGATTTGGGTGGTATTCAAGGAATGGTTCCAATCAGCAAAGGTGGAACTAACAACTCAAGTTTTACTGGTAATAGACTACTATACTATGATGGTCTTAAAATTTCATCATTTCCGCTCAATACTGGAACTATACTTCTTAGCGGAACAAAAATCAATATAGTAGCAGGATCTGGTCTTACTGGAGGAGGAGATCTTACTTTGCCTAATGGGTCGGTAGTTCTCAATATTACCGGATCAGAAGATATTCTAGTTACTAATGATTCTATTTCTTTATCCCCTACTGGGGTTCCAGGAACCTATAGTAAAGTTACAACAGACTCAAGAGGAAGAGTAGTTTCTGGGAGCAGTCTTAGTTCTGCTGATATATTAGCTATATTAGGATATACTCCTTGGCATCCTGGTAATGATGGCTCTGGTTCTGGTCTTGATGCTGACCTATTAGATGGTTTTAGTTCATCTGTATTCTTTGATCTAAGTACTCATACTGGAACAATAGGTAATACTAACTTACCAATTCAAACTACTGCCGGAACATATACTAAGATTCAAGTCAATGATCGCGGTATAGTTATTAATGGACAAAATAATACATACAATGATATTGTACAAGCACTAGGGTATCGTCCAGTATCAATTTCTGGAGATACTATTTATGGTCCTATTACCATTAATGGAGACGTTAATCTTAATAGTGATAATTTAATAGTCAAAGATAATATTCCAGTTTTTGGAACAAATTCTTCTTCTATTCTTCCTAGCGAACCAAGAGGATTTAGTTTCATTTATGGCGGAGCAACCCAAAGAACTGGTATTCTAGCTTACTATCCAGCACAACAAGAACTCAGACTAGTAACGAATATCACAGCTGATCCTGCTAATGTCAATGGAGGCACATCTACTAATGCTTTTGCAGATGATATAAATGGAGGAGACCAAAATGCTGTTTATCTGATGGGAAATTTAAATGGTGATCCAAATATTGTTTTGTTTAGAGGAATAGCTGATAATATTTATATTAGTCGTCTCAATCCTCAAGTTGTTAGTGGATTAAAGAGATTTGCTGATGGAATTAGTGTTAACGGACAGGTATCTATTATTTCTAATGCTACACAGGGCGATCCTCCATTAAATATTGGTGGCAATAACAATATGGTAGTAAATCTTAATTCTGATTTATTACATGGTCACCCAGGAACATATTATACAGAAGCGTTTAATATGACTGGATTATTTGATTATCGCAAAGTAGAATTTAATAGTCTAGAGGGGGATCTAGGATATATTCCTAGATTTGATGAAAGAACTAGAGATCCTAGTCGTACTATTAGTAATTCATATATTCGTCAAACTGGTAATGTTATTCAAGTTACCTCAGATGCTAATGTCTCAATAGGTTCCACAAATACCGGATTGACTGATGCTAATAGATCTCTTCTTGTTGGAGCCAATAATAAGACCTATTCTGATAACGGATTAGCAGTAGGTAGTTATAATATTGTTTCTGGCAATAATAGTGTGGCTTTGAATGTTGGATCAAAAGCACTAAATTCAAGCTCTATAGCTGCTGGTAATTATGGATACACATGGGCAAATAATCAGTTTAGTTTTGGAGCATTTTCTGAAACAGACACAGCAAACAATGCTTCAGCACAAGGACAATTCTCCACTATAGCTCTTTATCTTAATGGAACAGAAACAAATGGCTCATGGTATACTATGAGTCCTCCAATATCTATACCTAAAAATAAAACAATAGCATATAATCTAGAAATTCTTTTAAATAAGGCTGCCGGAACAGGAGCAGCTCTTTTTTCTTTTTCTAGTGGTATTATTAAAAATAGTACTTTTAGAGATCCAAATAATATCACTTCAATCATAAATATGACCTCTGTATTAAAAGATAGTACAAAGCAAGAGATATATAATGATTCCCAACAAAGAACACATTATTTTCATTACAAATTAGACAATGACACAGAGATACAGAATGTTAAGGTTTCTAATCCTCCTCTACAAACACTACCAGTATTAGCTCAAAACACAGAATCTTTGTACAAGTATACGCCAGAATATTTAAGCTTGTCAGGGAATTATGTAAAAACAAACTCTGGCAATGTATTATTGTCTCTGCAAAAACCTCTTTCTAATGGTTGGTTTTATCAAAATATTAATAATCCAAATCTTTTTATAAGATCATATAATCATGCACTAGTAACTGGTTGTGCGGTTAATTTAAATATGTTAACTGGTAGTATACGAAGACCATTAACTAAACCATATACTGTTCTTAATATTATAGATAAACACAATTTTACAGTTGCCGAACATTCGTGGAAAGGTTATTTTCTAACTAATAATTTTTTTGTTTTAGACCCAAAAGAAGTTGCAGAAACTGATCAGATTAATTTGGTTAAAATATCTGGTAATATTTATACTGGTGGAAATACATTATCTTATACAACTACTAATCCAATAGGTTCTATTTTTTCTGGTATGTTAGTTTCTTTTGGCCCAGATCCAGAAACCTATCCTGATAGCTTGGCTCAGACAGGTAAGATTATTAGTGTGACTAGTGATACTATTACGTTTACTCCCAATTTTACTGGCATTTATGATGGCTTTTCAATTTATGGTCCAGGATTTTGTAAGATCACCAATCATAGTCGTTATGTATTTGATAGTAGTCCAACTGTTCAGTTTAATTTAGGATCATATGGCTATGAGTCAGTACAGAATATTAGTGGAAGTATTGATACTATATATTGTGGATATCCAACTATTGGCCTCTTCGTTAATGGATTGACTGCAAATTTTAGTGGTCAGCAAGCAATTATTAGTCCAGCTAGTATAAATTCTGGCACACTCTCTCTGATTCCTAGAAGAAATTATGTAGCCACATATAATAGACAAGAAACAAATTTTCATAAATATGAAGCCATATATACTCAGTATGTATCAAGTAATGGGTCTAGTAAAATTTCATTATTTGATAAAAATTTAGAAGCTATAGAATTACCCTCCACTCCATTTGTCTATTCTTTAGTTTGCGGACAAGGGAGTGATGATAACTCTTCTTTTAGTATACAAAATGACAGACTAATATCTTCAGAATCTTTTGATTATGAGACTAAATCTTCTTACAAGATTAGAATAAGAAGTACAGATATGTCTGGTAGAAATAAAGAGAAATCTTTTACTATTAGTATTGGTGATATTACAGGTGCTGCATTTGATAATATTCATCTAAATGCTCCTAATGATTATTCTTTTAATTTAACAGACATAGTGCTTTCAAATAGTATAATTTCAGAAAACTCCCCAGTAGGAACAACTATTGGCAAAATCACTACTCTAGGTGGATATTCGCCTTATTTAGAATTTGCCACAGCATCCAATAGTTTTAGCGGAGTATTAGTTAGTGGAAGTAATATAATAAGTGAGTGTAATCCATTTTATAAAATATACTCTAATACTAATCCTTTACGAAATGCCTCTGTGTATGGAACACCTTATACTTTAATTACTGGTTTAACTATACACACTTCCCATACCGGCTTACTCTCTGCTAATATCTCTGGTATTGCAGAATCTATTGCTGTTAATGGTTTTACTCAAACTAGTGGATATATTATTAGTGGTTGTTCACCATCTATAATTGGTTCTATTTTTTCTGGTATGAAATTATATTCTAATACATCTGGTTGGAACCCTGAATCTCGTGTACAAAGTATAACTTCTAATTCTATTACTCTTAATCTACCATTCACTGGAACACAGATCAGTCCAATCTCAATATCTGTTTCTACTCTTGGCAGAAGTTTTATTCTAGATGTCCCTTTCACTAATAGCGGTGTTGTTAATACTTTAGTCACATATAGCGGCATAATACCAAATACTAAAAACTATTATCCATCAGGTCTACAATATTTTTCTACTACAGAACAGTCTGGTTATTGTCCTGTTGACGTAACTAAATCTTATGTCTATGGTTTTTCAACACAGGCTGATCAGTACACGGTATCTCCTGGCTATTATTTAACTGGTCTTGTTTATTTTTATTCAAATACGGGCACTAGTCAAATTTCTGTAAATTTACCAGAAAATCTTTATTTAGAAGCAGACGAACCCAGCACATTCCTTAATTTTATTAGTTCTAATACTGGATCTATTCCACTAGATGATAACTATACTAATCTTAGTGATCTGATAGAAACTGGATTTTCAGTCCAAAATGCTCATTTATATCCTAACGGTAATCCAAATTCCACTGGTACAGTATTGGTTAGTATAGATAGAAACCATGGATTTAAAATAATAGACTCAAAAATACTAAATCAGATACCTGTTCAATTTGTTGATGCTCCATTCAATAACGCCAATAGAATTCCTAAAAATAATCTATTTGATATCTTAGGTATTAATGGTAATAAAATAACAATAAAAGATTCTCAAAACTATTTATTAACAGAAACTAATAAACCAAAATATTTTGAAAAATCTATCGAAGGTAGATATCGTATTGCTAATATCTTTAATTTTAGTGGAACAATATTTCATAATTATAATCGAATATTTAATATTGATAAGGCAGACATTACTTCTTATCTAAAGAAAAATAGTGTCATAGGAACAAATTCATCTTTATCTTATAATTCAAATCATATATTTCCAATTTCTATAACTAGAATAGATGAACCATTTAATTTTGGAACTAAGATTGTTCCAGGATCAAATATTGTAAAATACTGTGGAGAATCATTATGGCAAACAAAAATATTCTCTGGGGTCAATTTATACTCCACAGATCCTTTAATTGGTAGTAATGGTTCTACAATAATTGATCATTTTATTAATCCAACATTAAGATCTGTATCATTAGATAAAACAAATTTTGAAGATCCACAACTATCTTATGATTTTTCTGCATCTTCTACTCCAAATACTGGCACAGACTATACTAAAAATTATATTGTTAGTGGTTGTAATGATGGATTTTTGAGTCTGTCTGGATATTGTTATTTTTATACTGTTAGCGGAGTAGGTTCCTATCCTAAAACCATTAACTTTGGTCCTTCTATTGGTGGTTTCACAGAGAACAGTGGATACGTTATTAGTGGCTGTTCACCATCTCCAATTAGTTCTCTTTCTGTTGGTATGAAGTTATATTCTACTACTTCTGGATGGAACCCAGATTCTATTGTACAAAGTTTAACCTCAGATTCTATTACTCTAGATTTACCTTTTACAGGAACACAGACTAGTCCAATTCCAATTGTAGTTACAGATATTAATAGAATTGCTTATGAAACACTATCCATGAATCCGAGCCAAGCTACTATTAAACGAATAAGTCCTAGTAGCAGTACAAATACAGCTTTTAATACTACTTCATTATTACCAGCAAGCGTAGCAACTATTCATAACGGATCTATTTTAAATAGTATTCCTCCATACCCATTTTCAATAGAGAATACAAAGCCCTATGCTTCTGGAATGAAAATACCAGTTAGTATTAATATTCCTGTCAATTATCAAGATATATTAGAAATCAAAGCAACATCTGGGTCAGTTACTCATGTTGTGCCATCTCTTAATTCTAGTAATCAAATAATTTATACAACAGGTATTTATCCAATATATAACTTTTTTGACTTAAAAAATATCCAAGCTACCGGTATTATTCCTGATAAGTCCCTTGTCTTAGAAACCAACACCCCAAATCTTTACAATGCAGAAACTAGTTTGGTAGTTAATATTAAACCTAAAATTTTTCTTAATAATAAAATATGTATAACAAATGGATATAATGGTCTTAGAAAAACTAATTCATATTTTTCTAATGGAGACTCTATTTATATAGATAATTTATCTTTACCCAGAAGCTATTTAAATCCGGATGATCAACTAACTATTCTTAGCTATAATGGCAATAGTTCTTTTGGTTCCGGAGTAAGTAGAAATATAAGAATTACAAATTCTAATCCAAGAGATACTGCTTTCAGTGGGGTTCCAGCAAATGGGAATAACAGTATTATATTAAATAAATATGGATCACCATGGTATAATCAGTATAGATTTACAAATCCGCTAGGTCTCACTTTGGACCAACAAATACAGCCAACAGGATATATATCATTTGTTGGTTCTGTTTCTGGGAATTGTAGTATCCCCTTTAATAATAACATATACTACCATTCACATGGTGGTTTTACAGCATCTTGGCCAAGAGATCCTTCTGGAACGAACGTACCTGCTCCACAGACGGGAATATATACCATAGGAGTTCATAGTCAAAATTGTTCTTCTGGTACTCTATGCGTTAGAGTTGCAGTATATAATGATAATCAATTCCGTAATATACCAGATATAGTTAATCGTCAAGATATTGGTAAACAATCGAATGTTACCAATACATCTAATGGTAGTGGCTATCTTAGACCATGGGGAGTTAACAAGAAATTCTATTTTGATTTTAGCGATGATACTCCAGAGCTTAATGGTAGCTATTATATTGCTGATAGTTTAGACTCAAATAATTTTACTCTTAATATGCCTTTTAATGCTGATTATCTTGGTCGTAGTGGTTTAGTTTATATTATAGATAGCGATTATAATATTAAATCTAATAGAAATCCTAATATAGATAATGTTTTTCAAATATCTCAAGGAAATATTAATATAGGAACTAACTTAGTAGATTACTATATTAATTCATACAATGATCAGTCTCACAGATGGAAGCATTTGATCCATTTCAATAAAGATATTAATAATTTTGGAGGATATAGCGGCACTATACATTATGGACAAGCTGGCACACAATTGATATCCTTGCCTCCAGACCTTCTTAAGATTTCTCAAATTGAATATATGTTTAATGATGAGTCAGCATATAAAACTGTAACAGACAATAATGTCACTATTCCTTCTACTAAAAATCAAATTTATTTTAAATTTACAGTATCAAATGGTGCTGGTAAATGGTCAGATAATCTACTCCGATCTGCTCCACGAATTAATATCTATGGATTTGGCTCATATAATATAGATTTTTCTAATATAATATATACTAATTCTACAAGACAATGGATGATTCCAGTAGTTATATCCGATGTAACACAGTATGTTAATAATAAAAAAATTACTATAACAGTAAATGATGAGAGTGGTACAGATTCTACGGATATATTTTTGACAACTAAAATATTGCCAAAAATAGGAAATGCCGGAACAACTTATGTATATAAAAATAGTTCTATTAATTGGATATTACCATTTGATATTAAAAATCTCTCATCAGATAGCCAAACCTATACCCTTTCAGTTGATAATTATCCAGGTTCTTATTACAATATTATTGATGAAGAACTACTATATGCTTCTGGCACAAAAATAGTAGTTGGTTCTGCTGGCGCAAATACTGGTATATTTAATCCAATATTAAAAATTAGAGATTATGTAACATCTGAAATTTTAGCATCACAAAGTGGGACAGTAGTAGTTCTGGATTCTTCTCAATCTAAACCTATATACTCTATCAATCCGCAAGGCCTTGATAATGATATTTATATTGATATTACAAATGCTAATGATGTAGCATCTTTTTCTTTCTTTATTCCAGCTGTTCTTGATTCTCAAAGTAATCCTGTTGTTAGCTTTACTAATACTTCTTCTTTATCTATCAGTTCTAGTATAGAATATAGTACTAGTTCTCAAAGATACAGAGTTACAGCATTAGTTAGTGGATTAGCAGGATACTATCCTTCTATTAATGCTAATATTGCAATATCTCAACCAGTAATACAGAGTGATGACAGTATTAATTGGGTAAGATATACAAAAAATCAAGCATTCAATCTTACTTTATACAAAAGAATATCGATTAACAAAACAGAACTTATAGAACCATTAGTTTATGACCCAGCAGGGCCTTGGGCTTTACAGTTCAAAATACAAAATGGTATAGGTTCTCATCGCAGTGATCTTCCTCCTAAAGTTAGATTATCTAATTTACCAACAATAGGAAATTATTCATCACAACCACTAGAGTATCTTCTTTTTACAAAATATGATGAGATTAATCATTTGTGGTTAGTGTCTGTTGATGGGAAAAAAGATATTTTTGGTAAAGAAACAGAGGTTTTAGGGTTTAGAGATATTCAAGTTTACGCAGAAGATGGGGTGTCTAGCAGCACAAGCATCATTAGATTATTCTTTACAAAACAGCAATATTTAGATAATATCAAATCTATTATCTATGCAACACCTAATAATAGTTATCAATCTAATTTAGATATTAAACAAGCCCCGCCTCCACCAGAAGATCTCCCACAGGTCGCTGTAGCTGCCTCACCTCTTACAGAAAATACTGTACAATTAACAAGGTCGTATGCTAAATATGATAAAGACTTATCTCTATGGGAATATGCGTATTCCGGTGCTCCATTAACTGCTAAATGGGATGCTTCTATTGATATTACTAATCAAAATACTTCATTAGGAGATAGTAGTTATTCTAGTCTATTAGTTAAATGCAAAGGTATTGCTACGGATAAAATTTATGGAGTTGGTAAACTTAGTTTAGTTGAATTAGATTCCTCATATTTAGCTAGTATTGGAGGCACAACAGTACCATTTCAGATAGTAGATATTCAAGATCCATATGAGGCCAAAGAAGGCTTTCCTTGGGAAGTGTCTTTTGGCACTATAGGAGGATTAGAGAATCCTAATTATCCTCCAACAATCTTATTATCTGGGTTTCCATCTTCATGTTCAGGATATAATCCTAAAATTTCGATAGAAGATCAGGCAGCATGTTTTATTGGCAGAGCTTGGAATCCGGCAAAGAAAAAATGGACTTTCAGTTTTAGCGGACTTCCACTGTGTAATATCTCAGGCGCTAAACCAATTATTATTACTGCTATTGATACTGATACTACACAAAACTTATATTTGAGTTCAGATAAAGCACAAGCTATTATTTTATACAAATCATTAATAGAACAAGGCATAAGCCACCCTGGACCTACCATTAAAACAATGCAGGGCTCATCAGATAATATCGAATTATCTCCACTATGTGGTCAAGCTCCAATTGATAGCTATTGGCAATTTTATACTAATACAAGAGCCCAATGCCCAGAAGCAACTGGAATATCAGGATGGATTGTTAGTGGCTCGTTACCTTCTGGTCTTCATTACACAGTATCATTCCCTGGAGGTACTCCAGTCTCTCCATATGATAATCTAGGTACTGGAACTTTAAGAATATATGGGGAACCTCTAACATTTGCTAGTGGTGGTTCATATCCAGATATTTTCTTATTCAAAGTTGTTGATGCTAGAAATAAATATGCTATTAAAGAGATAAAATTTACAGATATTTCTACAGCTAATCCAGCTTCTCCAATTAATTTGACAGTTTATTTTGATGGTACTAAACCAGCTTATACTCCAAGAGGCAATGATATAGGACAAGTTCAACAACCTTCCGGTACCAATCCGATAGACGCTGATGGTCAGCAAAATTACTGGCCGCCAGCTATATCAGACGCTCTAACATGTACCAGTATTTTACCTCATTCTAATTGCCAGACTTCTTCATTTAGCTATAGTGGAGGAAATTTTGCAGCAGGGGACTCTAATGTATATATTAATAATATTACCAATACTAAACTAACTAATACTGTTGGTAGTCTACTATATATTGAATTCGATAATAATCCTTCTAATACTTTTAACAGTGCTTATATACTAAAACAAAGTGGAATCCCCAGCATTAAATATATAACAATTCCAGGCCACAATTTTACCGTAGGATCTGGTAGATTTGTTCAGTCTGCTATTAAAGCAATAAATACTTCTAATTTAAATAATTTCAAAGGAACTGTAGATTCTAGTAGTAGTAAATCAATACTTGGTTGTGGCATAATTAAGCCTAGAAGCATATATGACCCTAACAATTATGGTTTATTTGGAAGAATGAGACCTTCATATTCTGCATCTTTACCGGTATCTGGATCTTTTCGTAATGATGATATCTTCTTTACTGGACTTAATATTTCTACTATATCAGATTATAGTAGTTATCCTTCGGTATATACTATGAAAACTTCTAATTGTTGGGAAACTGGATATCTTAGAATTAGTGGTATTAGCGTTCCAAAACCATCAGTAGAATTAACAAACCCTCCCCCAGCAGATACATTTGCTCCATTTTCATACAATAACCAAGCATATGCTGTTTTAAGTCGTTGCACATATGGTTCTTCTCAATACGAAAAAGATAAATCAGAAAATTATAGATCAACATCGATTAATTATTTTATTAAACATTGTGTTTCTGGAACTGTATTAAATAGTGGGTCTGTATCTAGTTTAGGTGCTGGCTCTAGTACTGGAGATACTATTCAATTCAATTATATTTTTAATTCTGGCGCTGTTCTTTCTATGTTTATAAATAAAGCATCTGATAAATTTCCAACTTATAAATATAATGCTATGCCATATGCAGAAAATGAATATTTTTGGGTTCATAAAGGAGGAAATAGAGATGACAATCCTACTCAATTAAGCTTTCCTCCGATTATTATTACTGGTATTAAAAATAGTATTAGCTGCATGAGCGGATCACCAATATCTGGATATAGTATTAGAGCAGTAGGTGGTTATATTCCATTTAGTGGAGGCAGTCAAAAAATACCTTTCTATCAATTATCAGATGGTACTGCTTGGGACTTGGTTGACTATCCTCCATTATTTACTGGTGTATTACAGAAAAAACTTAATGAGAAAATATTAACTGGAACATATCAACATTCTGGATTCTTTGGTGGAACTGACGGTCAAAAACTTAATATTTCTTTACCATCTAATGCTAGTTCTATTTTCAAATCCACTGATTCTGTTTTAATAAATTTTAGTGGAGATAATATATCATTTACTACTGGAATGATTTTAAACGATAGCTATAACAGCACAATGACCTTGCCTTATGTATATAATGGAACATCTACAGTTGGAACAGTAACAATATACGATAAATGCTATATTCAATCAATAGATAGTACATCAATACTTTTACATCATAATAATATTCCTTATAAAACAGGAGATTATATAGATATATCAGATAGTGGTTCTCTATCTACAGAGAACAATAATCTATTACCATATAATTATAAGCTATCTATAATTTCTGGAGATAATAGCTCTATAACAGCATCTTTCAATGGACCTAGCAGTTATTCTTTTGCTGCTGGATTTAATGTTAGCGGTTTTTATGATATTAAGAAAAATGAGTATAATCAAATCAAATTAAACAATATTCTATATAATAAAAAGGGAGAATGGAGATTTGGATTAAGTGGTACTCCAACAGGCCTATATAAAGACTATAAATATAAAATATTTTCTATGGAGAACAGTGGATTACCAGCATTCTCCGGTACTTCTTTAATTCCTAAAAAATATATAACAGAATACCCTGTTTATATTAATAAACCACTCAAAATTATTCTTCCTCAATCTATCATTAACTCTGGTATTATTAATAATAATGGATCATGGAGTTTCAGTTTTGAAATTGATGGAGGTCTTAGGCCTATTTATAGTAATACTCCAGAAATTTTAGTTAACAATAGTATGTGCATTTTTTCTAGATCTTTAGATACAGCTAATATGAGAGATAGCTATAATAGTACTACAGACAGATTAACTATTACTTTATCTAGTACTAATAGTGTAAATTATGATTGGAGATCTATACAGACTCTTAATATTAGAGCATATGATGATACTGGTTCCGATACAGTAACAGTAAACTTAAATCAACCATAAGGATATAAATAGATTATGGCTACTGTTAATATCACTCCATCGTCTCCAAAAATTTTAGTTATCAATCAGTCTATAGCTGGATCTGATACTCCTAATGTAATTACTACAAATCTTAATATTATAGATGGTTTTGATAATACTGTTAGTGTAGTTTATGCTGAAAGAGGATTAACTGGATTAACTGGACCTAGCGGTTTGCGAGGAGAAACTGGTCCCGCAGGCCCTCAAGGAGAAATCGGTCCATCAGGTTTGCAAGGGCCTCCAGGCAGTGGGTTAACTAAATTAAATGTTGGAAATATCATTATAAAAGAAAATGATACTTTAAATATAGTTGGAGCAGGAGGAACTTCTGTCTCATTTTCTCCCAATACTAAAACAATTAATATTTTATCAGATAATTTAAGTTCACAGTATTCACCTTTGGGTCATCATCATGTTTCAAGTGATATTAATAATTTCAATGAATCTGTTGACGATAGAGTTGCAGACTTATTAAAAGCAGGAACCTCTTTACAGCTTAATTATGCAGATCAGGATTTTAATACTCTAACATTATCTGTTACTGGCTTAACTATTGGAACAGACATCCAAGCCTATAATGACAGATTAACACAATTAAGTAATTTACAGATTACTCGAAATCAGCTTATTTACGGGACTGGAGTTGATAAATATGGAACAATACCTATTAGCGATGCTGGTAAAGCTCTAATTAATGACGTTTCAGCATCTGCTCAAAGAAATACATTAGGTTTAGGAACTGTAGCAATTTTGTCAGCAGATCTTTTTGCTAGGCTTGAGGGAGGAAATAATTTTACAGGCACCCAATCTTTAGGAGACGGAGAGTTAACACGATTCTCAGCCTCTTTGCAAAATATTTCATCTTCTGGCTATAATATAACCCAAGCAGACAATGGTAAAGTTTTAACATTTACTAATAATGATCATGCAATTAATATACAATTTAGTGATAATTTATCTCTAGGTTTTAATTGTTTGCTTTCTCAATTAGGTTCTGGTCAAGTTAGAGTCTCTGGAGTTGGATTATCTAACAGATTAGGTCACTCCAAATTAGTCGGACAATACTCAATTGCAACTCTTGTAAAAGCTGGAGTTAATACTGTAATATTATCTGGAGATACTACTGATGCTAATGGTGGCCCAGATTAACGGAGAAAATCATGATCTTACCTCCATTTTTTGGATATCCATTATCTTATAAAGACAGAGAAATTTACAGAATTTATTATTCATCTTTGGGTCATGATTTTTTAACATATAAAACTCCTGATTTTTCAGCATTGGTATCGTATGTTGCTGTAGAAGTATTATTGTATGATCTTCCGTGTGACTTACAGATTTCAATAATTTAAACCGGTGTATTAAATCTATAGGACTATATTGACCAATATAATGATCATATTAAGCAATATAATTCTGGTCTAGGAGATACTATGGCTACTTTATTTTTTGAAGGCTTTGACAAAGGAGTAGTTTTTAATGAACTAGATCCTAAGTACTGGTCTACTCAATTCAAATATTTTCCCAAATACTCTTTTGGTGGATATGCTCCAACTACTATAGAAGATCAAGCTATGGATGGAATATTTGGAAACAATATAGGTGCAGATAAATTGGCTTTCATATATAAATATTCTACTCCAGTATCTATCAATGGTTTGGTTCCTAGCGGAAGATATACCGACAATAGAGCTGTTTTAGATGGCCAATATGGTAGCACAGCTTATACTAAAAATTCTTATCCTGGTTTTGGAAGTCCACCAGGATTTTTAGCATTTACTAATATAGAACTAGAAAATAGTACTAGTGTAGAATATCCAACATACTTACAGACTAGTGGATTTCCAGTTTCAACAGGAAACATATCATATCTGTCAATGAGATGTCTTGGTTTGGAATCAAAACACACAGACTACTCTTCATATCCTTATCGACACACGCTATTCAGTTTTAATAGCGGAGATTTTCCTTCTTTAACTGTTAACATTGTTAAAATAACTGGAAATAATTTATTATCCATTAATAATAAGAAAGAAACATTAGCAATAGAGATACAACAGAATGATCAAACTCTTGGTTATTTTGACCTTAATCTTTCTGGAATAATTAGTCGATACCAGATAAGTTCTATTTTTAATTCAAGCAATAATAAAATACTAACTATTACAGATACTAATAGAGGAGATGGATTTAGTGCTATGATTAGTAGATGGTGTCATTTAGAATTTTCAGTAGATAAATCCACAAGTCCTCCTTTGTTATATATTAATGTCGAAGATATTAATTTACCAGTAGTAAATACAGGAATAGCTAAAGAACTATGGGATACTAGTCTACCAATCAGTGGTTTTAATTTTAATAACTTGCGTTTTTATAATAGAACATACTCTAGCTCTATAATGAATGGAGTTACTGCGTCTATCCAAGGACAAGATATATGGAAAGATTCATGGTATTACATGAATGGAAGAGTATGGTTGTTAGACGACCTGGCTCTGGTAGATAACACAGATCCCCCTCCTTCATATTGGTTGGGGAGTACTGCTAAAGTGATGTCAATATATCCTGGCGTTAGTGGTAGCTTAGTAGATAATTATGGTTTTTCTGATGGATTATTAAAATGGTTTAAAGATCCAAATGTTCGTTCTATATCAAGGACTGTTACTGATGATTCTACATATGTACAAACATATTCTGATTATAGTAGTCATCGACGAGCTTTTTTAATTCCAGATGCTGATGGAAATAATATAGAAACTATAGATAGCGGTAATATTGATGCTATTATAATGACCAAACCAAACTATCTTTTAAATACCCTGTACAATTCTTTCGACACTGAATCAATTTGGAGAGGTAATTTTAATGATGCTATTGGAGGAATGAAAGTTTATAATAGTGCTAGAAAAAAATATCTTGATACAAAATTTATTAATGTATTATATTCAGGACAAAGCGATATTTATGAACCAAACATTTCTTTGCTTTTGCATGGAGATTCTAGTCCTATCATAGATAATGCCACAATTCCAAAAACTCTTAATATTTATGGACAAACTAATTCTACAGCTTCAATTAGTAAAATGGGTACTCGTAGTATTAGTTTTCCAAATAAGAATTCTTACATATATTTAAATCATCCAGACCTATCATCTTCTCCTTTTACAATAGAGTCATGGGTTTATTTTCCAAATAACACAACATCTGTTTCTTTATTTGATAAAGTTTCTTTACCAGCATTAGATACTATTGTTGTTGATCCTCAAGATTTTAATTCTAAATTTTATTCTTTTAGTGCTAATATTAGTGGAATCCAGTATATATCTGATTATGCGAATAATTATAACCCACATAAAGTTATTAGACAATTAATTTTTCCAAGTAATGCATCCACTGGAGTTTGGCATCATGTTGCTATTACTAGAAATTCTAGCAATAATATAGTATGCTATCTTGATGGTCAGTCAGGAAATTCGTATAAATTATCAACCAGTGGAAACTTTTTTGGTGGATCTGATTATGAAACAACAGGAACATTTAATACTATTTATACTATTCCGAATGCTGTATCTGATATATCATCTTATTTTATTTCCTATAACAGCACTAAACCATATCTTAGTATTGGTAAAGATGGATATATAGATGAATATAGAATAACTTCGGGCATTAATCGTTATCCAACTAATTTTAATGTTCCAACTTTACCATTTAAAACTAAAGCAGATGACTATGTAGAGATTGGTCCTGCTCATAATGTTACTAAAACTAGCTATAAAACATATCAATATTATGTTAATCAAAATCCGATCACACAACAAAACTGGATATTACCAGATGTTACTGGTTTAGTTTTTGGAGTCAAAAAACTATGAGTGAATACAAAAGAATAAGATTACGAAGAGCACAAAGCGGAGAATGGTTTTCAGCTAATCCAACTCTTGGTCTAGGAGAACCAGGATATGAAACCAATTCACAAAGATTAAAAATAGGAGATGGAATATCTGCATGGTCTGGCTTAGACTATATAAAAGTTCATCCATCTTCTATATCATATCCTAATATTTTATTTTCTATTTATGATGGATCTGAACCTAGAATAAATCTGAATCTATCTAGTGGAGACTATTTGAATGTTATAGGTTCCGGTGACACAGAAGTGAAATATAATGCTTTTAGTAACACAATGACTATTAATACTCAAGCAGGATCTTCATTTCTTACTGCTGCTAATATAGCAGATAGATTAGGCTATGTGCCACAAAGATCTGGTCAGTATAGCTTATTGGGTCATACTCATATTATTTCAGAAATCAATGGATTATCTGGAATATTAGATAGCAAACAGCCTAGTGGCAATTATGCTTCTAGTGGACATATTCATACTTTCTCTATAGGAGATGGGACTGCCAGTAGAATTAATTATAATTCTAATGAGAGGCTAGATATTATTGGTGATGGATATACGAATATAAATTATAATAATGCTAACAATAGTATTACTATCAGTTCAATTGGTAATAGTGGAGTAGTATCTTTTAATAACAGAACAGGAGTGGTAAATCTTTCTTTTCCTGATGTAACAGGAGCATTAAATTATACCCCTCAACCAGTTGGTAATTATGCTCTTTCTGGCCATCATCATCCAGTATCCGATATTACAGGATGGAATCAATTTCCATTTAGAACCCCACCAGCTTCTTTATCACAAGGAATAGCAGGAGAAATTTGTTGGGATTCATCTTATCTATATATTTGTATAGCTAGTAATCTATGGCATAGAATACCTCACTATGGCTGGTAAGGTGTAATTAATAATAAGCAATTATTCTTTTGAGGAAAATATTATGGCCAACCCTTTTGAAGCTTTGATATCTCCAGAATTTAAAACGCTGTATAATCAAGCAATTGATGCAATATTGGCTAATACTGCGCTCTCCGTTCCTTGCATTATATCCTATGGATCTTCTAATAACTCATTATGTAATAATTGTTTATATGATCCTATGTCTCAAAGATCTTTACATAAATATAATGGAACTGGTCCGGTAGCTTTTGCTGATAGTAGTATTTGTCCAGTTTGTAATGGATATGGATTGATTGATAAAGCTAAGGAAGAAACTATTTACATGGCAGTTCTTTTTGATAGTAAATACTGGTTTAATTGGTCAACCAAACCAGATGCTATTAATATATCAGATGGTATGGTACAGACAATATGCCCGATAGCATTATTGCCAAAAATAAAAAATGCTCAATATATTACAATTGATAAAAATATAGAAAATTATGGTGGTTATACATATGTCACTGCTGGAGATCCTCAACCTTGTGGTTTAGGAGAGAATAGATACATTGTTACTATGTGGTCAAGAGCATGAGAATAACAGCAAAAATACTAGAGTCTGACTCATATATTAGAAATCAGATACTAACCAGTATTAAAGAACATATGGAGCAGGCTTTTAAAAAAGCCGTACCTGCTCTATCTAAATCTATACCACAAATAGTTTATAAGGTAATAGTAGGAGAACCAGAATATCAATCTTTATTATCTGGTAAATTAAAGTACGAATTCGGCATACCTTCATCTGCTCAAAAGGTAAATGACATTGTTGATATATGGACTAAAAATATTACTATCAATGCCACTCCAATAACCATGTCATCCTCTGGTTTGAGAGGTGGATTTAACATCAATATGATTAAAGATAATTATGAAGATGTACTAACTAGTGACTCAGCTTTAGTCACAGACAGCACTAGCCAAGCTGTACTTCCATGGTTAGAGTGGCTATTATTATATGGAGATAAAATTATTGTTAGAAACTATGAGGTGGTAATTGGTCCTAGTCCATATTCAAGAACTGGATTAGCTATTATGAAACCATCTAAAAAGAATTGGAGAGTTCCACCAGAATTTGCTGGTACAAAAAATAGCAATTGGATTACTAGAGCATTAGAAAAATTAGATGAATCCATACCCGATCTTATTCAAAAAGAAATTGAGAACCAGATATGAGTTGTGAAAATTATACTAAATTTAATAATGTTACTAAAATAGGAGATAATTATTTACTTAGTCAATTAGAAGAAAACCTTAAAGCTTTTTTAGATTGGGGTTTCTTAAATATTGGTGGATTTATTAATGTAAAAATTCCTACTAGTGGTTTATATGGTGGCACTTTTCATGAACTAAAAACATCAGATCAAGCTGGTTTTACAAAAGGACAAGTTTGGCAAACGCCAAAAAAAGAATGGGTATGGGAAACGGGAGTGGTATATAATAATACTCAACCAAAAAATATTAGTAGTATTAAAGTAAATAATGTAGATTATCCAGCACCAACTGGTAGTGGTTCTATATCATACCATATTAATTATCCTCTTGGACAAGTAGTATTTGATAAACCATTGCAAGCAAATGCATCTGTTAGTATGGAGTATGCTTATAGATGGTGTCAAGTATATAAAAGTACAACAGATCCTTATTGGACAGAATTACAAGGTGCTACATATGATCCTACGCCAGCCATAGGACAAAGAGATAAAGGATATTATCAATTATCTTCTAATCATAGGATACAAATGCCATGTATAGTCATAGAACCCATAGCTTCTAGTTCTTCTAAAGCTTGGCAAATTGGTGGAACAGATTTTATAATTTCTCAAGATATACTATTACATGTATTTGCAGAAAATGCTCAGGATCAAAATAAAATAACAGATATTCTTAGATTACAAAAAGAAAAAACCATTTGGTTATATGATGTAAATAAAGTGGTCAATAGTGGAGTAAATCCATTAAACTATCAAGGATCTTTAAATAATAATGGTAAAATTTATTGTGATCTAGCTACAAATCCGACATATCAATGGCGAAGATGTTTTTTTAAAGACATAGTTATAACTGATATGGAAAGTCGAAATAAAAATTTATATTGGTGTACAATAAGATTAACGACCGAAGTTATCATTTAGCCAAATTTAATGGAGACATCTCATGGCCAACCGTATTTATTATGCCTGCCAATCTGTTCAAATTAACGGACCAAGTGGTACATTATCTGGCAAAAATCCAGCATACGACACCATACAAGGTTTACAAAGTGTTGGTATGAATACCAACTTTAATCTAGAGCCAGTTTATCAAATGGGTCAGATTCAACTATATGATAACTATGAAGAAATTCCAGAAGTTGAAATCACTCTTAGCAAGGTTCTTGATGGTTATCCCACAATTTACTCAATGGCTATGGGCACAGGCACACTAGCTAATTTGGCTAATAATCGTTGTGGTGTAAGAATGCAGCTATTCCCTGATACTCAAACAGTAGCTACTGGAACACCATTAGCTTCAGTTGAATGTGCTCCAGCTTACGTTTCTTCAGTAAGCTACAAGTTTCCAACAGAAGGCAACTTTACAGAGGACGTTACACTAGTATCTAATGATAAGTATTGGGCTACTGGTACTTTAAGTAATACAGATGCTGTACTAGTTACTGAAAGTCCAAATCCAGATGTTGGCATTTTACGCAGAGGTTTATGGAGCAAGAACAGTGTTCTTCCCAATTCAGGTATTGGCTCAACTATTTCTGGTATTTATTCATCTAATAGTGGTGGTATTCCTTCTGGTTCCAAAATTAATAACGTTACTGTTAGCATGAATCTTGGTCGTGAACAGATTCGTGAACTTGGTAGTAGAACCCCCTATTATCGTTATATCAAATTCCCTGTTGAAATTACAACAGAAATTGAAGTAACAGCTATTGGTGGTGATATGGTTGGTGTTTATGGATCAAGTAATGCAACTTGCAGTAATCCTAAAGCACTAACTAATAAACAAATTATTATTAGATTGTGCGATGGTACTACTCTTGATCTTGGTAGCAAGAACAAGCTAACCAGCGTTAATTTCACCGGTGGTGATACTGGCGGCTCAAATGCAACAATCACCTATAGCTATACTACTTATAGTGAGTTCACTTATACTGGACCAACAGGAACTACAGGCTATCAATCTCCTGGTTCAGGGCTTGCCTATAATGATCCAAGTGGCGTAGTAGAAAGTGGTCTACCAGTTGCAGGCGTAGATTATTAATAGTTAATTTAACATAAGACACAGGTTCGAGGACTAATATGGAAGATATTTTTTCAGTAATAGGTAAGCTTTATTTAGAGCTACTACAAAGTCAAAAAGTAATAGAAAGTCTGCAAAAAAAACTAGACGAAATGTCTAATTTGCAGACTTCTGTTATTTCTACAGATAACTAAATGTGAATGAAACTAGGAAATATGAAATACTAGTTCATAGGATATTGTCAGGAAAGCAAATTTTTTCTCATAATAACAATACTTATGAGCTTAGGAAACCCTCTTTATCTTTAAAGATGAAAGCAGACTTATTATATATTTCTGCTTATGAAAATAATATTTATAGTGATTTTATTCTGATGGAAGATATTGATGAGCTATTATTTGAGACAAATATTATTAGCAGAGATCATAAAAAAATCTTAGCTAAGATAGAAAAAAGTTTAGATAATCAAAAAATCAGTCTTTATAAATCATATTATGATAATACTCAAAAAAATAAAATCAAACAAAAAATAAAAAACACTAGAGAAGATATTAATAAATTTTACCAAGAGCAACATAGTTTAGATTATCTAACCCTAGAACATTATTGTGATAATATTAAGAATGAATTCATTATTACAAATTCTTTATATCACTGTGACTCTGATAAATTAGTTTTTGATTATAATATTCCTATATCATTTAATCTTTTTAATAGTATCATGTCTATTATTTCTCATAATGTTATTGATGTTTCCACATACAAAGCAATAGCTCGTAGCGATTATTGGAAAAATTATTGGAATAATAATAAAACAAATATATTAGATGAACCAGTTAAAGAATGGTCAGAAGAACAAAAAAGTTTGATTAATATTTCTTGTATGTATGATAAAATACATGAACATCCAGAGTGTCCTAAAGATGATATTATAGATGATGATGATGCTCTTGATGGATGGATGTTAGTTCAAAGACAAGAAAATGAGAAACAAAAAAAGGAAAAAGGTGTAGATAGTATGTTGAGTGGCAAGATAAGGGATTCTGCGGAAGTATTTTTGATGGCTGGAAATAGAGAACAAGCACAGGATATATTTAGTCTTAACTCGGAACAAGGATTACGAACAATACAAGATAAAATGAACATGGTCATATCTAGTGATGTTCCAGTACGAGATGCAGAATTACCGGATGTAAAAGCTAGGATATTTAATCAATTAAAGGAACAACAGAAACGAGGTTAGTATGTACGATCCAGATAGACTTAAATTTTATATGGAAAGAAGAATTCAAACAACAATGATTGGAGCATTAGCTCGTATTGAAGAAAACCTTGGATTTTTATGGGGACAACATAAAGATGGTGAGCTTACAAAAGAAGAAGAAGAATTTGCTGACATTTGGGATTTTACCAGAAATCAAATTTTGAATAATGGTAATAATCAAATTAGACAAATTAAAGAAGACTTTTATAGATATGGTGGTATATTTAAATCAAGATATCACTATAATTTCCCAGTAACAAAAAATCAAGATAATCAAAACTCTCAGGAAGGATAAATAATGAAAACTGAAAATTTTAGTGTTGTAGTTGATGGTGTCGAAAAGCATTTTACTGTTAGATCACCTTCTTTAAATGATCAAAGAGAAGGACAGAAAGCATACAATCAAGCTTTTACAGACGCTATCAAGTCTAAATCTGTTGTTAGGGCCAAGATGGACGATCTCCTTGAAGAACAAGGTTTGTGGAATCCGGAAAAGCAAAGAAAATTTGCCGATTTGCAACAAGAATTAATAGACGGAGAAAAGAAACTTGCCAAAGGTGGTTTCGGTCTTAAAGATGCTAAAGGACTGGCTTTAAGAATGAAAGAAATTAGATCAGAAATTAGAGATCTAATTAGTGTTCGTACCTCTTTAGATAACCATAGTGCAGAAGGTCAAGCTGATAATGCTAGATTTAATTATTTAGTCTCGGCTTGTGTGGTGTATAAAGATACAAATGATCCCTATTTTCGCAGTTTAGAAGAGTACTTAAATAAGGCCGACGATCCTGTTGCCTTGATGGGTGCTCAGAAATTGGCCAGTATGATTTATGGTTTAGATAATAATTTTGAAAAGAATTTACCTGAAAATAAATTCCTTCAAAAGTATAAATTTGTTGATGAGAAACTAAGACTGGTAGACAAGAGAGGTCGGTTGGTAGATGCTGATGGTCGATTAATTGACGAACAAGGTCGATTTATTGATGAGGAAGGCAACTACATTGATAAGAATGGTAATAGAGTCGACAGAGATGGTGATTATGTTGTCGATGCTGAACCATTTTTAGATGAAGAAGGAAAACCTGTAGTTTTAGAACAAGACACCAAACCCGAAGTGACTAAAGATGAGACAACTACAACTACAGTATCAGAACCAGTCCCAGCAGAAACCCCAGTACCCCCTGCAACTACTTGATAATTTATTTACATCTTTTTTCACCATCGAAACACCATGTTGTATCATTGCAGCGTGGTGTTTCTTTTTTGAGGTACAATAATGGCTAAAGGATTTAATTTAACAGCACAAATTAATTTACAGGGACCATCTAATATTAATGTTATTGTATCTAACATTAAAAAACAATTAGGCACCATTTCAGCTAATGTTAATTTAAAGATAGACCCAGCATCGGCTAAAACAGTTGCCAGCTTAAATTCTTCTTTAAATCAACTTAACTTAACCCTTAAAGCGACGGCATCTTCTGCAACAAATGCTGCTGATGCAGTTAGGGATTTACTATCAGCTATGAATGGTGTTGCATCTGTAAAGTTGCCCAGTCAAGCAGCACAAGTATCTTCATCTCTTAATAATGTAGCAGCTTCTTCTGCTAGCGCCCAAAAAGCACTATCTGCTTCAAGAACAGAGATAGAAGAATTTGGTAATCAAGCTGGTTTGGCAGTAAGAAGATTTGCTGCATTCAGCACTGTAACATCAGTAATATATGGATTAACAGGAGCAATTAGAGGTGGAATATCCGATTTTATTGATTTTGATAAACAATTAACTAGAATCGCTCAGGTTACTGGTGAAAGTAAAGACGGATTAGGTAGACTAAAAGGAACCATAACAGAATTATCTACAGGTCTTGGTGTTACAGCTAAAGACTTAGCTGGCGTATCAGTTACACTATCTCAGGCTGGTCTTACCGCTAGAGATACTGAAAAAGCATTAAGAGCATTGGCTCTTAGCGCCCTAACAGCATCATTTGATGATATGAATCAGACGGTAGAAGGTTCTATTGCTTTGATGAGACAGTTCAAGATCGGATCTAATGAATTAGAAGCGGCTCTAGGATCTATCAATGCTGTATCAGCAAAGTTTGCAGTAGAATCTAGTGATATTATTGCTGCTATTCAGCGTACTGGTGGTGTGTTTGCCGCAGCTAGTAGAGGAGTTAGTGAAGGTAAAGATGCTCTCAATGAATTTATTGCTGTCTTTACTAGCGTTAGAGCAACAACCAGAGAAAGTGCTGAAACAATTGCTACTGGTTTAAGAACTATCTTTACCAGACTCCAAAGAGGAGACACTATTGAGGCCCTTAAAGAATATGGTGTTAATCTTACAGATTTAGATGGCAAATTCGTTGGTGCTTATAAAGCTGTTCAGTTATTAGCTGAAGGTTTAGGACAGATCGACCCTAGAGACCTTAAATTCTCCAAGATTGTTGAAGAGCTTGGTGGTTTTAGACAGATTGGTAAGGTTATTCCATTAATCCAAGAGTTCACAACGGCACAACAAGCACTACAAGTTGCTCAAGCTGGACAAGGCTCATTAGCTTCTGATGCTGCTAAAGGACAATTAGCATTAGCAGTACAAATTAGTAAAACAAAACAAGAATTTTTATCTTTGATTCGTAGTATTGGAGATACTGATAGTTTTCAAAAAATGGTTACTGTTGGTCTTAGTTTAGCTAGTGCTTTAATTAAGGTAGCCGACGCTGCTAAAGGCATTATCCCATTAATAGGATTATTTGCCGCATTCAAGGGTGCTTCAGCTATACGACAGTTTAGTGCTGGATTTGGAACTGGCTTTGGTGGAGGAGCAGCTAAACAAAATAATAGACCATTAGGTTTTGCTACCGGTGGTTTAGTTCCCGGACAAGGTAATTCTGATAGTGTATCAGCAAGACTAACTCCTGGTGAGTTTGTTGTGAGAAAAAGTGCTGTTAAAGCTATTGGCTCAAATAATCTACATAGAATGAATAGATATACAACTGGTGGAATTGTTAATCAAATAGGTGGTGTTCCAGGAAAAACAATAGTTCAAAATAGCAAAAATCAATTAGTAGGATTTAGTCCAAAAGACACCTATTCTATATCAGATGGTTCTGAAAATCTTATTATTAAATATGATAGTAAAAAACAAAATTATAGAGCTAGAGGTAAAATACTTGATCCTTCTTTAGTTAATCGTCTTTTTAAAAACAATTTTCAATCTACTGTGTCTTGGGAAGAAATTGTTGCCAAAAGCTATAATGGTAGATTAGTAAATGGAAAAAATGATAAATTCCCAATAGATATTATTGCTGGAAATACTTTAATAGATGCTAAATTTAGGCCAGAAGAATCATATAAGCCTATGGATGCTTTAGGAAAAGCATTAAGTTATCGTCTATATAAAGCATCGGGAGGTAGATACAACTATGAAAATAATGGACAACAAAAACTTAAACTTAATAGTTTAGTTAGAAATACTCTTACAGAAAATCAAGATAATATTAAAGATTCTGGTCAGATAAAATTTGTTTATCCAGAATTTCAAGATATTCCCACAGACTTACCCGGAATTAAGTCTAATGTAACAAAACGACAAGCTCAATTATCTAGCAAAAGAACAAGTTCAATGCAGAGGGGGTATGCTCAAAGTTCAATTGACATATTCGGTGGATCTACTTTCAGTGGAAATAAAACAGATATTAATACTTTAAGCCCCTACGATAAAAAAAGTAGATTGTTTGGAGGAGGATCAGTTCGTAAATTTGAAAATGCGGGCTTAGTTACTCCAACAGCAGGAACAGCAGCTAATGCTAGTGAAATATTAAAAGTACTTACTTTGCCAGGAGCAATGGCAGCTAGTGGAGCAAGTGCTGGGGATATACTGAAAATACTAAAGAAAAAAAATGTACTTACTCCAAAAGAACAAGATATCAAAAATAAAATTTTAGGAGCATATACTAAAAAAACTTCTGGTATTAGATTAGCAGAGAATGCAGATATACAGAAGGCAATTACCGAAGGTCTTTTATTTGGTGCTGCTGGATTTAAAGGTAGAGCTTTTCCTATCACACCAAGAATGGATATTCCAGGATTAAAGAATGCAGTTAAGGTTAGAATTACTAGTGGTGTTTTAGATTCAGAGATGTCTAAAAAACTATTAAAGAAAATGACAGTGGGACTTAATAGTGTCGCTAATAAAACTTCAAGAAATATCATGATTAAAGATATCTTGAAACAAACTGGTCCATTATATGCTGATTTTGATAGAACATTAGCCTTCGGTGCTGATAAAATTTTAGGAGATCCAACAAAGCCAAAATATAGTGAATTCTCTGATAGAAGCAAAGTTGCTGGGGCTTTAAGAACAGCTAATCTTAGCATTTTAGGTAAAGCTATTGCTAGTACAGTAAGAAAAACCCCAGAATTTGCTAATAACCTAAATGTAATTTCTGCTAGACCACAATCAACAATGGATTTAATAGCCGGATGGTTAGCTAGCAAGGGCATTCCAATTCCATTAAATAGAATAAAGGGTGTTGGTGGGCCACAAGTTACTCCAGAACAGATTGCTAGTTTAAAGGCTGACTTGATGAATCCAGAGGGGGCCTTTGTTGACGATGATCCTAGAAATATTGCAGAATCAGAAAGAAGAGGAATCCGATCATATCTATATAAAAAACAAAATGTTGGACCAACAGGAAGAAAAAAGCTTGGAGAAGCAAATGCTAAGGGTTATTTAGCCGAAAGAGTAATTCATGAGCTGGGCGGTCCAATAGCTAATAAAGCTGCGACTAACTATGGTATCGACTTCCCAGATGGTTTAAAAAGTGCCGCGAAATACTTTGGTATTCCATCAGATATTCCAACAGACGCTAAACTTACTTTAAATGGTCCTGCTGAACTGAAGAGCCAGATTGGCAATTATCTCAAGGTGAGAGGATATGCTGGTGGTGGTTCTGTTACAGCAGACTATTATAGCTTAGAAAAAAGTAGTGGATTAAAAAGTTTTGAATTTGATAATGCTGTAAAGTTTGCTAAAACTATGAATTATAGCATGTCAGAATTTCAAACATATCTAAAGAAACTGCAAGTAGAAAAACAGAATAAATCTGGTGTTAAGACAGATAAAGATGCTCTAAGAAAATCTTTAATATCTGGAACCCCAACTGCTACATCTAGACAAATGTCATTAGCAGAATCACTAAAAGGTCCAGCAGATGCTGGCTATAGACCAATATTAACAGAAGCTCAAAGAGTTGCTGCTGCTCGTGCAGATGTGAGAAATGCAACAAGAGGATTTGCTTCTGGTGGACTTGTTCCCGGAGTTGGTAATCAGGATACTGTTCCTGCTAATCTCAATGTGGGTGACTTTGTTATTCGTAAAAAAGCAGTATCTACTATTGGTGCTAGTAATCTAAGTTCATTAAATAAAAGAGCTAGTGGCGGAGAAATAAGCAACACCGTCCCTGCACTATTAACTCCTGGTGAGTTTGTTATAAATAGAAAAACTGCTAGTAGCATAGGAACAGCAACACTTAATAGATTAAACTATGCAGATAAGGCTTCTAAATTTAATAATGGTGGCCCAGTAGGAACTGTTCAAGAGTTTGCAATAGGTGGAGCTGTACAAAGACTATTCTTTGGTGGTCCAAGCTTACCAGCTAAACCCTCTAATCCTACAGAGGGTAATGTTCAAATTTCTACTACTGTTGGTGACCAGCTTAGAGGTATGGTAACCGCTTTAAATGACTTAGGAATATCTTCATCTAAAACAGCAGAGATTATTAAAAAGGGTGGACAGATCAGTTATCAAGCTGCTATAAAAGCTTATTCTGCTGATATCCAAAAAATGAGATTAAATGGTGCATCTGCGATACAAGTTGCAGACGCAGAGAGAAAGCTTAGAGATATTAGAGCAGACGCAGCAAAGAATATCGAAACTAGAAAAAAACTCTCTGGAGTTGGTGCAGATCAATTACAGAACATAGATACCTCAGCACAGTTTGAGAAAGAAAGATTAACAAATCAAAAGAGAAATAGTTTAAGAAAAAAAGGAATTACTGGAGAAGCAGCGGATAAAGTATTAGAAGGTAGTGCTGCTAATATTGAAAAAATAGCATATCAAAGTGCAGCAAAATCACAAGGTGTTGATCTTAAAGGTATGGGTCTAAATGGTCAGGATATGCAAAAATATATCCAACGATCAATGATGGATGCAAAAACTTTACAGCAAATGAATGCTCAATATTTACAAACTAGAAAGAAAGATTTAGAAGCAGTAGGACATAGTGCAGCAGAAGCTCATAAAATAGCTCAAAAAGAAATCAAAGAAAGAGAAGCCATACTTAGAGATGTTGCCAAGTCTCGTGGAATGGCAGATCCTACAGGGAAGGGATCGTCTGAAAAACTCAGCCAAAGAATGATGATGGCCGGTTTTATGCTTCCTATGATAGGTAGTGCAGCATCTAGTCTTATTAATCCTGAAAGTAGTGCAGCGAGTGCTGCAACATCTGCTGGTATTCAAGGAGTAACTAATACAGTTGGTATGGGATTAGGCACAATGAGTATGATACCTCTTGAAAAACTAGGTAAATTTGGTGGAATACTAGGTATGGCAGCAGTTGCAGCAGCAGCTGTTGGTCAAGCTATGATAGATGCTCGTAATGCTACTATAGAGTTTGAGAAAAAGATGGGTCAGAATAAAGCAGAAAAAGCTTTAGAAGAAGTAGGTAAAACTTTTGAAAAACTTGAAAAAGATATAAAGAATATAAATCTTCAGAAAATTATTATAACTAAACTAGCAGAAGCTAGTACAAATATCAAAAGTAGTGTAGAAGCTGATGTTAAAAGAGCTAAAGCATATTGGACTAATTTATTAGATGCTTATTTCGGTGGAGCAGGAACATCGCAAGGAAATAGGGAAGCAGCAGAAAGAAGTAAAATTTTAGAAAAAGGAGGAGTAGGTAAATATTTTCAAGCTACAGGTTTTGGTCAAGCTATGATGGGTAATGTTTCTGGTGCTGATGCAGCAGCTAGTGCGTCAAGATCTGCACAAATAAGAGGTTATGCTCCAGAAACAGCACAGCAAAATGCCAAAATATTTGCTGATACTGCTAGCCAAATTAATCGTCTTATAGAACAAAAATTTAAAGGCGGAGAAAGCTTAGAAAGTATTTTAACAAGCATTACAGATGCTTCACAACCAGAATTTCAACAGTTTGCAGAAGTCTTAGCTAAATCTAATGCTGTTATAGGACAACAAATTTTGTATATAGAGTCTGATATACATCTTAAAGCCGATCAGAAAAAAGCACAAATAGAAGCTATACAAGCTACCTACGCTGAAGCAGAGGCCAGAAGAATCTATGGTGTTGTTGCTAGACAAAAAGAAATAAAATCTTTAGAACAATCGACTGGCTTATTTAGTCGTAGTCTTGAAAGAATGTATCAGAATATGGAACAGTCCATAAATAGGACTATCTTTACTTTAGACAAAATGAGTAAAGAATTAGACTTAGTAGTTTCTTCTTTTAAGGGTGAAGCTACAGTAGGCCAAGGCTCATTAGACAGTATTAATATGCTACAGAATCCTCGTGCTTATTCTAAGAATGATAGAGAATCTGCTCGTGATCAAGCTTCTAGTTTCTTTTCTGGTAATAGAGATCTAGTTAAAGGATTATTAAATGCTGGGGATAATTTAGAACAAGTTATTATGACCACTTTAAGTAATACTTTTAGAGATAATCCAGCAGCTAACAACGAACAAATTGGTATTGCTATAGAAAGAAATGTTAAAGATCAACTAGCTAATTTATCTTTACCATCTGATGTTGGAGATAAGCTTGCTGCTGAAGTTCAAAAGGCTTTGGGAGATTTAAGAAAAGAAGATAATAGTAAAGTTGATTTTGCTCAGTTAGCAGAAAAAATACCTCAATTATCAAAAGTTATTGAGAGTGCAAAAAGAGCACAAGAAGTAGCAATAAAAGCATTAGAAAATTGGCAAAATGCATTAAATAACTACTCTACTAGAACTAATCAGCTTGTTGATTTGCAAGTAGACACTAATAATAGACTGAGAAAGTCAACTCAAATTTTAGCTGATAGTCAAATAGATTTAGCAAAATCTCTTGGTCAAGAAATAGGAGTATCTGATACTAGAAGAGTAGCAGAATCTAAAACAGGACAACTAACTGGTGGATTAATAAGTCCAAAAGATATAACTGATAATATCTTAAATCTTGAAGGAAATAGAAGAGCACAAGAAACTGGATCTAATATTGCTAGAAATAGAGGAGCTAGTGGAGTAGATGATTTTATGAATATGCAGAAGGGTCTAAAAGACACAAATACTGCATTAAGAGAAAACTATGAAGCTCTCAAAAACTTAGCAGATAATTCAGATGTAGCATCAGCTGCTTTAGGTAAAATTCAAGAAGCTCAACAAAAAAATCAGGGACGAGTTAGTTTTATCGAAAAATTAGTCACCAGTACACCAGATGAAATGGATGGTTTAGGTAAAGCACTCGGTAGACTACAAACTAATATGAATGGTCAAGTTAATACTATTCAACGATCACAAGGAGCACAGCAGGCTTATTATGAAGCTTTACAAAATGGAGCTTCTGGCTTTGAGGCTATGAGAGCTGCTCAAACTGCATTTGCTAATGAGAGAAAAGAAACGCTAGGTGCTCTTAATGATATTATGCCTTTCTTAGGAAATAATAAACAAAGCAATAATATTAAAGCTAATGTATTAGAAGGTATGTTAAAAGAATCTGGTCAGGGTGTTTCTCCAATAATGCAACAGGTATTAACTACCCTCAGAAATCCACAAGCTGATCCAGAAACCCAAGCAGCTATGGCTCAGTATCAACAGGCCACCAACTTACAATCAGAAGCTAATAGACAATTAGCTATGTTAAATACTAATTTAGCTGGTCAAATAGCAGACGCTTCTGCAAAAGCTTTGAAAGACGCATTAACTGGAACAGCACTAACTTTCCAAAATGCAGAATTAACAAATATTCGAGACGATGTGGCTATTATCAAGAATTTAATAGGAGCAGGAACGACTACACCGACAACCAAAGCTTCTGGAGGTGTTATATATGCTGCTGCTGGTATGGGTATTGATTTTTCTCCAAAGGGTACTGATACTGTTCCAGCAATGTTGACCCCCGGAGAATTTGTGGTTAATAGAGCAGCTACCCAGAGAAATCTCCCACTATTACGTTCTATCAATAGTCAAAAACATAGTAGTGGTGGTCCTGTTAGATATTATGCTGGTGGTGGATATGTTAGTAGTATTATGAAGGATCAAACAGATCTTAGGGGAGAAGGACTTAAAGTAACAGATAAAAACTATTTAGATCCAGATAGTGAAGATTTTAAAAATCTAGTTAGTGATAAATCTCCAACAGTATTTAGTGGATGGAAAAACTATACTAGAAGTCAGGCATCTGGAGAAGGAAGAAAAGAAGGAGATAACATATATGCTCCTGCTCGTTGGTGGTATGGAATAGCTGGGATGGGTCCTGGAGAAATTGCTTTTAATAACAGAGGGGCTTTATTAGCGGGTGCTGCTCCAAAAATTGAAGTAACTCCTGATGGATATTTCCAATATACCGCTACTCAACCAACTACAGTAGATCCTATTAATCAAGTTCAACCTATGGGTCTTTTGATGTCTAAGGGTGTTATAGGAACAAGACCTATTCGACAAGATCAAATAATAAAATATAAAGAGAAAATTTTAGCAATTAAAAGAAATATGGGGGCTCAGGCTTGGGGAGATGACCCATCAGATTTTGATATAGGATCACTTGAAGATATCAATGGTGTGCAAGGGAAAAGTGGTGGGCCAGGTAAAGAGTACGATCCTAATATCAGTATTGGTAAAAATATTGGTATAATTATTTCTCCCAATAAAAATAGGCCAATAATTACTCCAGTATTTCCTTCTGAAGAAACTACAGATATACAAAAAGTTTGGTTGGAAATGACTACAGCTGCTAGTCTTGTTCCAACAGGATATTATGGAACTATAGTTTCTCCACACGCAGTTGAGACAGGAGGGACGTTAAGAACAGACAACAGCGAAACAGTTCCGGGTGCTAATAATAGTAACGCTGGTCAAGATATTAGAGATAAGGGATTAAAAATTGATTTACTTAGTACCCCAAGAACTAGCGTTGTTCCAAACGCAGCTATGGCTACAGTAGAAGCTAATTGGGTTAGAGCAAAAGCAGATATTGATGCTAAAATTAATTCTCAGAGAATAAATACAACATTTTATAAGGATACTTTAGCTTCTGTTGAAGCTGATAATTTTAAATTTGTAAGAACAAAGGTTAACAATAGACTAGATCAATTACAAAAACAACTACAAAATCTATACGAAAACCGTAGTTTGGTAGAAGATATTGGCCCATCTAAAGAGTTTCTTGATTTAGAGCCTTTAAATGCTCCAGATCCTATTGTAGATTTGCATGTTTTATCAGCTACTAAAAATAATGAATTACGACAAAAAATAAAAGAACTTCAAGCTATTTCTCCTACTATTCGTGAAGATAAAGGTTGGAGAGGATTAAATGTTGGTACTATAGGAGCAGCATTTGGTGAAAAATGGATGGACGGTAATGCTATAGATATTCAAGATGAAATGGCAGCTGGACCCTTAAAAGAATTTCCTTGGATTGCTAATCTTGATCCAACCATTCTTTTAGCTAATTTAGCTGCTGATATAAGAAGGAAACAAGAAGACTTAGCTAGTGGTAAAGAGTATGGATTTAATGTTAGTCAAATTACTCATTCTGTTAATGAAAAATTACCAGCACCACTAGATCAATATTCTCTAAAGCATACCGAACAATATTTAAAATATACTGGTCCTCTTTGGAATCCTGATGATCCTAATGCTGATCCTTCTGGTTTCTTGACAGACAATCCTCTTAAAGATTACTTTGTTGTTAAACCCTCTCCAGCTAAAGAAGACATGTTTCAATATGCCGGAGAGGCATTTAAAAATCAAAGAAATTTTGCTAGTAAGAATAAACCATTTGATCTTTCTGATTTAATCTCTAAATTACAGCCAGCACAAACTCAAACTATAGCAGATTATATTAAGAATCCTACTGACCCACAATTAACCACTGATCTTAAGAATATTGCTGTTGGAGTTAATCCTAGTTTAATAACAGCTAAAACTGTCGGTGTTAGTAAACCAATTGGATTAGAAGGTTTTGATTTATTTTCTCAAGAAGATAATACTCCAATTAATCTTAATATTGGTAGTTATTTAACTCATGCAATTGAAGAGTTAGCACAAGAACAAAAAAGAAAAGCTTTAGGAGTAACTGGAGAAATAGATAATGCTAAGGGGCTTAGTATTGGTATTGCAGATACTGATAAACAAAAGGCTTCTGTTAATCTAACTCGTGGAGCATTAAATGTTTTTGGTAGATCAAAGATTCCGGGATTTGCTAATGGATGGTTAGCCAGATATATTGGTAGAATGCCAAGCATATTAGGTATGGCTAAAAATAATAATATTGTAAAATCTGGTACTTCATATATAGCCAATGTTTTCAATGAGGCTGGTGCTTATGCTAGTAAATTATTTCAAATGGCTCGTAATCCTCAACAATATAATGCTCTCAAAGAAGCATATGTGATGATCTCTGGGGCTACCAGCGCTTTTAATGGATTATCCAATGGAGATACAAGGTTCTTAAAACTACTACAAGACCAAGGAGACTATTCAGCTCTATTTAGATCTTTAGGAGCAAGTTCTAGTTTCCAAAAAGCAGCAAATAATGAACTAACAGCAGACTATCAAGCTCAATTGGGTCAGGAACTTAAGGGATCAAAGATTAGAAAAGTCGGTGCTGATGGTTCACTAAGTTACGCTGATTTCAATAATTCTGTACCAAAAACTTATCAAGACTTAGTAGATACAGCACTTAATCCATATAATGAATTTACTAGTCCTTCTATTCGTAAGGGATTGATTAATACATTAATTGCTGATATTTCTAATGGTAAAGATAGTTTAGGAATGCCATTCTTTGATAAAAGAACTTTGGACTATATTAATAATAATCTTAGAACTCTACAGTCTTGGTACGGTGGTGATGGTAATGCATGGCCCGGACAAGACTCTTTTTATGACGAAACTTTAGATGCTAAGATCAGAACTGATAGTGTTATAAATGCTCTAAATAATAATGCTGCTGGTGGATTATTAGATCAGGCTAATTTAGCTAATACACAATTGGGTGTTGCTACTAAATTTGGTAACTTGCCAAGTGCTCAATGGTTTGAGGCCAGAAAGATTGCACAACCTCAATTTAGAGCTACTGGCGGCATGATCTATGCTTCTGAAGGCCAGATGATTAATTTTCAGCCCCGTGGCACAGATACCGTTCCAGCAATGTTAACTCCCGGCGAATTTGTTGTCAATAGACAAGCCACCCAAAAGAACCTCCCATTGCTACAATCTATTAATAATGGTAATCATTATTCTAAGGGTGGTCCTGTTAATTATCTATCAGATGGTGGAGAAGCTGCCCCATTTAATGCTATAACTGGCAATAGAGTCAAAGAAAAACCAGAAGATAAAGATTCTCCACTAACTAAATATAAAATCAGCTCAGTACTTTATCCCTATGTTAGTTATCCATTTGATGAGAGAGGATATTCTCAGGATTTACCTCCAGAACTAAAAATGCTTAATACTTTAGGGGGTTATGGCGGTGGAATAGGATATACAAATATTTTCTTTGATACTGATTTAGCTAAAAGTTTGCGGTCTATCAGAAGTAATAAAAATAATCAGTATGCAACTAGTACAGCAGTAAATAACAGTTCTGCTGAGTTTATTAAACAGTTTAAATTTAGAGATATTGATAATAATGATAAATTAACTGGCTTTGATTTTTCTAGCTTTTTATCTGATAGTGATAATATTTTAGGTTTAATAGATCCAGATTTAGGTGATGGATTTGCTCCTAAAAATCTAATAGCATGGAAAAAAGCAGAAGATAGAGTCAAGGCCAGATCATCTGCTAAGGCTGTTATTGCTAATTTAACACCAGACTTAGAAAATATTAAAGCTGTTATACAAGATCAACATCCAGTAGATGGTTCAAATAATACTAATGATCGTAATTCTTATGGGGCTCAAGGTCAAGCTGCAATAGCAATGAGGATGTTGATTTACAATGTAATAGAAACATGGAAAAAAGATTCTATAGAAAGTATAGAGGGTCTTGGATCAGATAATGCTCAAGTCAATTCTCAACAAGTAGCAGAAGATATCTATAAAGGTAATAAAACGCCTTTGACGAAAAAATTAGTAGATTGGTTAGATAAAAAAGAAGGAGCTAAAACTTTAGTTGAAAAAGCTAAAGAATTATTTCCTGGTAGATCCCCTGATGATGCTCCAAATGACAAATTTTTAGCATCAGATTTTGCTCAAATAGGCGATTTATTTAGAAATGCTCCTAAGTTTATTGAGGCACTATATAAAGGTGAAACTCCATTAGCTAAGGGAAAGAAACATATTTTTTCTCTATTATCTCAAGGAGCCAGAGTTAAAGGCATTGAGGCTTTAATTAAAGCAAGAACATTATTTTCCGGTTCTGACCAATCAGTACTTGGTGAAAGAACAGTTTATGCTGATCCTTCAAGAACTCCAGAGAATACTATTGGAAGAGACAAATTAGTATATAGAAACAATCCAATGGGATCGGTATTTGGAGCTGATAGAGATCAATCTGGTTTAACTGCCGCAGAAAAAGCTAAAATAGAAGAAAGACTTAGAGAACATGATTGGGCAGGATCATTAGATAATACGGGTTCCTCTCCATCTCACGCCATGAGAGATCCTAGGTTTACAACTACTGTTGGTAATGATCTTAATTGGGATAAAGATGGTGATGGAAGAGTATCTAAAGAAGAGTGGTTAGAAAAATTTAGTGGCATGGATAATGGTGGAAAAAGATTATTTAGTAAATATGATCTTAATAATAATGGATTTTTAGAGCTTAAAGAATTTACTAAATTTTATAATGAGTCCAAGGGTACTCTTGGTCCAGAAAACGATGCGGCAGCTGTAGATTTGGGAAGGTCTATTAATGAAAGACACGCAAATAGAGTAAAACCAGTTGATGCTTTGAAGGCAATGTTTGAAGATAAAAAAATAAGAGAAGCATTAACAACGAATGCTAAATATTCTATTACAGAGACTTTTATACCTAAAAATCTAAAGAATATATCTCAAAATGAAATTGATGAACCAAAAATTCTTAAAGAATTACAGGATAAATATAGCGAATTATATCCTAAGAGAACCACAATACCTGATATATTAAACAATGAATTACCTTTACCAAAATATATAGATGATAAATTTGCAGATTTATTTGCTGATAGGGCTGAATTTGCTCCCTTAGGTGTTTTAAATAATTATCATATAGAAGACCTTCATAAAGTTATTAGAGAACCATTTCATTTTACCAATAAAAATACTTCACGTAATTTACTATTAGAAAAGAATTTTGATTTCAATAAAGAGCCGTGGAAAGAACTGGTTAAACCATACGAAAAATCTCCCTATCAATTACCGTTTGGCTTTCAATCAGCGACCCAGTTACTCAAATCTAATGCTGACCATTGGTTTGACACAACAATATTTCCAGAAAATAATTGGAACAATCCTAGAAGTTGGAGAGATGATAAATATAGTATTGGAGTCATCCCATACGACCCCAAATCTGTACAACAAGGTCAATGGTCAATACCTCCCGGTCAACAAGTCGGTAACTCTGTTCCACCAGGGCAACAAGCAGGAACACCAGCTAGTCAAGCTGGAACAGTACCTCCCGGTCAACCACCAACCGGGACATCGGGATCAACAGTTCCTCCTAATAAACCAGTAGAAAACAAGTTAGTTGGCTCTACTATTAGAGACAAATACTATGATGAATTAACATATAAAGAATATTTAGCTTCTTTAATCAAAGCTGAAAAAGCTCCAGAAGCTCCAGATAAAAAGTTATTCACAACACCAGCTTTCTATACTATCGGCCCAGATGGTCAAAAAGTTCGTGATACAGCTTATGACACTAGAGAAACACAAAGAAGAATTGGCGGAGGAAAGCCAATTGATAAAGATGATATTAATCATGCCATGGTGTCAACATTAGCTAATGATATTTATAATGATTACAATAATGTTCAATCTCATTTAGGAACATTTAAGAATCCAAGAAGTGATGCTAATGTTAAAGACCAATCTTTATCTGGAATAGAATTAGGCTATGGTAATTTAGTAAATAACTTAACAAAACTTAGCACACTAACTAATCTTTCCAAGATGAAAAATAAACCCATCATGGTCGGAGAAGCTAAAAATATTCCATTTAGTATTGATGATGTTGTTGATAGACTAAGAGTAATGAGAGAGATATATAATAATGAAATCCTATCTAAGAAGAAAGAAAAACTTGGTAAAATTAATGATTCTATTCTCGACGATTTCTTCTCGTCTACTGCAAAAATCACTGAAACCAACAATGTTCCAACTCCTGCTGATGGCAAGCCATTTAGTGGAAAAGAAGTAAGAACAAATAGAGGTATTCCAGGGCCTATAAGAATGCCTGTTAGAGGTATGACTGGAGTAGAAACTCAATATAAAAATTCTTATAATCACTATAGACGTATTTTAGGAGAATATAATTATCATCAGATGGTGGGTAGAGGCAAAAGATATGCTCAAGGACATAAAACAACTACTAGAGTAGCTAAAACACTATCTTCTGGTGGAATGGTATATGCTAGTAATGGAATGTTAATTCCTTATGCTCCAAAAGGAACTGATACTGTACCAGCCATGTTAACTCCAGGAGAATTTGTTGTTAACCGAGCAGCTACTCAAGCTAATTTGCCATTATTACAGAGTATTAATAAAAATAAGGGTGGAGAAATCAGTTATTATGCTACTGGTGGAATGGCTGCTCCTGATACTGCTAGTATTTCATACGACATTAGACAACAAGAAGCTAATACTCTTAATAATCAAAAAACCTCTATGAATAGCAGTAAAACATTGAATGCTATAATAGATACACAAAAAACAACCCAAAATATACAAAGTTCCACACAACAATTTATTCCAAGTGTTAATAGTAGCTTTTCTTCTTTGTTTGTAGAATCAAAAAATATTTCAAAAGGAGTTCAAGGAGTAAGAAGAGATATTACAAATGTTGATTCTTCAATTTTAAAATCCAAAGATGAAACAAATCAGAATATAACTAGTCTTGCAAAATACAATTCTTCTAGTGCTAACTCTGTTGGAAATAGCATTGGAGCAATTGGTCAGCAGGTTGTAATGAAGTCAAATGATAATATTAAACACGTTTCTAAAGGTGGTACAGTATATGCTGCTGAAGGTCAATTAATTAATTTCCAGCCTCATGGCACAGACACTATTCCTGCGATGCTAACTCCTGGAGAATTTGTTGTTAACGCTAGAGCAACACAACAGAATCTTCAATTATTACAGGCTATTAATAAAAATAAAGGAGGAATGGTTTATGCTCAAGATGGTATATTAGTACCTAATTCTAGAGAGCTTCAACAATATGGGGATATAAAACAGGACACATTTGACCCATCAAAAGCAACAACTCCTAGTTCTGATAAGCGAAAAGCTAAAAGAAGTGAGTATTTACAGAAACAAATAGAGAGAGAAGAAGCAAAAGAATTTAATAAATTAGGAATTAACTATAATAATAGTACTACCATAGAAGATATACTAAAAGCTTTGAAAAAACAAAGAAATTACCAAGAAAAAAACGATTACTATCTACGTCAATTTATTTCGGATGAATCATTAGGATTAAGACTAAAAAGATTTCCAAAAATTAGCAAAGCAATTGAAACTATAAAAGAACAATCGACTATAAATCCATTCGATCCTCCAACAACAGATCCTCTTAATCCTGCCAAACCATCTACAGTTGATGAGCCAAAAGTATATTATAAAGGTGTCGAAACAAAAGCAAATGGAGGAATGATCTACGCTGCTGAAGGAAAATTAATCAATTTCCAGCCTCGTGGTACTGATACTGTTCCCGCTATGTTAACTCCTGGAGAGTTTGTTGTTAATCGTCAAGCCACCCAACAAAATCTCTCTTTACTAAAAACTATTAATAGTGGTAATTATAAGGAATCTTCTAAAGGATACTCTCATGGGGGAGTAATATATCTGGAAAAGGGTGCTCAAGTTCCCCCAGAGTTGCGGGGACTTGAAAATAGTGCTGTTGGTCAAATAATATTAAAAGTCAAAGCTCAAGCTGAAAGTTATCCTAATCTTTTTGAGGCTCTTGATGATAAAGCTATAAATCAAAATCTTAAAAAAGATGAATTAGTGACAAAGTACGAAGATGCTTGGAAAACTATGGATCCTAGTGCTAGATATTCATCGGCCCAACAACAATTTAAAACAGATAAAGCTAGAGTAGATTATTTAGAAGAAATATATACTAACAGTATGAATGCTTATGATAGTATTTTGAAAAGTACTCTATCTCCAAGAGCTAACTATATTAAAGTAAAAGATAAAAGTATAATAGAAATACTGCTTGGACAAAAAGTAGCTAAATTAGAACACGATGTAATACATGAAACTTGGGTTGAATTATTCAAAAAGCATCCAGAATTTCGTAGTGGTCCTATTAATGCTGGAGCAACCCAGGCCGCTGGAACAGGTACTGTAGCAGGACAAACAACGGTAGCAGCAGCAGGAAAACAATATGGTGGTATGATTTATGCTAATCATGGTATGATGATTCCTTATATTCCAAGAGGTAGTGATACTGTTCCTGCTATGTTAACACCGGGCGAATTTGTTGTTAATAGAGCATCAACCCAGCAAAATCTACCTTTATTACAAGCTATTAACAATAATCGATATAGTCGTGGCGGCAGTGTTAAGTATTTAGCTCATGGTGCAATGGCTGATGAGTCTGGTGCTGGTGGTGGTGTATCTAATGGTGGAGGCTCATCCTCACCCAATATGGATGGATTAAGCCAGTTTACGACAAAATTTGAAGAATTTATTGGCCAATTAAAAGCAATAAACTTACCACCAATTATTAATGTTATGGGTAATCATAAGGTTGAGGTAGTATTTAATGGAGCAGAAGTATTGAAACAACTCAGTGAAACAGCCATCAGTGATATGGTTGTTGCAGAAGTTGGTAGAGCTATGGGTACTCTTAGTGATCAAACAGAAGGCGCTTTAGGGAGAAAATAATGGCTGACACAACAATTTCGGGTACACTAAATGTTGGTTCTGGTACAACTCCGGATATAAAACTATCAGATACCGCTGGTATCTCTAGCTCTTTTAATATTAACAAATTAGATATTGACTTTAGTATTAAAGGAACGGGTAATGGTTTGATGTATTTCGATGCCTCAACAGGAAGAGTTGGTATCGGAACCGGTGTGCCTGACGCTGTTTTGCACGTTGTTGCTCCATGCGCCAAAGACGGATTGATTATTGAAAGTGTAACCAATTGTCCAACTGGCGTAACTCTATTGTTAGTTCATAACCCCCAAACTGCTCCAGTATCAGGTAGTTATCCTGCTATAATTAATCTTGCTGGTCGTGATACTAATTATAATAAAATAGCATATGGACAAATTGTGTCTAAAATACTAGATCCTATCACAGGATATACTAGTGGAGAAATTCTTTTTACAGTTGATAATCGTGGTACTAATACTCCAGTATTTAAAGCTAATGTAAAAAATATAGTATTGGGAGGTAATAATAGCGTATCTGGTTATTCATATACTGTTATTGGCGGTAGTAATGCTGTAACAGGCGTAGGTATCACTAGTATTGGAGCTTACAATAGTGGACTATCTAATAGTGGTCTAATTATTGGAAATGCCAATATTTTTAATGGCACTAAAATTGTTGCCTTAGTAAATAATTCTAAATTTGTTGGAGCCAATAATATTGCTATGGGAGATACTGTAGCTATTACTGGTTTATCTAATATTTTTATAGGCAACTCAAATCTCCTTAGCGGATCAAATAATATTTTGATGGGAGATAACAATTCTTTTAATGGAGATATGAGTATTGGTTTAACTCAATTATCTTCAAATACCGGGTCATCAGGCATTATTTTTGGAGCTTATGCTACTAATAGTGGAAATAATAATATATACATAGGTAATCTTAATAATTTGATTGGTAATTCTAATAATGTTGTTGGCTCCCTAGTTTCTGTTACAGGAGACAGCAATAATATTTATGGCAGTTCTGATTCTATCTTAGGATCTAAATTAATTTCTATAGGATCAAATCAGTTTTTAAATACTGTAACTAGTGGTATTTTTATTGGTAATGATATGTCATTATCTAATTCTAATAAACTTTTATTTTTAGGTATGGGCAATACCAATACAAAAGATGGTCTAGCAAAAAGCATTTTGATTGGTATCAACAATAATCTAAGTAATGGTACCCCAGATCAAATTTTATTGATTGGTCAATCAAATATTATACAAAACATTACAGGTTCTGTTGTACTAGGTAATACTAATAATGTTAGCGGGTCTGTTTCTAATAATTTAGTTATGGGTAATTCCAATGCTGTATCATTAATTAGCACAAATAATTTAGTTTTAGGAATATTAAACAATCAAACTGGTATTTATATTGATTCTGCTGGTAGTATAACAGGATCAGGTAAAAGACCAGCTGGAACTGTTATTAATTCTATAGTTGCTGGTATAAATAATGTAGTATATGCTGGAAATAGTCATATTGTAGTTGGTAATAAAAATGCTATATCGGGTTCTAGTAGTAATACTTTAGGATCATATAATAATCTTCAAAATAGTACAAATGCTTATAATATTGGTAATTCTAACTTTTTAGTAGGTAGTCAACTAGCTACAGTTGGTAGTAAAATTAATTTGATTGGTCAAGAATCAGTGGTATTCAACACATCCAATCAACAAATGAATGTTTTTGGTAGTGGTAACATTGTTTTAGGATACAACCAAGTTGTTAATAATGGTATTGCTGTAGGTACTTCTAATAGATTAGATGGCTTAAATAATATTGTTTATGGTCGTAATAATACACTGGGATATACCAGAAATACATGCTTTATGACTGATGCTGGTGGCACTACTATTACTATTCCAACTAAAGGAATGTTAGCCCAGTATTTACAGGGAGATAAAATATTAGTTTCTTTTCAGAATCCCCCATCAACATCTAACACTTTTGTAAGAACTATTTCGGCAATTGTAGAAGATACAATTGAGCCAAAAACCTATATTACTCTTGATATTCCAGTGATTCTTGATTATGGAAATGGTTATTATTCTATAAATAATGCATTTGATGATAATAATAGTCCTTCAAATGTTGTTAGTGGGCTTATCATGCCATACCAAAGAATGGGTGGTGCTGGTGGAGCAGAACTTAATCCTGTATATGGATCTAATAATATTATTGTTGGATCTAATAATAGATATCCTTTTACTAGTGGTTTAATTTTAGGCTATAATAACTATATGTCTGGTGTGAGAAATATAGCTATTGGATATGGTTTGACCGGAGTTGCAGATGATACTCTATATTTGGGTACTAATAATAGTAATAAGATGATTCTTGATAATTATAAGATTGTTTTTAATTCCGGTAAACTACAACAGAATCTTATTGTTAAGTCTGCTTCAGATTCTACTAGTGTTCTCAATGCTAATCTTAATAATAATAGAGTTGGCATTAATACAGATTCTCCAACATCTGATTTTTCTGTTAGTGGACTTTTAACCACTACAGATTTTAAATTAGGATTTTCTTCTCCAGATGCTTATGTATTAACCAGTAATACTAATGGAGTTGGAACATGGCAGCTACCAGTTAGATTATCTGGTACTAATGGAGGCATGTTATTTAAGATTACTGATAAAGGAGCAAGTGGTATTGCAGAAATTGGATATGATCCCAATAATAAACAATTAGGATTTAATTTAGGTGGTAATAATGAACTCTATATTAATAGTACTGGTTTATTTCTAAATGATCAGGCTTTAGCTTATAAAGTAAGAATTCGCGGTAGTGGTGGTGTAGATTTTGCAAGAATATTATTTGATACTGACTATCCTAATCATAGAATTAATTTTTATAATATCGGCGGTAATTCTGGTAATTTCAATAATTTTACTTTAAATAGTGGATTAACTTTACCTATTAGTTTAACTGGAACTTATTTATATGTTAATAATAGTGGTAAATTATCTTCTTATGTAACTAGACCTAACAGTATTCTATTCTCTAATAATGCTTCATATTCTACAGGAAATAGTAGCCTACGCTGGATCAATTCACAACAAGTTATGGCTATGGGAGCATCAGTTGATGTTACAGAAGATACAGTACCTACTAATGGCTATGATAGTTACTATAACATATTATTAAGTTCTAATTCACAAGTAGACACAGTATTTAATAATCGTGGATTCAATAATAGATTTGCTGTTTTAAATTCTGGCAATGATAGGACTATAGGTTTTCATATTGGTCCAACTGGTGCTGTAGCTATTAATACAGCATTGTCAAATTTATCATCTGTCAATCCAAAAGCAGCTCTTTATGTTAATGGTAAAACTTGGGTAACAGAACTAAAAATAGGAAATGATTCTGCTCCATCAGGATATTATTTAAGAACAGATGCTTCTGGAAATATTCGTTTTAGTAATCTTGATATTAATAATCAGTTTACTGCATATTCTACTGATGCTATTACTAATAGTTATCCTATTAACGTAATTTCTACTACACAGGGTGTAGATGGTTCATTTATTACTAATTTTGGTTTTACCAAAAGAAACTCAAATGGAAATCCATTTACAGCAAGTGATGATGGAGCATATGTTGCATATAATGGTTTAGCTTGGGTTACTGCTAGTGGTCTTAAAGCGTATCAAACCCAGCTGGAAACAGGTAATCCACAAAGTTCTCCTGGTATAGCTATTGGTTATAAACCTTCAGTAACTAGTACATTTAATACTCATGCATTCGCTGGCGGTTCATTTAGTCATACTAGCAAAACATATGATGGATCATCCCAATATGTTCAGTATTATTTAAGAACCCGCACAACAGGCCCAAGTAATACAACCAATCCTCTAGTTACTAATTGGTCAAAAACTAATGTTGTATCAGATGAAAGTCCTAATAACTGTATTAATTTTAATGATTTTTATGCTTTAGACTCTTATAGTCCTGGATATGATAGAGTTTGGGCATATAAAATTAGCGTTTCAGTATTATGGCAAAATAGTACACAATCCACACCCAATAATACTGCTAGAAGATATGCTGGAACATATCAAATTGAGGGCGGTGTATATAGATCAGCCGATGGTTCTAATTTTTATAAGTTTGGTAATGAAAGCGTTAAATATTATGGAGATGCTATGCCATCTTTTATGGGATTATCTACTGAAGTTAGAAATACAAGTAGTATTCCGAGACTCAGTATAGTTGCTAGTGGTGTTGGCGGATATACTGCTCTTTGGTCAGCTACCGCTAGAATTAATCAACTTAACCATCCCGGAGATCTTACTTTATACGGAACAGTTTAGTTTTTAGGAAAGGATATTTATTATGGCTACGTCAGCATTTCTTAGTTATGGTTCTTTTAGTTTTTCAGGAGTTAGTGGGTATCCTATACCGGCTATTTCTATTTCCAAAGAATACCAAAGAAATGGAGCTGGAAAAACTATTGGAGCAACAACATCAGTAAATTTAGAAGGCAAATTATTTACTGGTAGTGGAAATAGTGGACTTCCTCAATTATTAATACTAGAGAGTGGTCTTAGATCGGTTTTTATTGACGGAGGAACATTGACTTTTGGTTGTGGATCAACTAGTGGATCTTTTTCTGGAGGTAAAATATCAAGGTATTCTGCTAATAAAACAGATAATAATTGGACTACAACTATTGATTATAGTATTGATTTGCAATTTGAAAATACTGTCACAACTGGCAATAATCCATTTTATGTTAGTAGTACTCAAGATGAATGGAGTATGGAAACTTTAGATGAGACAGCATTTGCTAGAGGGCCATTTAGTCTTGGTAATTATTTGCCAGGATATGGAAATCCTGCGCTTAATTTCAATCAAGGACAAAACTATCCTTTTTATAGAATTAGTCGCACTTTGGGAGCAGTTGGTAAATACATTCCATTTACAGGAGGTAGTGGAATTAGTGCTATTCAAAATGCTAAAGGTTGGGTTAATTATCAATTGGGAGATCAGCCAACTTATAGTGGTGTAATCGGATTAACGTTGTATAATTTTGTCAGAAGCTTAAGCGTTAGTGAAGTTGAAGGATCTTTTAGATTAACAGATAATTGGATAGGAGTACCTACTGGAGTAACAATACCATATATAGAAACTTTTAATATTGATAGTTCATTAGATTCAGAACTTTTAAGAACAGTAACAATACAAGGAACAGTAAAGGGATTAGAACCATTTAATAGTGGTAATATATACAATTCTAATTTACTATCATATCTTAGTGGTTCTTTAAGTGGATCATTAAATCCTTTGTATAATGATAATACTCATATAAATGGTATTAATAGTACTAAATTTATAAATGCATTAAGTGGATATGCTCAGATAAAATCTGGTTTACTTAATAGAATAAGCAGTGCTTTTGCTACTGGTACTTTAACTACTCTTGGTTATTCTACTTCTGCTACTAGTGGACTTTTGCCAATTAATCCTCTTCCAATGAGTATTACGGAAGGTATGAATCCGGCAGAAGGTACAGTGACATACAATTGGGTTTTTAATAATAGACCAAGACCATATATAAACGGAGCTCTTAATGAGTCATTAACTATAGATGATCGTCATGCTACTCCTATTATAGCTTCTATTTTCGTATTAGGGCGTAAATTAGGACCTATTTTACAAGACCTAGGAACTTTTAACGCATCAAGTAGAACAGTAAATTTTGAAGTGGTATTTCCTAAACCTAGTAGTTTAGTAGATATCGTATTCCCAGGAAACCATTACAATACTATAACAGGTGTAGTAGAGAGATTTAATCCTGCTAGTTTTACAATTGGATATGCTGGTACAGTAGGAATTAAATCATATGTTACAGCTAATACTAGTAATTGGAATCCAAAAGAAGGACGAATCAGTGTTAGTAAAACCTGGGACTGGGTAAGATGTATAGAACAATAATTTAGATATAAGGACAACAAATGCCTCAACAGAATCCATTTACATGTTCTGGATCGTATGAAGAAGTAGGGCCATATAATCAGACATTATTTTTAGGATGTAGTTTAACTAATTTTAATATTAATCTAGGTTGGGGAGCTGACGCTAGCTCTATAACAATTGGTTTAGTATCAGACCCAGCATTTCATCCTGTATCACAAAGATATGGTCCACTCAACGCTTTAGTAAGTAGTACCAATGCTAATAATAATACTCCATCTACAGCTTTAAGACAAAATGCAGATGGTTCAATTAGTGACACTGATGCTGGCAGAAACTTATTTAAAACTATATCTCCACAAATAACAGATCAAAATCAATATAATGATTTGGGAAAAGTTTATTGGGATATTAATAATAGGAAAAAATATTGGACTGATCCTGATCCTGGATTTTTAGGATTAGCCAAATACCAACCAGATGGACAATTAGTTCGTAAAGCTTACGATATTATTGGTGTCCCAGCCTTTTTTAGATTTTCTTCTGGATTATCTTTTGGAGGTATGATTTCAGATTGGAAAGCTAATGGTGGTCAAGGAGGAAGTGGATTATTTGAAGTTACATTAAAAAGTTATTCCAGTTTATTAGCTGGTTGTTATTTGATTATTGATGATTATGTTGGTTCAATATCAACTTCAATTAATACTGATATTGCTGTTCCTTCAAATACTACTGGTGTTTATACCTCAGATATAGTTAAAGGAAATATACCAAATGTATTTAATATTTTTGGATATTTAGAAGACAAAGGATTTGGATACGCTGGTAAAACAGATTCTGGAGTTTCAGCTCTACAGATTTATTATGCTTTACAGGATTTAACAGGAGGAACAGATTGTCCATTTTCCCCATATGGAGCATTGATTGCTAAACATCCGTTAACTATGGATGGCACTGTTGTTGACGTAACCAACCAAACAGTATCTAGTCTTATTTCTTCTAATAACACTATGACTTTACAAGAGTGTGGCTTATGTCCTAATATTAATGCCACAGATGGTATAAAAAGGACAAAACTTAAACTAGATTTAAGTGAAGTACCAATACCTCCTAATGATTTATTTTTAAATACTGGTCCATATATTACTATATTAGATTTTATTAGCAAATTATGTGCTGGTGCCGGTTTTGATTTTTATGTTGATTTTCGTCTTCCGGAACAAAATGAAATCGGAAATTTTTCTGGAGTTATTGTTATCAGAACAGTAAGCAAAAGAAATCAACCTCCAAGAGAAATTATTAAAAATATAGTAGCGAATTTGGTTAATGCTGGAGCAAAAGTCAGCTCTTACACATATGGACAAGAATATAATGATAAAGATATCAGAGCTATGTATATTGGTAGCAAACAACAAAGATTATTACAAGTCAGATCTGTAAATTTATCGATTAAACAAAGTAGTTTAGTTTTTGATCCATACTATAACAATGGTGTTGGTCATTTTATTGATTTTAATGCTAAAAATAATTCGAATGCTGGTAATGCCAATATCAATAAATATGAAAACTATTTTAGAATCCCAGACCCAGGAAGCACAAGATATTCTCAGACTGCTACAGACGGAGGATCAGCAGTTGGTCAAATTAACGACTGGGATATTTTTCAATCCGTAGTACATTTTGGTCCAAATTCTTTAGGTATTTTAAGAGGTAATTATTTTCCTACAGAAGAACAAGATCCAGCTTCTCTTTATCAAGGAAATCCCAATCCTGCTTTTGCAAATAATGAGAGCTATCCACTATATAACGATCTGATTAGTCCATATTTTGGTTACCATGGTCAAGATACGACTGCGACCACAGTACCATCTGCTATCGATTGGCACGAACCAAGAAAAGTATATTTGGATCGTAAAATGGGTCAATTACAAATTGTTTTTAGAAATAATGATATTACTTCTTTATTAACAAAAGCTTTTACATCTAGTGGTGAATTTGTTGTTTTAGAGAACGAAATCAGAGCAGCTGGAGGAGGATTTGAAGCTTGGTTTTCGTATTGTTTTGATAATATATTTAATACAGATATTGCAGATTTGATGTACTCAGCATTTTGTGCTCAATACCCAGTTTTTGGAAATAGAAGAAATTTTCTAGCTGGTTTAAATATTATTAACTGGGATGCTGTTAATAAAACTCCAGTTACTCAAACAAAAGAAACTAGAGCGTATACTATTAGTATAGAAAATGCTCAACCATATGTTCAATTTTTATATGCAGATCTAAAAAAGATTCATTCTTTTTTTTCGGATATTTGTAACAACTATTATGCTAAAAAATTTATGGTTAAAACACCTAGAATGAGATGGTATCAAACATCTCCTTTTAGTAATAGCGAAGGTGAGACATTTGTTAAGTATCCAGATCCAAATGGTAATAATTTTGCTTATTCAGCTTCTAGTAGATTTTTTACAAATTGGGAAATATCCACAGATGGAGCATGGGAAGAAGAAGGTAATTTTATAGATGATACTATTGTTGTTGGATCTACTCAAGCAAGCTTATTTTCAGACAACGATAATAAAATACAGCCTATTTTAGGATTTAATGCCAATGGAGATTTTGCTTCTAGAGACTTTTGGTCTCAAACATATTTAGCTAATCGTAGTAATCCTAATTCATTAACTGCTTTAATGCTATCTAGATCACAACCTTTTGGATCAGCAGTAGATAGAGGATTATATTTTCATTTTCCTTTAGATCATAATATGGATCCTTCAGATTATACCTATGTTCCATATATAAATCCAACATTAACTAATTTAGGTTTAACTAATCTGACTAATACTTTGGTTGGACAAACTTTAGCTCCAACAACTGCTCATGGAGAACCAGTTCCTTCTAATTGGCAATATAAAATGTATGCTAAGGCCGAAGTTGAGCCTAAAGTAATTTTCATAAAAGATGTTGATGATATTTATCGACCTAGAGCCATACTGTCTCTACAAAGTCCATTATATTTAGGAGGAGGTAAATCTGATACACAAGATTCTTTGTCGTACGTTCAATTACATGATGCTTTAATGATAATGAATAGAGGATCTTCCCAGCCACCAAATAATATATCTCGTACAAATAATTCTTTAAAAGTTACTTCCAATCCAATGAATTGGAAAGCTATTCTTTGTGCTTGGGGATTTTCTAGCACTATGAAATTAATTGGTGGTTACCATGGTGTGTCTATCAATAATTCAGCAGAAAATGTGTCTATTGTTAAAAAAGCTACTTGTCCAGAGTTTGCGGCAATACCTATTAAATTTAATAGAGCTACTTATGGTCCTTGGATAAATCATCCTGGGCTTCAAGGTGTTTCTTCATTAATATTTATTACTACAGATCCTAATGGATATGATCAAAATACTCTCAATAATTTAGTTAATAATTTAGTAGGTGGAGTTAAAGTAAATATTGATGATGGTCTTAATCCTTGGAGTTATGGAGGAACAAATGCTTTAGATGCTGTAGTTATGAATCAAATTAAAGATGATGTTAATTACCAGCAAGTTACTGAACATGGAAGTATTAATGCTGTAGGTATGCTATTGAACGATCCTAATGGAAAACCATATAGTATAGGTAGCGTATTAAAATTAACTGCGGCAGATACAGCAGGACCAATAGTAACTAATTTGGGTCTCAGTTTAAATAATGGTGGTATTAGTTCTAACTATAATATGAGAACATATGTTAAGAAAATAGGATTTTTTAATAAAGAAAATTCTGATAGAATTAAAGACACAAGTCTAGAGTTTATGAGAAGACGCAGAGATACGAATAATAGTATCAATAATGCTTTAAATAAAATTAAACCAAATATTTTTCCTAATACTAGCAATAGTTTACTTGGAGGTTCAGATACTCCTAAGCCATTGAGATGGAGTCCTTTTGAAGTTTTAGCTGGAGCGGCATATCCGCAATTAAATTTTAAAAGTTCTGTTGGAGATATTTATTCTGATTTAGGATTTTCTCCATCGTGGTCTAAATTACCATATTCTAAAGGAACAAGTTTCAATACTAAAGATATGTTGAGATATTTAACAAATGTCTCTGTTCAAGATATTCAAGAATTACCCAGAGAACTTAAAGATGATTATTCCCAAAAATCATTTATGAGCTTAGATGGATTATTATCTCCTATTTCTTTTTATCCAACTTTATATGGATCTACTTATAATATTACAAAATATCCTAGAGATCATTGTGAATTTTGTCGTGGAAGCGGAACTTATACTTGGGAAAAATTTGATATTCCTAGAGATTCAGGGTCTCAGCCGTCTGGTTTTGCGGGTTTAGTGCAGTTGAAGTCGAGTAAAACTGATACCTGTCCTTTCTGCGAAACTGCTTCTGATAAAGCTAAAAGATCTTATAAAAGCGCCTCCCCAAAACAAACTAATCCTCCATATATTCTAGCGAGTGGAGATGATTTAACTATTATTTCTAAAAATGCTAATACTGGACAACCATCTGGTGAAAATAATCAAAATACAATTATTAATTATTCTACTTTAAATCCTGTAATATTAATTAGTGGTGAATTTAGTTGTTTTCAAAATAGACAATCCGGAGACCTAACCGGACATAGTATTGACTTGATTGGTTTTGGTTCAACAGTTCCAGAAACTGGTAATTCTTTAAAATTAGCTTATTCATCAACTATAGAGAAAAACTTTTTAGACTATGATCAAAACTATATCGATCATTGTACAGCACATTCTGTTCCTGGACCTACAGGTGCTTCGGGCACTCCAGCGAATAATGCAAGATTCTTTGGATTACGAGGACCACTAATGGTTCATGCTTGGGGATATGATTTAGAAGGATTCCCAGTGCCTAATTCTTCTGGTGAGCCAAAATTAGATTCTAATGGTGATATTGTTAAAGATGGTAGTGGTAATATAATATATAAAAATCAAATCCAAAATTCTGATCAAACTTGGACACAGCCATATAAAGAAAATTCATTCTACAAAGGCTGGGGACAATTACCAGGAACATGGCCAGTTGGTCCCGTTGATCTTAGATGGGATGATATTGCTGGAGTTTGGGTTGCTGGAGGCAATGGCTATAAGCCAATTTGGGTAGTTATAGAAACAGATTTAGTAGGAAATCAGCCATCTCGTGGCGAAATAGTAGATGACTCTTATAGTAATCAACCATTAGCTAGTGGATTACGTCGTTTAGTTTTTGTGAAAGATCCAATTGGAGTTAATGGTGCTCCAAGAGGTGCTCATATTTACTGCAATTATAATAGTCAAAATGGATTTTATGAACCAATTTATAATAAAGTAAGTTTAAGTTCAGGTATTATTAGAGGAGCAAATTCTGTAGATATGTATAATATGTATCGGAATACTAGTGGAATATATCTTACAACTTTTTCTAATCCTTTAGATTTTAATGTTAATGTTGGAGACGCAGGATTATTTACTTTTATAGGTAGTGGATGGGTTTTACAATCTTATAGGTGTTGATATCAAATGAGTTGCTGTACGTTATTTAATAGATCTTTATTCACTGAAGCTACCTTAACCGGACTTAGTGTTGAAGTAGATATATCAAGTCTCAAGAATCTAATTCCTGCTTTCAATTCTGGAACCAGCGGACTATGGAGACCAATTATTGTTAGTGGAAATGTTTCAAATCATAATTATGTTGATTTGTTGACTCAGCCCCAAACAACTTTGCGTCAAGCTTTTGATCCATTCAATTGTTCATCTGCTATTACTTATGCTGGAGACTATAATGATTTGGAAAAACCAATTTTTGGTTTAGATTGCGGTTATTGCAATCCATTAGAACCTATTGATACTATTTGTTGTACAGGATCTGGTTCGTGTGATAATAGAATGTTGAAAGATGATTATCTACCTAAAATACCATTATTAAATCAAAAATATCTGAATGAATTTTATGACTGGAAATATTATAATCAATTTCCATCAGTATCTAATAAACCATTAGGTCTTGAGCATTTTATTAAATTGTCTAATTTAAAGAATTTTACTATTACTAGTAGTAATAATCAATCTAATACATCTGAAGCAAAAATGATGATCGATTGGTCTTTAAAAGAAAGAATGGGAGAGATACCTTATGATAAAGAAACATCTCAATATGATAATATAGATGATCATAATAAAGCATATGCTAAGTTTTTACAAGTTGGTAAGACTTGTGGAAATTTTATACTCACAAACCTTGAACCTGATGGATCTGGATATAATCCATATTATCCTATATTTAGTGGACTGATAGGACCTACTGGACAAAATATTCCTTGGCCAAATTGGAGAGATGTTTTACCAACTCCCCAAGAATTTTCTGCAATACCTTATGGTTTTAATAATAAAACTTATGACAATATTTTTGTAAAACATAATAAACTTGGATCTCATTGGAAATGGAATTATACTTCAGGAATATTAGGTTGGTACAGATATTACCAAACAGGAATTGTCAATGATCCTAGAGCAATTTCTGGTGTTGATCTTTATATTTCTCCAGGCGATGTATTTTATGCTACAAATGATGGTCCAGAATATTCTCCATATAATGGAAATAGAACAACAGGCACAAAGTTTTGTCCATCTGGATTAAAATTAATTCAAAATAATAGTGTTGTTGGAATTATCCCTAGTGGTTCTAAATTCACATATATTTCTAATAATCTATATGATAGATTTTATAGTATTTATACGGCACTAGATTTTATTAATGAAGAAGATAATACTAGAAATTCTAATGTTAATCTATTAAGTCCTATAGAAATATTTGAGCTATCCGCATTATTATGTACTTCTCCAGAATATGATCAAATTACAATAGATCTATTAAAAAGAAATCTGGATCAAAATTATATTCTTAATGAGTATAGACAACTATCTGGATTTAATAGTGATATGTCGGCTAGTAAAATTGGTTCAATTAGTAAACTAGATTTCGTACAAACAACTGGGGATCTAATAACAGCATTAGCCAATAAGTATGGAGCATATGTTTGGTTTCCTCCGCAGGCTACAACTACACTAGAATTTACTAAAGATATTGATGCTGCGTGTTATATAGATTTAGATTTTGATATGGCTGTAAAATTATCAGATACTTATGCAATATCTTTCCCAGGATCTAATGGTATGAATGATTGTTCAGAGCCTTCTTTTTCAAAGAATTTTGATTATTCTCAATCTTTACAATTAGCTAATTTAACATTAGAAAGCAGAAGAGATATCAGAACCAGATTTGATCAGACTTGTAATAGTGGAATAATAAATATATCTAAAGTTGCAAAAATGGCTGGTATTTATTTCAATAATAATCTTATTAAAGAAATAGTTTATTCCACAGGAATAGAGCATTTTTATAATAAATATCCTAAAGCTGAATTAAGTAGAAAATATAAAGCTACTGCTGCTAATCTAAGAATTGATAAAGCTGCTTTTCATAATCAAGGAGGAGTATATTATGATAGTAAAATATTTGGAGCAGATAATAGTACTATATTCGTTAATAATGTTTCGTTAAATTTTTCTAATACACCAAGAGCTAAGATCAAATTTACTACCAAAGATGCTGGTATTAAACTTTATGGTTTAAAAATTGAAAAATTAAGAGGATCAACTTCTGGAACTTATGAATGTAGAGCTTTTCCTAATAAAAATAGTTGTGGATGTTTTGGATTATTAACTTTTCCAGAATATCCATACATCTGTAATGATAGTTCTGTAGTTTTCACTAATGATCCCTTACGATATACTCCTGGATTATCTACTGCAAATAGTCCAATCTTAAAATCATACGGAGGTTATTCAGCTAGCTATATAAGTGGAATATTAGGAAGCCAAACGATACCAAACCATCCAGCAGTAGGAACTTCATTGACTGCTGTTAATAAAAAAATTGATCCAGAAATGCCTTATGGTTGTGAACAATCTATTCAAGTTAGTCTACCTAATTATGTATATAGTTCGTGGTCTTTGTCTTTACCTAGTTATGATACTGTCCATGCAGATATTTGGGCACAAGTTTTAGAAAATGTTGATTTATTTAGAACTACATTATCGTGGCAAAATCCAGACAATCCAGACGGTGGATTCGATTCTATTCCAAATCCAGGATATCAAAGGTTTGCTAGCCAAGTAAATATTAATGATAATATTTCTGTATATGATAAACAAAAGAAAATAGTTGTACAAAAGGGGGACGGAGTTACTAATATAGGAGTTAAAATTACTAATCCATATTTATCAGCTATTTTAGAAAACACTCATGTCTTATATCCTCCAAATGGAAATTCTTGTCTTGCTAGTAATACAATTGGCGGAGATGAGAATATTTTGGTTCCTATTAAATTTAGTAGAATACCCAGAAAACAATTAATCAATTTTGCTATTCCATCTACAACTGGTATGGGAGTTTTAAAAAGAGGATTTTTTCATCCTAATAGTGGACTTACATATAAAACCAATTTAAATATTAATGGAAATAATACTATAAAAAATAGCCCAATAGATTATTCAAGACAATCGCCATATATCTCTTATGACCAAGAACTTTTTAATTCTGGTGCTCCATATAATTCTGGTTCTATATTAATAGGAAATTTTACGGATGATGTTAAAAACATATTATCTCAAATAAATGGTTTTGGATCTCATAAAAAACCCAGATTATATTTGCAACTAGGTAATAGATGGTATGAGTATAATACTGATGACACTTTTGGATTTAAAAAAGATAACACTACATATATTGGAGAACCATATCTATTTAAATATTCTAGTCAAGATTCTTTTGAAAAAGTTGATGGTCCAATAATACCAGTATCTCCAAAAGGACACATTAACTTTAGTTTCATGTATAATTTCATTCCAAGTGGCAATAAAATTACACATCACTCAGAAAGAAAATATCCTTTCCTATATACTGATTTCATTTCAAATCCAAACGATATTAGGACAGCCAAATTAAATGGAATAAGACTATATTTTCTATTAGGAGAAAATGATACGGCACTAATTACATCATATGATTCTATTAGTCTTTTGACAGATGATGACCAAAATAAGATTACTGCAACATATCCCGAATTAGTATTGGCTAATGGAGAAAGATGGAAATATAGAGGAAATGGAGCAAAAAATAATCCTAATTCTTATGCTCTAGTAGACTATAATCGTTTATATACGAATTTTAGTGATTTGCATATTGACTATGAAAAAAGAAATAGACAGGGATATATTTACGATACTAAAAAGAAATGCAATCAAACTGTTAAAATTTATAATAAAAAAAATCCATCACAAAATTATGATGCTAAAATTATTGAAAAAAGTTTATATCATATAACCGTAGATAAAAATAAAAATAAAATTGTAAGAAAAAAGAATCTTATTAATGAGTATAGAAATTTTTACACAGAAATTAAATTTGATCAAGATATACGATATGCTCAATGCTATATAGATTTTAGTTTATTAGGTTTAGATTCATCTAATCAAGAAGGAGCGGATTCATTTTTTGTTTATCAGAATCAACCTACTTTAAAAGGTGAGATTGATAGTTTATTAGTCAATGGAAATTATTCAACGAAATGGTCTGATATTTTTAATTTTGATGGTAAATTAACTAATGATCTATCTCAATATTTTCATGGGTCTGATTATTTGAATAGCATATATCCATCTAGTCTTTATGATAATAACTTTTTTAAGATTATTATCAATAATGCTGACTATAAAATTCATAGATATAATATTAATCTAAATAACAATAGTCTATTTGTTACTCATTCTGGTTTAGCAAATTATGCTATACATCAACAATACAATATCGGTTTAGATATTTTAACTAATGGATCTATGGAAGATTATCAAAATTATCTTTCTTTTATAGATATTAATATTCCTCAGTCTGGTGATAATGTAAAAAATGATTTTAGAGATAAAATTCAACCTTATTTACAAAAAATGATTGATGATAATAAAATACCTTTGGGATCTATTAAAATTAGTGGTATTTTAGCAAATTTGGGATCAACACATACTTATGACAATGATTTTATTTCACCTACCGCTAATTTATTTTGGGTAAATTTAAAAGGTGGAAAATTACTAGAATCTGCTTTTATGATAAATCCTGGCAAAACTTTTTATACAAACACATTGAGGGTAGATAGTTCTCCTTTTCAACTTTCACAAATTAATTCTGCAACGAAAGTAAATTCAAATGGTTGTTATAAAGTTTTTTATCCATCGACTCCTACAAATACCCAAACTTTCGCAGATAACGTACTAGAATTTGATCATTTCAAACAAGTTCCTTATACTGGTGGTATTTTTTCTAGACTTCCAGTATATTGTGATACAGATAATCTTCCGGCCGGAGGATGTTCAAGTTTGGCTTGCGGAATGAATACTGCTGGATACGTTTCATATAGTGGAACATATAATATACAAGTTAATAAAACAAAAACATTAGAAGAATCAAACGATATTCCTTATATATTATCATATGATGGAGGTTTTTATAATCCAATAGGCAATACTGGCTTAAAATATATTCAAAGATTAGAATTATCTCCAAACAATACTCTATATCCTGTATCTAATTGTGATATCAATGTTTCTCCCAGACCAATAAATAATAGAATTTCAGTACTTAACGAAGAATATCAACAGTTAATGGGTAATAGTATAGTAAATGATCATACAACATTAGTTCAAAATACTGATATATTAGCTAATGAAATGTTTTTTAGATTAATATATGGAGAAAAACAAAAAATTAATTTAAATACTATAGATAATGTTAATGATTCAATTTCTTTTAAAGATTTGATTAAATACAATTATCCTAAGATAGAAGCTAAAGATGTATATAAAAATATCCCATATGATTTGGATAAATTAGCAGATACTAGTAATAGAAAAATTTCTGGTAATTTATCTATAAGAGGCATTTTAAAAGTTGGTGATTCTATTACAGCACAAATTGCTGATAAACAAATTGATATTTCAATAGTAAGACAAGATGGTAAGATAATGTCTGTAGCAACAGTAGATGGGAAAAGTGTGTCGGGGGTGATATATACTGAATTTTCTACTACTAACAATTTAATAGTTAGTAATAAAATACTTTCTGGATATACTTTTTTGAAAGCGTGCGTAGAATTAGAAAGAAGAAATCTTGGATTTTTACACGCCTTTACTTCAGGGAAAATTAATGGAGAAAAAGACTGTGATGGTAATCAACTTGTTTACCCTTGGTGGCCTATTATGGATAGAACAGCATGGCTAGCAATTGCTCAAATAGAGAAAGATGCTCAAGCAGCTAGAAATGCAGGAAATAATGATCTTGCAGATTTATTATCGAAAAGTGCTCAAGATAAGTATAAACCATATGCTTGTCCATTCCCATCAGATTTTAATCAACAAATATATTTTAATACTCATTTTTATACTTGCAGTCCGGAGTTTCTCGATGTTCAAGGAAGAAAAATTCCAGAGTCGCCATTTCCTGCTGGTGCTGGTGGTTGTGCTTATACAAGTAGTGCGGGGCCACCAGTTAGAAACTGCACCAATTGGGGAGTTGGCCTTGGTGTAGATGCTTTAGATTCAAATATATACACAGTCTTAAGTACTAAATCTAAAAAGGTAAAATTAGGAGGAATTGCAAGAGGAATTTTTGGTTTAACCAAACCATGTTTCATGGAAGGAGCAAGCATTAATCTTACTAGAAATGGATATGGTGATATTGAAGATCGTATAGGAGGAGGGGCTATTGCTAGTCCAGGAGCTATAGGTAGTAAAATTACTTCTACAACTAGTCCATGTGGAACCTGTTATACATTAGATTATAAAGATCCATTAACTGGATATAATTATTATGATCCAATAAAGAAAAAATCAGTACCTCCATCTGATGGAAATCTTGAGGATAATTGTGAATGTGCAAATTGGGATTATGGCTATTGTAGAAATTCTAATAATTCTAGTTGTTTATGTAGTACTGATTCATATGATTATGATGAATTTGATTATAATTTTGAATATTGTAGATATAATATTTCTTTAAAAGCACACAAAAGAAAAATAAAACAAAATTCTAATGCAACATCCTCTTCAGCAGCTAAACCCTGTCAAAACACAACTCCGGGTGGAACAATAGGTGGAGCTAGTGTTAATGTAGGAGAAGTACAAGAGGAATTTAGTTTCTTGGAGAGTTCTGCTGGAGCCCCAGCAATATGGTATATACATAACGCAGAAAGAGTTTTTACAAACCCTGCATATGATCCTCAATGTCCAGATGACCTATGTTCTATTGAGTATGATAATAATACATTAACTATTACTATGCCGAGTGGCCCTAGTTTATGTATTAATAATAGTATTAGAAATAATTGTCCAATTATAAATATTACTGTTCCAAATAATACTTATACAGTATCTGATTCTATAAGTAGCAGTTGTGATAATTGCGGAGTTGAACCTAATAAAATTAGTATGGTTGATCAAAAACAAAATTGGGAAATTATTACTGAGACTAGAACATGTATATTAGGAACTATATTAAGTGCTGGAAATCCAAATGAAAATGGGCCTATAGAGATGGGTTGTCAAACAATAGGTTGTGGATACTGTAACATATGTTGTACTGATCAATGTTGTAATGATGATTATACTAATTGTGGACAAGGATTAGCTCTTCAAGAAGCTCCAGACTCTTTTCCTTGGAGTGTTTGTATAACATATTCTGAACCAGTTGTTTGTATCGGTGGTAATAGTAAAGGTTCATTGGTTGGTGGTTGTGATATACCAATAGTATATCCTATTATAACATCTAATAATGCTGCAAATAATAGATATATAAAATTATGGAAAGATCAAATGAGCCAAAAAAGACTCAATACTGCTCCATGCTTTAATAATAAAACGATAGATGTTAATGATATAGTAGAAGGTGTTGTTCCAGGATCTTGTAGCGATATTAATTTTACTACAGTTGTTTATAATGGTATGAAATATAGAGCAACTATGGGAGATCCAGCAATCGGCTCAAATCCTGTAACATTCACAGTTGCTTCTTATACTTACCAGTATCGTAGACCAAAAACTATACAAGATATTTTTAAAGGAGATGAATTAACAGCAAAATGTAATAATGTTGTAGCTTCATGTCCGTCAACAACCCCATTAAATATGACAGAAAGAATTAAAACACTAGATTGCAACACTACTCCAACATGTTATGATAATAATATTCCAACATGCGATAATGATAATTATTGTTGTAGAACAGGAAAGACTTCAATATCATGAATAACACAGCATATTGCGATTTAGAACTTCTAGATAGCACATTTAATAATAAACCACTTTATAAATGTAAATATTGTGATCTAACAGTTGCATTAGAAGATCCAGAAACTAAAATTATGTGTTTTAAAAAAATAGAAGATATAGCACATAAAATACATCAAAATCATACTGGTAATTTTGATTCAAAACCACCAATTCATATATCTGGTCAGCAAAACATTAAAGACGTGGTACTAGAAGAAACCAAAAAAGATGCAATAAAAAGAACTGCAAATTCTGGAACAGAAATATCTAGTAAGATGTGTTCAGAAAATGAGATAGCCGGAAGGCTAGCTATTTGTAATTCTTGCGAATACTTTAAAGAAAACTCTTGTTTATTATGTGGCTGTACGGTTATAAGAGAAGCAAATTATAAGAATAAATTAGCTTATAAAAATCAAAAATGTCCTGCTGATAAATGGGGACCTATTATTAGTTCCGAACCCTATTAAATCTTGCAACTTCCTTCATAGCCATACCGTAAACACACTCAGTTTGTAAGACTTTTGTTTCTCCATCAACTTTAATTATTAGAGTAACCGATACAGATCGAGATCCAGACCAATTTCTAAAGTTATGAAGAGACACAACAAACTCCCCATAAGGGGAATGTCCAGTAGGCCAAAACACATTCTCTACAGGTTTATCTGTTAAATGATATCTATTGGCATTCATATCTACATCTAGCATTCCACCACAAACTCCATGTCTGTTAGTCCAAGAAATATATGAATTTTGACCGAATGACCTAAAATGCACATGAACATCTATATCATCAACAGTATTCCAACCTATACTCACTTGAACATCTCCTGTCTTGGCTCCCGCAGCATTTAGCCTACGACCAATGTCAAGGGCTGCTCCAGTCTCTCCAAAGCCATTGTTTAATCCATTAGAACCTGAAGTGGGTATGTTTTTAATAAGCTCTCCCAGCACCCCGGTAGCTTCATTTTGATTATTAGATGATCGATTTTGTGATGCGGGAGATTCCTCAACTAGTTGAGTAGATAAATTTTCTATTGATATATCAGAGATTAAATTTAAAAAAGAATTATCTCTTGGTTCTTCAAAAGGTTCTGGTAAAATTTCTTCTGTTAGAGTTTCTGTGGTGCTATTTGCAGCTATAGCCTCTTCTAATAGCTCACTTTCATCAGAACCAGAAGCAGACACTTCGGCATCAAAGTTTATTTCTACTGGTTCATCTAAGGAGATTCCAGCAACTTCACTTTCAAATGATATTTCTAAACTAATCTTTTTAGGAAGACTAGCAGATATTGATAAAGAAAGAATCAATAATATAGAAGTATGCCATATTATACTATGAAACATACCAATTCTATATAAATAGTTTACTGTTCTATTTAAAGAGCTGGGATAATTGTCTAGCTCTTCTCGCCCTGATTCTTTTGCCATTTGTGCCAACCATTATTTGGTAACCAATTGTTTTCGTCATCTTTACGCTTGGGAAATAGGGTACCACCCTTTTTATGCTGACCGAAAGACAATACTGCCCCACAGTCCATACATCTTAGTTCATAATAATCGTTACCTTCGACATTACGAACTATAAACTTAAGATTAGTACTCTTACACAGCCCGCACTTATCTTCTGAAAAGATTTCCTGAATTAAGGCTAATTCCTTAAAAATTTCCTTTTGTCCAGCAGCTTCTAATTCAAAAGATAGTTTGTCATTGGCCGTATAAGTTACTTTCATAATATCACTTCCAGTTTGGTAAGTACCCCGTTAATTCTTCTGTAATTTTACTCATATCTTGCTGATACGAAGTCAAGTGCTTGATCACACCAACTGCGTCCTCATGTGAGATATTATATATGTTCTCTTCAGCAATTGCAAGTGATTTTATTAAATTACTCACATTAACATTTAGTCTTTGAGCAATTACATCTATAAAATTAATTTGATTAACACTAATCTTAGATACTGAATTTTCATCTGGATGATCCTCAATATCTTTTGCAATTTCTTCAGCAGCAACAACTTTTCTTAGTTTCAGACCTCTTCTTAATGCACGACCTTCTGCTCTCGTTTCTGCAACAGCAGTGGGGTGGTTGCGATAGATCTTATCACAGTTGCCCCAATAAACGTCAGCAGCACCCGTAACAGCCCGATATTTAACTTCGTCTAGTGATGAGGAATCACCTTTTAATACATAACGAATAGTATGGGTAGCAGTTGCTCTTTTTTCATTTTCTGGGCTGGGAGCTTGAACAATTTCTGTAATAGCTTCAATAACATCACAATTTAAAGCTACTTCAAATATTCTCCTTAAACCATCAGTAGTAGGATTGCCAGAAATTTTTTCATCATCTGACAATAATCCTAATACATAGTCTGTCCATCCTAGATCATTAGGTGTAACTTTTGCTGGTATTGATTCTGTTGATTCCACAACTACTTCTGCAACTTTCTTTTCCTTAACCATCATTCATCCTCTATTTCTAATACGGTTCCTAAATTATATTTTTTGTTTTTAAGACAATCTATTAGTCTAGAATAAATCAAATTTGCTCTAGCTGTAGAAAAGTCTTTTTGTTGTTTAACCCTAATTAATCCTAATCCCTTACCTATAAGAAGACCATTCTTCTTTTCATCATATTTCTGATTTTTCTTAAATGTTTCTTCTCCCCATATGGGAGAAAAATGAGATGGACCATCAACCTCAATCGCTAAGTTCATTGTAGGCAGAAAGAGGTCCACTTGCAACTTGGTATTTGATAACATTTGCTCTTTATGGAATTCTACAACATAACCATCAGCTAGCAACTTTTCCAAAAGAAACTTTTCTAATTTAGATCCTGTTTTACTACTTAGTCTAGCTGCTGTATTTGCAGACTTAACAATATTAGCTTTTTCTTCTGAGCTTAAATTATTCCAATTCGCCCGACTTTTCTCTTTTCTTTGGTCTAGTTCATCCTTGCTTAGATTGTTCCAAGAATCCATAACCCCCATACCAATCTTCTCTTTGGTCTCTGTGCTTCTTTCAGATCCTTTAGTTGGGTGTTTATGTTTACCACTACTTAAAGCATTCTTTTGTGCCTGACTTTTATCTCTGATAGGAATTTCAAACTTTTTAGCATCTCTTCTTATTTGATTGGCATATGTATTATATTTTAAAGCAATATCTTGAAAGCTTAACTTTTCTAGTACATAGTATTTATTCAAAATATCTTTTTTAGCAGAGTCAGATAGTTGTTTGTACTTTATCGATGACATTTTTAATTTCCTTACTGTCTATTTTTTTAATTAAACTGAGTGGTGTTTTCCAACAAATCTTGCATAATTCATATGTATCAATACTATCTGTGATTATTTCCATATTATCCTTCATATACATATTATACCAAAAACCATATGGAAGAGAAGAATTTTTATTCCATTCAACTTCCGTCATATACAAAATTTGTTTTTTTGGAACAGGAAATGTTTGTGTTAGCATTGCGCTCTTGGTATCAAAGACAAATAATATCCCATCAAAATATTTAGCTTGCTGTATATGTAAAGTATAATATTTATTGTTCATATTAATTCTATTATATTGATCATTAAACAATACAATATTGTCATATGGACATGACTTACATAAATCATTTAACGCTGTAAGAATATTATTTTGTGCTGGTACGTTTGGTAAAATATCTAGTAAATAAAAGCCTATGTCCATAATTAACCCTCAAGAATTGTTGGTAAGAATTGATTTTGAATATAATATTTAAATGATGAAGTGTCTAAATCATATTGTGTATTTTTCAAAATCTTATTAGCTATATTAGAAGAAATATCATTTTCTATTTCAATATTATCTATTCCACAAACTTGTGCTTCAATAGAATATTTATCATCTAAATCTATTAGACACATATAGGTATTAAGTATTAAACAAGCATCATATTGGTTTAGCATTCCTACATTTTGTGCAGGATTGAATGTTGGTGAATTAAATAATACAAGTTTTTCATTACTATAAGGATACAACATGGGTCCTATTATGTCAATATTTTTTTGATTATTTTCTGATAACATTACAGCAATTTTATCATTCCTCGGTTTATTAGGATCTATTCTATAAAAAATATTGCTATCATACAATTTAGAATAGAGAAGAGGATTTTCTAAAACCGTAATTAGACATTGTTTTTTACCAGCTAGTATAATTTTATTTATATTCCAATATTCAATCAATTGTTCATCTGGGATATTAACATTAACAAAAATTATTATTTTACAGGATTTATTATGTTCATTAATGAAGTCATGAAATTCTTGAGTATATTCATTTGCTGGTAAAATTACTATATTTGGCTTATGAGCATAAAATAATTCAAATAAATTACCATGAACACTAAGAGCTATAATTTCATTATCATCTGAGATGATAGGGTTTAAATTTTGAATGAAAGAGATATATTCATTTTCTTTTGCCACATGTATTAAAATTTTGTTTTTCATTATTTAATCTTTAATTTTATGTTTATCTTTCATTCCTATTATATTGATAACTGAATCATTGTTTACAATAACTTGTTCGTATTTAGCATCATTACTGATAGACTTATTTATTATTTCAAATAAAAACATATTATCATAATAAGATGCAATATTATTTTTTATCAAAGAAATATCTTCATTACAAATATAAACACTATCACACCAAGCATAATCTCCAATATCATAAAAAATGTAATCTACTTGTCCTTTATTATCTGTCCTAGCTCCTAAAAACTTTGTATTTTGTTGAGATTTTTTGATCGACTTGGAAAGGATCCATGATTTTTTTGTAGAAAGATTTTTGTGTGGTGATAAGTTTCTAATTAGCGTACCACTATTGATAATAAAAATTCCGTCATAGCTGTCTAGTTCATAGTTAGCTAAAATGAGTTTTAATGCATATCCTTGGTTCTTAGTATCAAATTCATCATTACTTATTGTTTTGATATCTGTGGGTATTTTTTTATGGAGTTTCTCTCCCCCAAATCCAGAAATAATAGATATATCTGTTTTTGGGAAAAGATTTTTTAAATTATTAATTTGACACAAAATTAATTCTCTATTGAATCCACTAGATTTTAAAAGTCCAATTGGTCCAAAAGATTTCATTCCTTTTGTTATCTCATAAGATAAAATAAAACATGCTATTCTGTTCATTTACTTTTTTCAATTACTGCAATAGAATAAACGTCCTCATGGATATGTTTTAATAGATTAAACCCATTTAAACCAGACACAAATCCGAGAAAATCACTTTCCATCCAGGATGATCTTAAATCATTAACCAGGGAAGAGAATCCTTCACTCGATAAACTACCGTTTTTAATTTTATGGGCTAGTGCATCTGGATTTAAAAACTTAACCGTTATAGAACCACCATGATTTAATTTTTTACATAGTTCCATAAAAATTTTATTTCTATTTTCTTGATCCACTTTATCAATAGTTGTAAAAACAATATTATTAACATAACCATTAGTAATCTGAAAAATATTCTCTATTCCTATATTAGAATATCCTGTAACAATATCTTTCTCTTTATCTACAACAATATTGATTTGATTAATCATAGCGTAAATGCCTCTCTATTAGCTTTTTGTATTATATTACTCATAATGTTACTAAAATTATTAAAATCAAATTCTTTCAATATAATTTCTGAATTATTTTTTCTTTCTTCATCGTTTATATCAAGCATTTGGGATAATGCAGGAAAGATTTCTTCTATATTATTTATGAATGTCAATCCATTAATATTTAAATACTCTTCTGAGGTTGTAGGTGTTCTTATTGATAGTCCAGCACATCCTGATGCTATTCCACATAAAAGATTCAGAATATTATGTTCAGCTAGATCAATACATACTTTATAGTTATTCATTGTAGAATTTATATCTTCTATAGGAATCCTACAAGAACTCATAATATCACAGGAATAATTTTTTTCAATTAATGCTGCTTGTATTTGTTGTGCATGTGGGGCATTTTCATAATTTAAAATTAGAACATCTTTTCTTTTTGTTATATTATTGACGTATTGAAAATTGCTGGGCACCCCATATTTCAAAACTATACTATTATCTAATCTCCAAGAATTTTTTGCTGACTCTGAAAAAAATATTTTCACTTCTTTTTTGAGTCTTTGACTCATAAGAGCAGAATCTTCTTTTTTTACATTTTGTGGTTTGTGTGAATGTGTTAAAATAATTGTATTTAAATGAAATTGTTTAATGGTAGGATTACCAGTATAATTTAAAAGTCTGTTCGTTATACATAAATTATAATTGTATAGAGACAGATGATCATTCGGCAAATCAATCATATTATCAATTTTATAATGAATATTATTACTACCAAATATGTAGTATCTATGTTTATCTATAGCTGAGATGCAATGATCTATAATATTATTCTGTGGATAATAGACTATATTATAATTATTTTCTGTAATTTTTTGTAGTATGTTTCCAGTAACAAAACTCAAATACATAGTTTTTTCCCTATCGTATTATGGCTAAATTGATCAATTGATTGTAATCCTAGTTCTTTTTTTTGTTCCCATTCTTTCTTATTGCTCTTATATAGAGAGTATGCTGCTCTCATTTTTTCTATAAGATCATAAATATTTATTTGATACCAATATTCATTAGCATTATAAATATCAAATTCATCTGATAAAATTTTATTATCAAGTACAACTGGTGTTCTATAGCTTTGTACAATATAACCATTCTTATTATTAATAAAATCTATCATCCCGGTATTATCCGGCACTATTGGAGTTTTACCGAGAACTAAGGCCTCTGCTGCTGTTCTACCAAAAGATTCGCCTTTTGAAGTAGAAATAAAACAATCACAACAGTTATGCATTCTGATAGAATTTTCATAAGATAATTCTTCAGTAATGATAATTTCTTTCTTATATCTATGACTTATGTTAAGTCTTTTTTTGATATTTTCTATTTCTTTTTCTATGAATTTATAAGAGTCTCCAACAGACATATTTGGAATACTACTTTTTATTATTAACGATACTGGTTGATTAATATCAAAAGCTAGATGAAAGGCAGTGATTAAATCTTTAAGATTAGCTTTTTCTGTATATTCTCCCATATAATAAAATTTAAATGTTTGCTTGATCATTGGGTGCAAATCTAAATCTTTATCTCTATTATTATTAATCAAATCAATATCTAATGGTTGAGATATAACTTTTATCGGCTTGGTAATACCAGATTTTCTCAAAGACTTTTCTTCTTGTGTACTAGCTACCCAAATTTCATCCATTTGATTAACATTGAATATAGAAACAGAATTAGAAATATTATTTGTTTCTAACTTAATGCAGCCAATATGTTTCTTAAATTTACCATTATAAAATAGACAATGTGGAAATGTTTGTTGAATAACAGTATCATAAGAATCATACAAAGAATTTTCATATTCTAATATGTCTCTGTCAATCTTTTCTGATGGTGAACCTAAAAATATAGGTCTAGTAGTAAGATTATATTTTTGTTGAGAAGCTATTGCTTTAATATAGCTTTGAGAAGCTATTCCGAAATCGTCCTGTTGTCTATATGGTCCCAAAAATAATGCATTCATTTGATACTTTCTTTCATATGAGCATATTGAATAAAGTCTTCTTCTCTTAATGTGTTTTGATTGTTTTTTACATTTTGGGCTACATTGTTATTATTGATAATATTATTTATCGAATTTATTGCATGTTCAGGAGTGTATGACTCAGTATGCATTCCATTAATAGAAAATCCATAATCTAAATCTCTAATCATATTTAGTAGTATCAAAGAAGAAGCTAATTGATGCTGAGGCATATGTTTGGATACAGTACCAGTAATAGCATCATATGGACTTATGTTTGTAGGTAAGTTTTTGACAGGCTCAAGTATCGGTAAACTTTCTTTCCACTTACCTTGTAATCCTTTGAGAACAACACTATCAAAATATTTTTCCCATTTTTTAGCTATATTATCCCAATTATAATGCTGCTCAGTAAGCTTGCGTGTTTCAAACCTTTTTTGTTCTTTAAGAAAATTTGGTAAAGCAAGGTATTCTTGTAGCACTTCTACTAAATGATCATTGTCTGGATAAACTCTAACAGCTTTTGTCTCTAGTTCTTTAAAATACTGGTTTATCTTAATAGGATATCCACCAACCTTACGAACAACGTCGCTCATAGCACTATAATCTACAGATGCTATTGGAACACCACAAGCCGATGCTTCAACTTGAGGCATACCAAAACCTTCACAAATAGCATATTGAACATATATGTCAAAAGAATTCATAAGCATATTTAATGTCTGAGAAGATACGCCAGCACCAACATTAGGAAGAGAAAATGCTTTCTGGCTACATCTTGGACAATGAGCCATAGGATGTTGATATAAACAAGGATAAAAATATCCACAGCTTTTGCAACTATATGAGAATAATACTCTATTGCCTACTTTATATTCTTTTAGTAATTGTGGTATGTCCCAACCTGCATCTGGATAGCTAGTATGAAGATATAGATAGGTTTTTTCTCCTATCGGATTATTTTCTGCTTGTAATTTGGATAATAAAGACTTTAACGCTGAGAATAGTTCAGGAATGAGTTTTCTTTTTTGGTTTCTCATTACAGAACCAATAATAAAACTATCTGGATCAAGACCGAGATGAATCTTTAATTCTTTTCTATCCTCTATCATATTAAACGTATTTAGATCAACACCGGGAGAAGTAGTATCTATATACTTAATTTTATTATTACTTTGTGCTAATAAAGTTTCTTTACCAAAATCAGAATAGGTAAAAATAGCATCTGCTTGCAAAAAAGTATCAATCCATTCTTCTTGCTGTGGGGCAGAATCCACAGTTGGCATAAGAACCCAATGAAAGAAGGGCCTTAGTGGAGAAAATTGTTGATACGAACTCATCCAGTAATCTCTAACATCAAATACAATATCCGGCTGGAAGTCTAATAATACTCGTTCAAATCTCCAACGACCAAATTGGTTTTCCATAGAACTATTATATTCTTGGCTTCTAGGGTCTTTAGAATCCACAGCATTGGCATAATATTTCCAATGAATATCGACATCTTTTGGATCATTTACCTTACCATATGAAGCAAATTCTGCTATATCATATTTTCCGGTAGCATGAAGTCTTTTTAGTATTTCTCTAGCATATGTTCCAAAACCCGAACTTAAAAAGCTGGCCTCAGAACACATTAAAATTTTCAATTTTTTGTTAGACATAAAAAACGGGGGTGTTTTGCACCCCCATCTCTTAAAATGGTAAAGGGATTTAATTTAGAAACTAACTACTTCTTCAGCCTGATCCTTGTTTTTCTTAGACAATTTAGTAATCTTAGAAAAATTATTAACACGAACCTTCAGGGAATTATGCTTCACGCCATCTTTTTCCCATGAGTCGTTCCTGAGAGATCCTTCTACCAAAACAAAATCACCTTTCTTGAATGATTGTCCGATAATCTCAGCACCACTATCCCATGCTTCACATGGAACGAATGTAGTTACCTTATCTCGTTCACCATTTGCCTTCGTGTATTCCCTAGAAACAGCTACAGTAAAATTAACTACTGAAGTCTGTTTACCATTTGTATTCACTACACGCATTTCAGGATCTCTAGCTAAATTACCACGTAGAATATTAATATTCATCAAAGTGCTCCTTAAAATAAAAACCAAGGTCCAAAACGAACTGCTCCATATTATAGCTTGATGGAAGCCAGAGTCAAGTCTTAGGAATATACGTCTTTTCGACTATGAACGAATCACCAGACTTGGCTCTATTACCTTTGATAATGATAACATTACCATCAAACAAAATGTTACGATAAGCTTTATATGCTTCCGGAAAGAATACAACAGAATCTATTACTCCCGTGCCATCACTCATGGTAACAAATGCCATCTCTTGACCAGGGGTTTTGCCAGATTTAGTTTTGGTAACACCTACACTCTCTATCTCTCCACATAGAATAATATTATCTTTAAGAGTAGTATTCTTAAAATCTTTACAAGTTGTATTAGTCATTGTAATATCATACATATCAACCTTAGAACAAGTAATACTACAGCCCAGGAAAGCATCCTCCGCATCAGATATCCAATCTGGATTATCTTCTAAAGAATATGGAGGTTTATTATAACTATTAATTAGATCAAGTATAATACTTTTTCTGTTTTTATTAGATTTACCATTATGATACAAATCATATAAAGCATCTCCTATAGACTTATATTGATACAGGTTAGCTAGTATGAAATCCGATTCTTTTTTTGTTAATTCAGATACTAATCCAAACTCAAATAACATCCCGGTTCTTTGTTTACCCAAATAAGATATAGCACCACTTTGAATTAAAGCTTTGGCTGATGTAGAATTGATATTTATCAAGACTTTCATAAGCATCTCAACCCAATTCATAGTATCAAAATCTAGTTTTTTATCTGTTTTAATTTTAATCAACTTATCAAAAACAGACTGTCCAAAACCCTTAATATCTGTTAATCCAAAATATATCTTATTGTTTTTTAGAATAAACAATTGGTTTAGATTTCTAATATCGGGTATACAAACAGGAACATCCATCTCATTAGCATTTTGAACTAATTCTTTGATCTCTGCTTTAGGATCAATTTTATCTTTAGCAAATCTTAAGTACGCTGCAAAAAAGATTTTTGGAAAGTGAGCTTTTGTATATGCTGATAAATAACTATTAATCGCATAACTAACAGCATGAGATTTATTAAAGGAATATCTTTGAGATTTTTCGATCCATCCAAAAATTTCTTCAGCTTGAGAGGTAGCTACTGTACCAACTTTTTCTGTTCCTTCTAAAAATTTAATCTTAATCTTAGCCATCTCTTCTGGCTTTTTCTTACCGATTGCTTTTCTCAACATATCTGCTTCTTGAAGATCAAAGCCAGCTACTATTTTAGCAATTTCCATAGCTTGTTCTTGATAAATCATTTCGCCATATGTTCCTTTTAGAATGGGCTCTAAAGAAGGATGATAGTAATCTACAGACTCTTGACCATTCTTTTTATCTATAAAATGGTTAGAAACTGATTTACCATCTCTAAAAGCTTCCAAACATCCTGGTCTCATAATACTAATTAAAGCAGAAAGTTGTTCAATATTTTCTGGCTTTAATTTTTTGGCCATAGATTTACCTAGTCTAGACTCCAATTGGAAACACCCCTTTGTATTTCCATCCGAAATTAAATCCCAAGTCTTCTGACACTCTAAACTAATCTCTTCTATTTTTGGATTAAATTTAAGAGTCATTCTGTCTTTGTCTTCATGTTCAGACAGAATATCAAAAGAACAACCGCAACTATATTGAAATTTTTTAGGCATGAGATGTTGATTGAAATGAGTCCTTAAACTTAATCTTATTTCCTAGGTTACGATGCAGTCTCATAAAACGAACCAGAATTTCTGCACAATCCTTAACATCTTTAAGAGCATCATGGGCACCTTCTTTATTAATACCAAGATAATCTCTTAGAGTATCTAAAGAAAGATTTTTTAGATCACTATTGTTTTCAAACCAATAGAAAACTAAATTCATAATATCTAATACATCTCTTGGATAAAAAATATCACTTCTATCTTCCTTATTAGTATTACCATATTTGCGACTAAGTCTATCAATAATTGGTAGGTCGAACCTATTAATATTATAGCCAGCGGCAATAGGGGCACTAAATTGGCTCTTCTTACTAGACCTGCTATGGTGCATAGTCAAATAATTTGTAAATAACTTCCATGATTGATCTTGAGAGGGATATTTCTTCCACTCTGCTAAAATAGACTCTTTTGAAGAACCTCTTACTTTAGCATGAAAATCTAATATGTCTGTAGTATATTGGTAATCTTCATTATTTGCCAAAACTTCTGGTTTAAAAAAGATATTAAATTCAGAATTTGGAACAATCTCTAATTTCAATGGATCGATAATCACTGCGGCAATCTGAACAGGACTACAAGACTTTGGGTCAGAGCCATCTGTTTCAAAATCAAACACACAAATTTTGTTATAGTTAATCATTCGGTGGTCTCAACCTCTACTTCTATTAATGGTAGAACCTGAATCTTTTGTTCTGGATTGTCTAATCTAGCAGCATTTATAACTGTACAACAACTAATTCTTTGTTCTTCAGTCTTAGTATACTTATTAAGTTCAAATGTAAATACCTTACCAATAGCTAAATCCATAAATTTAATCTTTTGGGTTGCCATAATCAATCTCCTTTTGATAAAATGTCTTGAATAGTCATGATCTTATCTAACATTGCCACGCCAAGAATATCAAACTTGATAATACCTAACGCTTCTAGGTCTTGCATCTCCATGCCAGCTATAAGTTGGTCATTCTTTGAATCATATACCATAGGACACAGAGTATTTAATGGTTGAGCACTAATTGCAATACCAGCCGCATGTTTAGACTGGTTAGACTTAGTACCTTCTAATCTAATAGCCTGTTCAAACCGTTTGGCAAGTGGTCCCTGCAATTCATTTTTTTCATCTATATAGCACCATTCTTTCAGTTTATCTGGCTCATTTTCTAAAGCCCACCGAATAATAGATGCTTCGCCAGTTTCTTCTTTCATTTCTTGAAGATCATCAGCAATTTTAGCTTCATCTGGAATACTTTTAGTAATCTTATTCATTTCATCAAAAGATATATTACCATATACTCTTAATACATCCTTAATAGCTCCACGACCCTTAATAGTATTAAATGTAATCATTTGGGAAACCTTATCAGCCCCATAACACTGTTTAATATATTCAATTACATTTTCTCTTTTGTTGATAGGTACGTCTACATCAATATCAGGCATAGAGATGTGATCTTTACTATTTCGTCCAGCATTGTAAAATCTATCAAATAATAGACCATATTTAATAGGATCAATACTAGTAATACCGATTAAATAAGAGACCAAACAACCGGCAGCACTTCCTCTTCCCGGTCCCGGAAGCCAATTATTTTTTCTAACATAATTCACAATATCTTGTACAATTAAAAAATAGCTAGAAAGATCTGCTCCTTGTAGAACCTCAAGTTCATACTTAATTCTATTAACATAATCTTGTTGCTTATCTTTGTCTATTATATTAGCAATTTTATCTCTCCATCCATTACGACATAATTGTCTGAGATATTCATCTGGATTAGCTCCGTCCGGACAAGGGAATGGAGGTAAATGTGGCTTATCTAAGATATTATAATTTTCACATAATGAATCTACTAATTTGGTATTTTCCATTTCTTCTTCAGTATGAAAATGATCCATTTCTTCTGGAGATAAGATATGGAAGTTGTCAGATGTAAAAAAGCACCCAAGAGGCACTTCCTCGTCGTTACTAATCTTCCTGCTGATCTCTGGGAAGGTCGTTTTTAAATTATTACAGAGAAGCACCCTTTGATCTACAGCATCCTCCTTACGGCAATAGTGAGCGTCTGGTGTGGAGATGATTTTTGTGTTGGTCATTTTGGCCAAATCTCTCATAGCACCAGTCAAAACTGTTTGGATAGGAGAATTGGCCGAATCCATTAATTGTGCTTCTAAAAAGAAATTTTCTTTACCAAAAACATCTTTAAGTTTACCAATTTGATCAATACCTATATTTTTCCAGTCGCCAAGTAATTGATTATCAACACTAATCTTATCTGCCAAATAGGATCCAGCATGACCACAAAATCCAATAATATTATTATTACAATATTGTGCAAGAGTCTCTATATTTAGTCTTGGTTTATGATAAAAATGATCGGGTTGATTAGACTCAGAAACAATTCTAATAAGACTCTTCCATCCCTCGTAGTTCTTGGCTAGAATAACAAAGTGAGTTAGGTCTTTATTTTCTTTTGTTTTAATCTTAGGATCTTGATCACAAATATAAATCTCACACCCTAAAATAGGTTTAATACCCTTCTTCTTCATTTCTGTATAAAATTTAACTGATCCAGCAATATTACCATGATCAGTCAATGCGCAAGAAGTTGCACCTATTTCCTGACATCTTTCAGTAATAGTTCTCGGTTGCGATAGTCCATCCAAAAGTGAGTACATAGCCCACCTAAGAATGGACATGCAGAGGCACATATCCTCTAGTCATGTCCATATCTAATTTTCTCCTTATTTCGTTGTTCTAACCAAAAATATTTATACGGTGCCGGGTGCTTTGTAATGACCTATACTATAGCCGGGAGCTTGATACTTGTCAATGACAGCTTTCATCCCAGTTGTGTCTATATCATGTTTAACTTGTTCGCACTTTGTCATACATTGGTCTTTAGCTGTTAGTTGACCATCTCTATATTCTGTTAATGGTTGTATTGAACTATTAGCAAATGTACTTTTCCCAAAGTGGCATAACTTACTGCATTTCCAACTTTTATTTAGTTGTGGCTTTTGAGTATTCTTTATAGTCTCAAATTTTTGTTTCAACATGATTTCTGTTTTGTATAGATCTGTTTTATCAAAACAAATAGTAAATGCTCCACCATCATTGATGAAATTAATAGATATCATTACGTGTTCGATCTCTGGGTACATATGCTGAATAGCATAGTGATATATTCTTAATTGAGGATCATTTTGTAATTTTTCTAAAGTTTTTTCTTCTCCAGTAGCCCAGTCTAATCTTCGTCCTGTTTTCCAATCAATAACTTCTAGAGTATTGTTATTGACTTTGGTAATAAGATCAATAGTGCCTTTTATAGCAAGATTTCCTTCAAGGATTCCATCTTTGGTTTCATATCGGTATGATGACCAGGGTTTCTTAATCTCAAGATCAAAGCGTTGTTCTGGCTGAACGATATGTCTATTCCTAGGATCAAACATACCCTTATTATATTCTAAAGCTTTATTAATCCATGCATGACAATCTTTATGATCTTTTGGTTCCCAAACATGATGAGTGAACTGAGAAGTATAATATTCATATACTTGATCAGTTATTTTTTTGATACTATAATTATTAATGTCTACTTTTCCCACAACATCATCCTCAAAAATTGGACTATTGTTTTGGGTATTTAGTTTAATAAATGCTAAGATTTCTAAAGCCTTATGACAAATAGTTCCTTTGTCTGCTTTTTTATTTGATGGAGATCTTAAACCAAGGATATACTCAAAAAAATATTGCTGTGGACACATAGAGTGTGTGCCATAAGAACTACTTCTTAGATATGTAATTATAATGTGAATATTCCTTTTTCTTTTAAGAAAGCTACTATTAATTCTGACTGTTGGAAAATATTTAATCTATCATTTTGAACAAATGAATCAAACTTCCACGGAGAATATTTTTCTGGATCTAGCGCTGTTTCGCTTGGATGATCTGAATGATATGGATTTCTAGTAAGTTTTATTACTAGTCCACCAACAGCTTGAATAGCTTCCACTTCATTGGGAAATCTGCAATCAGCTATAATAGCCAAATCTGGTTTTTCATTCTTTATTCTGTTAATAGTAGCACTAGTCCATACATCATTTTTCATTTTACGAAATAAATCAGTACCAACAAATTGCATAACTTCTCTAGCTGTGAGATTTTTACCTTCCCACGAAATATCTGTTTCTGTATTCTTATCCGTATCTTCTCCGTAACATTGCTGATAAGTTAATCCAAGTATATTTATACATATTTCTTGTTTGAGTGGATCAGCAAAATTATATATCTTAACAGAACGATCTTCTCCTACATTAGCTTTATAATAACCCAAAACAGCTTCTGCACAGGTTGTCTTACCGGATTGTTTTCTACCAGCGAACGCTATAATCTTGGTCATACAATGCTTTCTAAGAATGGTTTAATTTCTGTTTCTATTTCTGATTTAGTCATTTCGCCGATATCTGATTTTGAAATTTGTGGAATAAATATTCTATATGTATTTTTACATTTTTCTTTAATCTGTTCAGCAGCTTTTCTGCCAGCATCATCATTATCTGTTAATATAACAATAGTCATAGCTCCAGAAGAATCAAGCATAATTTTTTGCCTATCACTCAGAGAAGAACCAAATATAGCTACACTATTATGTATTCCACTTTCTTCTAATCTCCATACATTTCCTGGGCTTTCAACTATTATAGCTATTGTACTTTTAATAATATGTTCTTTTGCAAACCAGAAATTATATAGACAGTTTTGACTTTTAAAGTTTACGCTATGTTTCCACTTGGAAGATAACCATTTCTTTTCATCAGATGGACAGGCCTCTTTTGAATCATGATATGATGAACATTTAGGGCATTTTTCAGATATACTCCTACCGGAACATCCTATCATATGGGTATAGTCATTATTATAGATTGGAACAACAACCCTATTAGACATCTCTTTATTTGGCTTATTACAAAATCCAATATCATATTTATTAAGTATCTCTAATGAGTATCCTCTACTTAAATAATACTCAGCTGGCATTATCAAAGACTTTCTCACTTGTTCTCTTGTAGGAAGTTGTGATACTGGAGTTTGTGTAGCTGTAGCATTACCAATATAGTTAATAGTACTAGTAAATAATTTTTTATCTTTATCTGAACCAGATATCTTGATATTCTTTAAGTCTTTCTTAATGAACTTGAGAGCAAAGTCTAAAGCATCATTAAAAGAACAGGCCTTATCTCCATCTTTTTCCCAGCCATGCTTTTGATGAGATAATACCCCTCTGATAAAACCTATTACTGATGCTTTAAATACTTTATCACATCCATGTGTTCTACACTTCCAATTACCTCGATATCGATCTCCTTCTGGATATAGATTGATAGCTGAGATGTTGTCTCCACCGTGGATAGGACAAGCCATTGAAATCATCTTATTATTTGATCTATACTCAATATTAAAAAAGTCTAGTAAGGTATCAATATTATCACATACCTCATCACAAACTATTTTAAGCTTGTGTTGATCATTCAAATGGGATTTCTTCATTATTTTGTTCTTCAACAACAAATCCATCAGATGCGCCGCCTTTATTATTAATGACTTCTAATCTTGTTCTGCCTTCAGTAATCTTTGCACACCAACCCTTCATATGGCAGTTGATGTAATCATTATCGTCTAGTCCACCTCCATGTCTGCTAATTAAAGGAACTAGTTTACGATTGCCATTATCTGGACCATCTTCAGCAATCTCTTCAGGAGTTTTTCTCTTAAAAATACTAAAGTTACTACACAACCAAATGATTCTATCTGAACCACTTGCTGTATCTGTGCTTTCCTTTGTAATACCATCTCTATTTAATTGGATAAATGCAACAATAGGAACCTTATATCTAACAGCAAAGTTATGCAGAGAGGTCATCATAAAACCAAGAACCTGATATTCTTTTAGGTCTTGGCTCATACCAGCACTATCCATTAGTTTTAAATAGTCATAGAAAATGACACAATCTTTTGCTGTGCCATCATCATTAAGACCAACTTCTTTTAAAACCCAACGTCTCATAATAGCTAGCTGATCTTCAAATGGTTTACCAGCAATACTTTTATGAAAGAATGGTGTTTTCTTAATTTCTTCTACTGCTTGTAGTAATTTAGTTTTCTTATCTGGTGATTCTGCAAACTTACCAGTTTCAATTGCATTGATCTCAATTTCGGTCATCATTGCTAAGATTCTGTTAATATGATCTTCTTTATTCATTTCCGTATCCATATTCAATACGGGAACCCCCAGCTTGGCTACATTACGACCAATATTATCTGATAGTAGAGTTTTACCAGTCTTAGGACGAGCAGCTATAACATTAACCGTGCCTTTTCTTAAACCACCACCAATGGCTTGATCATATGCTGGAAAACCAGTAGGAATACCAATCTGATCAGTTTTGTTCTCTTCAAGATTACGAATATAGGCATCTAGATCTTTACCAATAGTGACAGGATTATTATCGCTATCATTTAGTAAAGAAGTAAAATTGAATATCGTTTCTTCTGCAATACCAAGAATAGAACCAATAGGCTCTGTACCATTAACGTCTAGAATTTTTTCTTGAGCTAATTCAAGTTGTTTTCGTAAAAGTCTAGCAATCTCTAGCTTGCGAATCTTAGCAGCAAATTTACGAACATTATCTAAAGCTACTGGAAAATCAATGATAGCTCTAAGATGTTGAACCTCTTCCTTTTTGCTTAAGATATGTCCATAACCCAATTCTTCTGCTACTGAAAAAATAGTAGCCACATCGATATTGGGCTTTTGTTCTCTTTCACAAACAGTTTTAAGACATTTGTAAATGATAGAATTACTATCAATAGTAAATGATGTATCCTGAATAATATCAGCAATATCTAAATAAGCATCTTCGCCATAATTACATATTCCAGATAAAACAGCACGTTCTGCTGCAACGTCACAGAGTATCATATTAGCCTGCTGCTCCGGAACATTTGTTACACTTATATCTGTCTATTGAGTCTGTAATTAGCACTGGATTAACAGTCTCTTTCTTTCCACAAACTCTACAAATAGCAGTGACCAAATTGAATGGTCTAGCTCTTGGTACTGGAGGCTGAACTATTAATTTCTTATCTATTTCAATGTCTTCCATATGCATTCTTTTTTCCATCATAGCATCAAACTTATTATTTGAAGACTTTGATGTTGAAGGTTTGCTCTTGTTATTGGTACGAGGAGCTTTTTTCTTAGTCTTCAAGTCATTCTGCTCTGATGAAGCATTGTCCTGCTTTGGCAGCATAGACTGAAGCATTAAAATCATCTGCTGTATTTGCTGAGGATCTAAGTTCATATTATTGTCCATGTTTAGTCACTTTCATTCTTTGAATAGCAATTAAAATATCTGATAAGTTCTTAATAGAGTTAGCTATATATGATAAACGATCAGTTCTTTGTTTAGCATAAATCTTAATTTTATTTAAGGATTGAGCTTTATCATTATGTTTAATTGCCTGATTAGATTTTTCAACGTATCCATAACCTTTATAATTATTGATATCATCTGCTATTACTATCTTAGTAGTATCTTCTGCCCAATTATATCTAGCTATTTCTCTATTAATAGTTCGTTGAACATGAAAAGAGAACTGTGCTAATCTATAAGATATCTGACCACAATCTTCTGGAGTTAACTTTTCTAATTCATCTCTATTCATAGATAGATAGCTATTTAGTTCTGCTTCTGGCAAACCTCCAGCAGAATATCTAGGAAGACCTAGATTATTTTCATATTCATCTAGAAGATTATCCCAATCTTGTAATTCTTCTTTAGCAGTTTTATTGCTCATTTTTAATCCTATTAGACCAAAGTTCTACATCTTCATGAAATGGCAACTCAATATAAGTTATACCATTTATATCACACCATTCCTGTTTTTCCTGATCTCTCTTCTTGTGTTTAACAAATCCTAGCAAAGTGTTATGATAGAATGGCACAAATTTATAATGTTGCTCTCCATGCACCTCTATTGTTTTCTTTAGTAGAGGGATATAAAAATCTAAGTATAAAGTTTCTGATCTTCTTAGAGGAATTGCCACTTCTTCCAGAATTTGCATCGTGGGGAAGCATTTATGTAGTAAGTCCCTAGCAACCAAGTGCAAGGACGATTTGTTTTTAGCTTTCCCATGCGCAATGCCTCCAATAAGTTGCCAATTGCACATGTTACCATCAAGATCTTTTACTTGCATTTAATGCCCATTGTTTCCTTGACTTGTGCTAGTAAACTATCGTAGACAGCAGGATTATCTACTATATACTGTCTTAGTTTTTCTGTTCCTTGAAATTTAGGCTTGTCTGTAACTGATGTTAGAGTATACCAAGCGCCACCCTTTTGTATAATACCAATATCAACTGCAAGCATGAGCAATTCCATTTGCTTATCTATGCCCTGACCATATCGAATATAGCTAGTAATAGTTCCGCCGGGAGCGCCTAATGCAGAGCACATTACTTGCCATTGAATTTCTTGACCAATTTGTTGACCATCTTCTGCTGATCCAATTTTCCAAGCGGTGTGGAACTTAGCTCTTAGTTTAATATCTGTTTGATAAGCAATAGCCTGACCACTCTTTTCTTTCCATTCAACATGACCAGTACCTGGATTACCCATTAAGTGAGTAATACCAATAACAATATTTCTATTCACAGGAATAACATTCGCCACCTTCCTGCAAAACTTAGCCAATAGTTTAGCCCCATCCGCTCTTTGCATTTTGTTCATATCGCTAGTGATTTCTGTTTCAGTACATAGTGCAGAGTAGGAGTCTATGATAAGAACACATCCAGGAATTTCATTAATAATTCTCTCTCCAATCTGGAGATATTCTTCTGCGTGTAAAATCTTACCTTGCTGAGAACCTATAATATGAAATCTATCTAGATCTAATCCTGGAATTCCTTCTAGATCCCTTTTCTTTAATCGACCTTCAATGTTAAGGTAGTACACTTCTCTACCCTCTTTGAATCCCTGATAAGCATATTCGGGTCTTTGTGCTGTGGCAGCAAAGTCTAAAGAGGTCGTGGTCTTTCCACATTTCGGTTGTCCGGTTAAAATCATAAAACTTCCTTCTGGGACACCACCATTTAAAATAATGTCCAGAGAAGGGCTCACAGGAATTGTAATGAGTTTTTTGTCAACAACAGCACTTGCTGTGAGCATGATTTCATTACCGAAATTTTTAATTACGTCTTCTTTGAGACTCATTGATCTAAATCCTTAAGTTTGGAAATAATATTTTTAGAAACTGGTGATTTTATACCAAAAGTGATATTATCTTTTCTTTCAATAGTTAAACTAAGAGTTGTGTTTTCTTGTTTAATATTAATTTCTTGTTGTTCTATAATAGCAGGAAGATGGGGTGCTCGCAAAGAATAGATTTTCTTGCCTTGATCAGTATTGAGAGCCCTTATGATTGCTTTAGCTGAATATGTCTTAAGTAATTTATGAGCAGAACCTATTTGATTTCTAAAAAAAGTTGCCCACTTATTATGTACCCAGAAACGATAATGTAAATCTAGTTTGTCTTTTTGGGCTTTTCGTTCACAGATAATCTCTGTAATAAACTGAGCCTGGGACACTTCTTTCCCATTTGAGTACTTAGATATGTATTTGTCGCACATTACTTTTTAAACTGGTTTAATTCTTGACAAACACTTTCCAAGGAATTATGAAACTTTTCAAAAAACTTATCCATATGTATTTTCCAATCGTCTTTAGATTTGACTGGAACATGATAATATTTTTCTACGATCTCTTTAATTTCACCAAGATATCCCTTATCGTCTATCTCAGATACTTCTGCTTTGATAAAAAATGTAATCTCATGAGGAGCTGTTGTTACATGCTTAGGATGTATAACATCAGGATGCTTTTCTGAGAAGTCCGGAACTATATTAGGATTATTTGTATCAATATCTGCAAAACGATTATCTTTAATTTCTTCGATAGCAGCATTGAGCTTATTTTCTATTTTAGACAGAAGCTGTTTTTCTTCTTCTGTCAATTGTTCGTATACGTTTGCAAATGATTCTATCATATAATTTAATTATTAAAGGGTCTAAAAATACCTTTTTGATTTTTACGAACTTCTGGAGTGTTGGCTTTTTTCAAATCATCATTCATAGAAGAAGCTTCTTTGGTCATGATTGATACTTTACGAGTTTTACCGGCACTCTCATTAATCATCAAATTCTTAGATGGAGACTTGCCCATAGGAGAAGAAACAGTTTTTATTGAGGCTTGAGGAGTGGTAGATGGATTATCTACTACATTCTTAACCTGATTATCAGTAAGAGATAATTCATTAGCAATCCTAGGTAAATCCCATCCTTGACTATTTAGCCATAGAGCAGCATATTTTTGAACCTTATTAATTCTAGCCATTATTCTTTCTCTCTTTCAGCATTGTTAAGCCATGCGATATTTTTGGTTTTTAAAAATTTGACATACCAATTAAACACTTTTTGATTTACTTCAGCAAACTTATTATTTGATCTACAAACTCTATTTAAAAAAGTATTATTAACTTCTTGACCTAAAATAGATACTGGATTATATAGTTTACCATTATTGCTTAGTCTAATGGTATATTTTGTTGTTCCATTTTTTCTTTTTGTTCTTTTAGCAAAGACCGAATCTGTTTCAACTTTTGTTCTTGGAAAATCTTCTGTATCCAAAAAATCTTCCATACCAGATAATGTAAAAAATTCTGCAATAATCTCTTCATCAATATTTTCTGATGAATATTTGCTCTCAGGATTAAAAATAAAATTATCCATGTTCATAATCTCTCTATGAGGTCCATTTAGTTTTAATTTTAGGTTTCTGTATTCTAGACATACCCTTTGGTAATTCTTTCTGGGATGGTTCTTCTTTATAATCGTTATGTTTTTGTTCTAAACTTATTTTATGGTCTTGACTAAGCCTATCTCTATTACGATTAGCTAAATCACCAAGTGTCTTAAGTTCGCTATCTGATTTTTTGATGGAAGTATTAAGTGTCTTGATATCTTCGGTATACAATCTATGTGTTTTTTTGCTTTTACAATACTCGCATTTTGGTTGAGCAATATAATCCTTGATAGAAAATACTAATTCAAATTTAGTATCACACTTTTCACAACAATATGTATAGCATGGCATTATAAATAAGACTCTGGAAGGTAAATCGTCCATTCCTCTGGGATGTCTGATCTTATCTTAAGGAGAAGTCCTCTTACTGGCAAGTACTTTGCACTTTTATTTGGTACTACTGGAAGATTTCTAAGAGGCATATTAGCCTCTTTTGGTGTTCTATTTCCTTTTTTTCGATTACACTCCACACAAGCTGTAACAATATTTGTCCAACAAGTAGGAGAACCTATATTTTTTTTCCAAACAGATTTGGGAATAACATGATCATATGTTAGTTGATTGATTTCTTTTTCGCAACCACAATATTGACAGCTATAATTATCTCTAATAAATAAATTTTTTCTAGAGAAATTAACATTTTGATGATTTAGACGAAAATATTTTGCTGTTTTAACAACTGCTGGTATGGGTATTTTTTTATTATTAGCCCCACAGATATAATCATCTTTATAAAAATCAATAATTTCTACACCAACATGAGAATTCTCTTCATGTCTAAAAGACCACACTAATGCTCTTTTCCAAGAGATAATACCAAGTGGAGTGTAATCAGCATTTAAAATCAAGCATTTACTATTTTGAGGTTTCATCTTTTTCGTAGTTGTCTAGTCGTCCGATAATTTTTCCTATAATTGGATTTCTAACAATATCTGATGCTTCTAATCTAGCTACAGCAATACCTTCAATATCTGATAAAGCATGAGTCATGGACCAAAATCCACCCTGCATATGTCTATGCAAATCTGATTGACTAACATCTCCAGTTAATACCATCTTGCTGTTAGTACCAATTCTTGTTAATAACATCTTTAGTTGATCATACGAAGCATTCTGACACTCATCTGCTACAATAAAAGCATTATGAAAATTACGACCTCTCATCAATCCAAGGGGTACGATCTCTATTTTATTATTAGTTTTGAGACTAGCATATTTGGCACTAGGTATGAAGTGATTTACTTCATCTAATAATGGTAATAAATAAGGATGCAATTTTTCTTCTGCTGTTCCAGGCAAATATCCAATTTTTTCTCCTGATTCAACCACTGGTCTAGTAATGATAATTTTTTTTACTTTTTCGTCCAGTAAATATTCTAAAGCCATACCAATAGCAATATGGGTTTTACCACTACCAGCAACACCTTGGCAGAATGTAATGACGTTTTCTGCTATATCTCTGATGTATTGTTTTTGATTTTCAGATCTGGGTTTTAGCCTATTTCGGTAAATTTCTGGGATGGGAAGTTCTTTAGTAGCATCTATGACCTTGGACCTTTTCTTGGTGGTTTTATTTTTTCTCAAGGCTTACCCTTTAGCTAATATATGGAATAGAGATCCCAAGTTATTCTTATAATACACCATATAAGAAGTATTATTATAGTAAACAATTAGTGCTTGCTAATTAATTGACCGTTAACTCTATTAGAGTAAACAAGCTCCACCAGCACAGCTGATCTCCTCAATACCCGCAGTATTGTCTTCTGTTTCTAGTAATTGAGTATAGTCCACCTTCTCAAAACTATCATAAAGATCACAGTATAACTTCCAGTTGTAGACATCCTTCATGCAATAAGTCAGTCTCCTGTTATCTCCATTAAAATACTTAGTAGCAAAGTTTTTCATCTTATTAATAAACCTAACTTTATTTTCATCATCTCCATCTTTGGCTTGATTTAAACTAACATAATCACAAGCTGCCCATAGATTATTGTTAAAAGCATTTAGACCAAGCTCAATCAAACCAGAACACCACAATGCAGCATCTCCATATTCTTTAACAATCTCTCTACTAGTATAAACAGTAGTAAAAGGAGCTTGTGGATAATCTTTGTCTCCACTTTGAGGAATTAAAGATATACCTGCAAAATACTTTCTATTATCATAGATATATTTTGTTACAGAATCCCATTCATCGGGTTTCACTGTTACAGTATTACTAACATTATGACTCAAATATTCTTGTGTACATAATGATCTATTTTTGCCAGAATGAACCCAATTCTTTTGTGTATCTTTTACAACAGAAAGCATTTCTACTGCTGGTAATTGATTTCTTAATTTAGCTCCATCTGGTACTTCTATTGGAAACTTAACTACTTCATCAGTATTATTTGCAGACCATGATGATTTCTCACAGGCTTGTGGATTAACTTTCTTGAAGTGTTGATATGGTGCTTCTAAAATATTGGCTTGTACGTGGCGTATATAGCGTTTGGCATGGTGTGGGTGGATACCAGAGCTAGTACCAAGCATACTTGATGATGTTCCTTCTGGTTTTAGGCATGTAACTCTAGCCGCTTGATTAATATTGATCCTTTGGGAAATCTGCTTATTGGTATCAACAGCAATCTTAGCGCCCTTAGTTAATGTCTTTTCTGTAAGAACAAGATCATGCTTTTCCATAGTGCCAGTTAAAGACACTCCCAAAAGAGCTTCTCTTGCAAAAATCTTTTCGCTAGTTTGTCCAAGATAGTCTAGTTTTGTAAAACCAGCTTGTAATGTACCAATAATAGCTGCTGCTTTGCATCTCTCATAAAAATCTTCTTCGTCATCAACACTAGAACAATTGATTGTTGAAAGATTGCAGCCTTGCCATCCAGACTTACCAGATTCTTCTTCAATAGGCCACATACCAATTTCTACACAAGGATTAAAAATCATTTCTGTAGATTCACTCCAGATAAATCCGGGTTCTCCAAATTCTTTAACCGATTGCATCAATAAAGAAAATTCTTCAAAAGTAGTTTCGCTTTTTAAGAGTAAGGCAGAATTATTGCTTCGTGCTCTTTGTGGATTCTCCATATACCAGTTTCCAGTTTTAGCTTTAGCCATTTCTTCATCATTATGACTAAATAAAGCTAGAGATGCACTTCGTCGAACACCACCAGATAATACAGCATCACTGCTATGCATAACAATATCATATGCATCAATAGGTCTAAGTTTCTTTTGTCCATTTGCCAAACATCGGTCTAGTAAAGTACGAATTTTTTCAAGACCATTAGCAAGAGGCTCATATCCTGGGGCTTTGCCTACTCCAGAAGCTAGTGCTGCTCCCTTTGGTCTGATATTAGAATAATCAAATGAAATATGACTATTTTTGTATTGTTTAAATTCTTCTACAGGCTTGCTGAAATAAGAACTTAACAGAACACCCAAAGCATTGGACCAGCCTTCAATACTATCATCAATAACATACTTAGTTGATTGTCCTTTTTCCACTTCATGCTCTAATGATGGAAGTTTAGCAACATGGTGCTTTTGAACACTAAAGCCAGTTCCTGATCCACACAATAGTAACCAAAAACACTCTTGGAAAAATCGTAATCTATCACAATAAGAAGCTGTGCAATTATATATCTTAGCATGTCGTTTGAGAATAGGATCTCCACCAAACTGTAATGCTCTCTGACTACCTAATACTTTCTTCTTATACATCATATCGTAAGCCCAATCGATCTCTTCTGAGATTCCAAATGTATCATAACGAGAGTGCATCATTTCTCTAACTCTGTCTACAGCTTCTTTCCAAGTTTCCCTTCTATTTTGATCACTTAACCATCTGGCATACTTACTAACGAAGGTATAATTTTGAAGTTCTTGTAGAGCTGACATGATGTATAAATAATACTCCTATAAATTATTCTGACACAGCTTTGGTTCTTGGTAATACACTATCGAACGAAAAAGAATTCGATCTCTGTGAGCGATGAATTTATCATATCTCCACACGAAAAAAACACCAGCGCATTGTTTTTTATTTGTCTCACCAGTCAGAATGTTTGAATTTCAACATAACTTGCTTTATAGCCATCCACATATCTAAATATTGGTAAGTGGCTAATCTTCCTAGAAAAATAGTATTCTGTTCATTTTTAGATAATTGAATATATTTCTTTGCTATCTCAACACCGTCACCAAATGGTATTGGGTAGTAAGGAATATTATTTTGGTTATATTTAACTGGATATTCTTCAGTAATAACTGTTGTGGACTGAGAATGATTATGTTGCAAGTAGCTGTGGTCGTATTTTCTAGTATATTCTACAATATTATTATTTTGATTCTCTATAAAATATGGCATTTTTTTGTCTGTAACTGTGTGCTTAAATTCTAATGATCTATATGGAAGCTCGCCGTAGATATAATCATAGTATTCATCTATCTTACCAGTATATACAGTAAGATCAGTATTAAAATTTTTCCAGTCTTCATTGGAGCATGATAGTCTGATATCAAACCCTTTAAGCATATTTCCCATCATTTTAGTATATCCGTGTTTAGGCAAACACTGATACTTTTGTCCCTCAAACCAAGTAGGATCTTCACAATCTTTTGTTTTGGGTATTCTGTTTGTTATAGTTCGTGGTATAGAATCAAAAGGAACGCCCCATTGTTTTTCTGAGTAATCTTTAAAAATAAACTCTAATATTTCTTCTTGTGACAGCTCTCTACCAATTTCTTTCTTTGTTTTTTTACTATATGGTAAAGAAATAAGACCTAATTTGGAATTGCCTTTTGGTTGCAACTTAAATGGAATCCAATCTGTATATCTGCTAAGAAACTCAAATACTTCATCATCATCTGTATGAAATATATGTGGACCATAATTATGAATCATTGTTCCACATAAATTACTATCAAAACAGTTGCCACCAATATGATTTCTTTTATCAAAAATAGTGACACTATATCCTCTTTCTTTTAATAAAATAGCAGAGGTTATACCAGATAATCCGCAACCTATCACTTTAGCTTTTTGTGTTGTCATCGTGTGTATTTTTGTTTTGGAAGGATAAAAGAATATTATAGATTTTTTCGTATGCTGCTTCTTTAGTTAAATATTCTAGGGCAAACTTTTTTTGTTCTTGTTTGATATATTTTTGTATCTCAAGATCATTTTCGATAATATTATAGTTTTGTTCTAAGTCGCTAAGATCTTCTTTAATAGGAACATAGTGTTTCCAAGGAATAAAAAATTCATGCCACCATTCTTTATAAGGATTATCTACTATAAAAACAATTCTCGGAGAAGATACTAATATTTTTAATCTAGCAGAATATCCTGCTCCTTCAATATCTAATAAATATTTCCATTTATTTATTTGTTCTTGAAAAGATAAATATTTTGAAGTATTTTTCCATAAATTATCTGGATCTTCACGATTCCATTCTAATGTAATAGCTTCGGTCAAAGGAGTATTTTGGTATTGATCAATATAAATTCTTCTCTTTTCTCCTGTAATAGCTCCTATCCATCCTATTTTGTTGCTTAATGGAATAGTATCTTCAAAAGAATTGATTAATTCGTGATAGTTTTGAATATTACAAGCTGGCCAAGAATCGTAAGCAAAACAAGGAAATGTTTTTTGGTAATTTTGTGTTACAGTTGAAAAAGAAAAGTTTTCGCTATCGGATGGACGATCACCTGTCCATATAGACATCTCAAATTCTTTTCCAGGATAATTATTATATTTTTTAATACCATAACGAACAGAATTATAAATCAGATCTCTTACGGATTCTCCTCTGTTTTCATAATTATTAAAAAGTCTTGTTTCTATTTTTTGAAGATCTTGTGATACTAAAACTAATCCCATTATTTATACCTTAAAATTATGAATAATTGTGGCATTCATATCTGCATCTACAAATTCATTGTTTACTACATGCATAGGAATATTTGATACTTCCTCCCAATGACCAAAAGAAAGTCCTGCTATTCGTCCAATTAAAGTTAAAATCATATCCATAAAATAATTTTGTGGAAATTTATCAAATAATTCTTGAAATAAACCAAAAAGATTTTTTTCTTTAATAGTAGTGAAATACTTATTAGAAAAAATAGTTCCACCACACCCAGTATGTATTCTAGGATTTCCAATATTTAATGCATCATATAGAGCAAACTCTTTTGGTCCACAAGGATTATTTGGGCCAGCTATGTCAAATTTTGGCTCTATAGTAATAGTTCTATTTGTTAATACATCTGTTTCTAGTAATAGTGTATGTGTAAAATTCTCGTTTAATCCAAAATCAAAAAAATAATCAGCGAATTTTGGTCCGAATGAACCTCTGCCGCAATGTGTTTTTTTATGCCAGAGATCCGGTGCATCTATAAATTCAATATTAGAAATATGAGATAGTAATGATTTTGGAGAATCTCCACCAGCATTTATTACTCTAATAGGTATAATAGGATTGTGTTTTCTAAAATTTTCTAGAGTAAATTTGGCTCTAGCAAAATCATTACGCATAAATAATATTGTTTGAATTTTCATAAGTAGCTCTCATATTTTTTTAATATCTCTTTCCAATCAAATGTTTGAGCATATTCTTTTATTATATTTCTAGATATATTAGAACATAATTCTCTATTTTTGATGATAGTACTTTTTACTATTTCTTCGTTATCAATTTGATCTTGAGGTATCATAGAAATAAAAGGTTGTGATAGATTTAAATTTTGTGCAGCGACTTCTGATACTACTAGTCCGAGACCGGCAGATAAAGCCTCTAAACAAACTAATGGATGTAACTCTGATACTGATAATAATACTAAGTTAGTATAATTAGTCAACTGATTAAATACCATAGTACGATCCCATAACCCCAAATAATTATCATCTAGTGGATTAAATTCTGCTATAGTATTTTGTCCGGCAAAACAAATACCACAATCCAATGACTGCAAAAAAGCCTGTCTTTTTCTTTGATCTATTTTTCCTAAACAAATACTTTTATCTTTAAATTTTGGCTTATCAGTAATTCTAAATTGACCATTATCTACTCCGTTAGGTAGTATTTTTATTTTAGAATTATCAACTCCATTATCTAATAGAAGTTGCTTTTCCCATGATGTTAACATAAAAAAATTGCAATCTTTAAAAAAACTTCTGATTAAATTTTTATGAAAAGATTGAGAATATAAAAATCCGCCATCATGAGATGTTACTATTTTTTTACAATCTAAATAAGGCATAATCTGCCAATGTTTACCATAATGCAAATGAACGATGTCCGGTTTCGTTTGCAAAACTTTTTGGTATGTTTCATTGGTGTCTTTTTCATTAACAATAGTAACAGTATGTCCCATTTTTTGCAAATTGATGTATTGATTCCAAACAACTGTTTCTAGTGCTCCCCAACCACTAGGAGGAATACTAATTTCTCCAGGACCAACAAAAGTAATTTTCATAAATGAGTCCTATTTATGGATAAAATAAACATCTTGTCTATCTATTTCGTATTTTTTAAAATTACTAGTAAAAGGCTCACCAATTAATAGTTTTTTATTAGATAGTAAATGTCTGAATACATATTGACCTACCCACATATCAGCATTAAAATATTCATATCTCATATCTTCTCTTGCTTGACAGAATGTTTTTAAAAATTCAAGCATATTATCATATGAACCTCCTATAACCCCCATATTAATTAAATCCCATTCTTTAGCATTTTCTGTAAAGAACTGTAGATTATCCCATTTAAGATCTCTATGAATCCAGAGATATGGGAATTCAGACAGTTTAATGCTGTCTTTACAAATAAAATAGTCTATATTAGAAAAATCTTTTAATACTTGAGAAGGATCCTTTACAACTGTAACATCTGAACCATCGGTCAAAAAAACAGAATCAAATTTATTAGCTAATAGATATTTTTTATAAACAAAGAATCTCCAGTCATTATTTGAGTATTCTGATGGTGCAGCATAAATGAATTTTATTTTATCTGTTTCATATGTTCTCAAAAATTCATCAGATAAATTATCATAAAAAATTCTAGCTTCTAATCCGAGAGAAACGACAGAGTTATACCAGTTTTTAATATAGTCAAAATTATTCTGTAATACTCTTCCATCCTTGTCTCGTCCCACTACGGCATCGTCAGAGGGATCATTAGGATGTTTTTTTTGTGAAAAATAAGTAGTAAATATTACTGATTTATTCATTGTCATCTTGTTTTGTCATTTCTGATGATAAAGAGGTATAAAAAATTTGATTAATTTGTTCCATTTTTTCTATTTGTTCTTTAGCTATTTTATTGCAAGTCTCAGGAGAAACGTTGGATAAATCTAAAACTGCTTTTGGTTTACAATCTGGTATCATTACTATATTGCCAAATTTAGAAATTTCAGAACAGAAATTAACATATTCAGGTTGACCAACAGTTGACCAGAAACATTGTTTTAACACTGGTGTTCTGATCAAACTAAATCCACCATGACCAGCACTTATAGAAATGGGAGAATTTTTATTCCAAGCTTCTCTATCTTCTTTTAGCAAGAATGGGCAGTCTGTGAATGGTAATCCATGATGAAAATATTTATCTCTAAATGTTAATATATCATAAAAGCTATCTTCTGTAACTTCTTCCATAAGATCTTTAGTTTGAAAATCTCGTGTATTGGCAACTAACATTACTGCCATAGGAATAGTTTTAGCTTTTTCAAATAATCTTATAAAATCTATATGATCAAATACAACGTCTGTGTTAAGTAATAGAGTGTATTCTGTCTCAGCCATTGTTAGCTGATTTAATTTATTTCTACAGTATGAAGATAGTATAAATCTATGTAAAGGCTCCAAACTTTCTAGTTTGGGAACCCCAAGATCTTCATGTATTAATTCTCCAGATTTATTTTCAAGCCATTTTTTTAATATTTGTTGAGTATTATCTGATGAATCATTTTCGTAAAAATAAAAATTGAACTTGAAATTTTCTAGATTTGATAATTTTTCTAAACACGCAAGCGTTCTTTCTATATAAGCTTCTGAATCTCTCCATATTCCACAAACATTAATTTCTGTAACCATATTTTTCCTTAAACTTTAAGATTATTAATCCACGATAGGTCTGGGTTTATATATTCAATAGTCATTCCACTCATTTTAATAAATAGGTCAAATCTTTTCTTTTGTTCTTCATCAAAAAGATGAGTTCCATGATTTTCTCTCATGTAGACTTTTGTTATTCCTTCTTGCCATAAAGCCATTATGCAATCATTGCAGGATTGACCTGTAACATATGCTATTCCATTTTCGGGTCTGATTGTACAATTAGATAGAGCATTACGTTCTGCATGAATCATCCAAGGATACTTTTCTGGTCGAATATTAGGTAGTTTACTATCATCAAGTCCTTTAGGAAAACCGTTATATCCTAATCCTAAAATCCTATTATGATGATCTGTTATAACACAGCCATGTTGGGTTTGTATGTCATGGCTACGAACAGCCACGGCATGTGCTAATCCTATAAAATATTCTTGCCAGTTTGGTCTAAACATAACTGTATGATAGATAATTTTTTCATCTGGTCAAGATTTACATTCGGTTAAGGTGCCATCTTCGGTAATTGTTCCTATAACTTGGGAGAATGTATCATAACAAGATCCTGATATAAAAATAGCATCACCACTAACTAAATGATAGTTTTGTCCAGAAATAAATGTAGCATTTCCAATAACTGTACCTTTATTTTTACTAAATTCAAATGTAGTATTATGATTTGTAGCTATTCCTTTGTTAGTAGAATTTATAAATAAACTATCAGAATTAGTATTAATAATATTTTTGTTTTCAGAATTATCAAAAATGCCACCACCATTTTCAATTGAACCATTGTTTATGCTATAATAAAAAATGTAATCTCCAAAAATATATCCATGATCACTTTGAAGAATATGATCATTGCTCCAAATATATGTTTTTGTTCCAACTCTTTGTATAATAGGAATAGGATAAATTGGATATGGTGGAACGTATTCTATTCTTTCTATAGTATCAGAATTATCATTAGTAGAACTCAAAAAAAGAGTTTTACCTGTAATAAAATGAGAATTTTTTGAGTTAGAAAATATTGATACTCCATTGATTGTGCCTTTATTTGTTGAATTAATAAAAACAGTAGAACAAATATTATCTTGTATAAATCCAGAAACATATGGTTGCCTATAAAAATAAAGTATTGTTGGATCTATATTATTTTTAATATCATCATTTCTACCATTAATAATATTTCCATAATTAATTGAATTATCACCAAAAGAACAAAGTCCATTTAATGTTGCTAAATAAGCATTAATAGAATTACCAAAAGAAGATGGACCATCTATATTTCCAAAATTTATACTTTTATTGAAACTTCCTCCATTTGCAAGATAGCCACCATAATTTGTGCTTTGATTAAAAAATCCAGTATTAGAGATTACACTATTTTTAGTTACAATTTTATTTCGAGCTAAAAATATATCAATATCAATATCACTAGTACGATAACTAAAATAAGATTTTGATGGATTAAAAGCAGCATCTCCAAATAAAGCCCCATCTGTAAAAGTTGCTCCACTAGCAAAAATAGAGCTTACATATTCAGATTTATCGAAATTTGCTATACCACCAACATTTGATGCGAAACATAAAGAGTTGTTCATGGTAAGATTGCCACCTATATCACCATAATTATCTGAATCGGTAAAAATAGCATCTCTAGTTATATCTCCAAAATTAACAGAACCACTAAAATTACCACTACTATTAATATTGTTAAAGTTTTTGGAATTATTGAATATTGCAAATGTTGATAATGCACCAAAATTTTTTGAACTATTGATGAAATTCAAAGTTCCGCTAATGCCTAAAATGTTACCAGAATTAATTGATCTATCAAATAATCCTAAATCAATAGTTCCATAATTAATAGAGTCTTTAAAATTTACCGTATGTTCGATATTTCCATAGTTTGAACAAATTGCTCCTGTTCCAGTAGTACCATTAAAAATAGCAGTAATATGATCACTAGGAAAAACTGGATATATAGAAATATTTGCATAATTAATTCCAGTATTTTTAAATATTACCTGTTTATACCCAAAAATATTTCCTCTATTTATAGTATTATCTTGAAATATTATAGATGGACTTTTATTAAATAAAGTTAAAAAGCTTTCATTAGTTATGTTACCAGTATAATAAATAAAAGCATTTGATTGTGCATCATAAACACTATCTATTGTTAATATTCCACTTGAAGTAAATATAAATTTTTCATGTTCTATTGGAGTCCAATTAAGTTTTCCATTATTTATTCCTGAATTTTTAAAATTTATAGCAACATTTTCTAAAGAAGCATTGTTTATTCCACTATCTAATATTTCTATTTGACGAGCACCATATGTAAATTGATCTTGTCCAGAAACAAATGGTCTTCTCATTGAGCTATTATTTATAGAAAAATCATGAAAATTTGCTATTTCTAATACTCCCAAATTTTGATTTTTTGATCTATGGAAAAAATCACCAGATTGTGCATATCCATAATTAGTAGAATTGTTTAAAAAATATCCACTATGTATTCCAGCCATTTTATCATTGAATGCATTATCAAAAAAAACTGCTCCTTTAGCATAGTTTTTATTAATAGAAGAACCCGAAAAGAAAATTAATCTATTATTTAAATATGCATAATTAATAGCGTTTTCAAAAAAATTACAACTATAATTTCCAGAAGCATAATTAATAGAGTTTTGTCCAAATTCTGCAAAAAGTCCAATATTAGATCCACTCATATTACTAGACTGATTACAAAATATTGCATTTTGTGCTGTAGCTCCAGAAATATTTTGACTATTACCATAAAAAGATCCATATCCAACATCTTTCCCGTTATGAGAAAAACTTTCAAATCTTCCACTTCCAACTTTTCCACTATTAGCAGATTGACCATAAAATATAGCCCCAGTAGCATTACCCACATTGATTGAAATATTATTAAAGATACCTAGATTAAAAATATTTCCACTATTTATTGAATCTTTATTAAATATACCAGTAACTAAACTACCACCATTAACACAGCCAGATCCAAAAGATGCTATTCCGGTTATTACAGATTTATTAAATGATGCAGAGTCAAAAAAAGTCAAGGCGGCTGGAGCATTTAATTCACTCCAATTAGAAGAACCACTAATAAAAGAAATAATTCCAGAATTTCCAATTGATCCACGATTTTCAGAATTATTCGCAAACAAAAAATTTCCAGAACCATCTCCAATATTGTATTGATTTTTAGCGAATGTGAATTTAGCTCCACTAATTAATATACCATCATTAATAGCATAATCAAACCAAGAATATTTTTTTAATAATCCTTTGTTCAAAGTACCAGAATAAAAAATTGCTGGTTCTAAAATAATTCCTTTGTTGATTGCTCCGCTTACAAAAGTAGTAATTCCAGAAACAACTCCAGCATTAATTGATCCTACACCACTAAAAATTACATCTCCATATATTGTTCCACTATTAATACATCCTTTTGTTCCGGTTGAAGCAAAGAAGATATCTCGACCATATAATTTACCTATGTTGAAAGATTCTTGAAATAAAAATGATCCAGTTAAAGAAGCATTATTTACTGATTGATTTTGAAATATAAATTTCCCATTACCGCTTCCTTCAATATTACAATTATCTAATAAAAAAGAACCATTATATTGAATTCTATCTCCTACTCCAGAAGAGTCTATTAATATAGAAAATAAATCGCTTTTTTTAGCTTTAAGAGTTGTAAAATATGGGCTGTTACCATTTAAATTTACTCCGCTTAAGTTTATAGTATTTGATGATATATAAGAATTATTAATAGAAGATTTATTATTTAAAATAAAATAATCTAGTCCTTCAAATATTATTTTATTAATATCATTTTTACCTCCAGAAAAAGAATTAATATTCCACTGGCAATATGTATTTGGATACCAATGAGAAAAAATAATATCGTTTCCTGCAACAACATTCTCAGCAACTAATTCTGCACAAGTAAAGTATCCTCTAGTATTTCCTCCATTACTGACTATTCCTCCTGTACTTAAAACAATATTAATATTATTGCATTGTAGAAATGGGATTTGAGAATAACATTGAGCATTATCTATTATAGAATAAGCGAAAAAAGAAGAATCGATCTCTACCTCATCGATCTGATTTCTTGGAATAGCTATGCTTTGATTACTAAACTTAGCATCTTTCCACCAATGATGAGAATCGCACCACTCAGATGTCATAGTTATATCCTCTCACTTTAATTAAAATACAGAGTAGAGGTGGTTTCTTGGTTTTTAAACTTGTGGATAGGATAAAATTGTTTATAGTCTAGATTCCTAGGAGGAAAACCGCTATTTGTTGATAATCCTATAATTAAACCAAAAGCACTTTGATGATCTGTACAAGCAAAAGGAACACAGCTAGAATCTTCTGAACACGCAGCGGCTTGAGCTTGTGATATAGGATCGCACGGTTCAGGACATTCTTTTTTACGACATCCTATTAAATCTGGATTTTGATTAAATTTTACTATCTTACTTAGGTGGGTTTCTGTAACTAAAAAACTACCATCTGGTATTGGTCCCCAACTAGGACCACCACCAGTATTCCAATTTCCCCAACTATTGGCAATTAAGAATACACACTCTGGATATTCTATCTTACGATCATCATATCCTATAATGGAGTATGTATGATAATGATTACGATCAGGATAGGTTAATCCGGTAGAATCTCTAGTATTAGGAAATCCAACATTAGTAAATAATACAACCCCATAGCCATTGTATAATAAATCTTTGACACTACTAGTTTGATCTTTTTGAATAAAACTAATAGTTCTCATTCTTGGAACAATATTGTTTGATATTCCAGTATTTTTTATATAGTCATAACCATTATTGTTTTGAAAATATTTTAAAAATAAATCGTTTTTGCAAATATTCATACTAGAAGATACAACTGGATCTAAAAAGTTAGCATATCCATCATATCTTTTTCTTTTAACTATTCCTATATGTTTGAAAACTTCATCAATCCAACCAGTTAAAATATTTCCTCCAAAAGAACTATCTTCTGATGGTACTAGATATTGAAAATCAAATCTGCTTGTTTGTGGTTGTCCACAACAAAGATTCATTTTATCTCTACAATTACCAGCGCAGCATGGGTCTGTAGCATAACCCGGATCATCTGCTTCTCTTGTACATGGGCTACAACTATCACATGTACTTTTCATAGTCAATAAATTTAATTGACAAGAATGTGGAGCCCCTAAAGAACCGGGCACTGAAGTAACAAAACAAGATAATTCTTGATCGCAACCTATTGTTCTTTCTATATCAGGATATGTATATCTACCAATAGAATTAGTTATTGCATTTCCATTTTGGTCTAATAAAATACCAGAAACTACATCTGGACCAAGCATCATTAAACAGTCTGGTAGAGAGTTGCCAGCAAAATATTGGAGATATTCTGTAGACATTCTGGCTTCCCAATCTTGATAATTACCACTAACCTCTATATCGCAGGCTCGTGTAATATCACAAGCATTTCTTATACCATAAGCAGTTCCGCTTTTAATATCAGATTGGATTTCTGTAAATGCTTCAGCATCTAATCTCATTAAAAATTTAAAAGGCATACCTAGTTTATTAGCGCCAGTGCCGCTAATATTACCAGTAAGAGCTGGAGAAATATTTGGCACTCCAGAAGTTATTGGATCATAACAAGGCCTATTTAAATGTTTTACAAATTTAACCAAACGAATCAAGTCGTATGGGGTACCATCACAAATATTTGCAGAGTATTCATTATATAGTTGAGTGGGAGTAAACATATATTGGTCTAATTAAGCTAACTTTATTTAGTCTGATTTAGCTTATTATAAACCACAAGAGCTAAAGTGCCACCAGCAACACCCATAAATATACCCGCTGGACTCATACTACTATATTGTCCCATTAAATACATTATAGCTCCGCCTAAATAAGAACCAGCTACTCCAAGAGCTACTGTTTTAACAAAACCAAAATTTTCTTCACCAGGAACTAAGCTTTTGGCAATAGACCCAACAAATAGACCATAAACACACCATACTAAAATATTAAACATTGGCATTCTCCACTAGGGTTTTAATTTCATCATCCGTGAGAACTTCTCCTGTTTCTAACAAAGCATTCAAAATACTTAATGAATATTTTTCATAATCTTCTCTATTCATTTCTCTGCGTAAAATTTTCTTAATTCTCATTTTTGTAAACCAGCCTCTACGTTCACTGAAAGTATGTAGCTGTTCACCATATATAGAGTATTTATCTTCTGCTGTTGAACTAGCTGATAGTTTATTTTTATTACACTCTTGTAAAATTCTTACACAAGTTAATACTATACTAATTATCATTAAAATAGTAACAATAGCAAATCCATATACTTCATCTTTTTGTACATTAGATTTTTCTAAAATTTTAACAGCTATAGCTTTTAGTTTTTCATTATCTGGAGTTGTCATAATTATTACCTTATTAAAATGATTGAATCTTAATTTGATACACCTTACTATACGTTTGCGGACTCAAGAATTACAGAAGGATATCCTCCATCTGTTCCTATACTAGCTATTCTATAAGTACCTGAAATATCAGCAATTCCAATACCTACCGAAGAAGTAATTATAACTACTAATTCTCCTACAATAAAAGTTCCAGTAACTGTGCTACCAACTCCGGCATTAACTCTACCATTTTTTACTCCTAAACTAGATGTATATAACGCTGTTTGAATAGCCCCAGAGGTTTGACCAGTCATACTAGACGAATTAGCAGGATATGATTGGCTCCAATTACTAAAATCACTAGGAGATACTTTAACAGTTGGGTTGGTTTTAAAGAATCTTTTTCCTATGGTAACTGTTGCTGGGGCATAGATATTTGGAGTTGTGTAGTATCTATATACTGGGGTGCTTTGACAATAGCTATCTCCAAATTGATTATATACTGTACATATATTTGCATATCCTATCCTTTTTCTATATTTTCTTACATATGCAAAATTAGAAACATTAAATTGTGGAGATGTTGCATTATTACTATTGATCATATCTCCTCTGTCAATTGTCAATGTCTGAGCAAATTCTGTTTCCATTGGATCTATATTATTAAGATTATATCTATCAGAACCATCAGATGTTGATCTATATTTTTCATAGATAAAATTTGAACCAAAAGTAAAAGTTCCACCATTTGGGTTTGGAATTCCAGTTCCTAAATTGGTAAAAGTTATAGGGTATTGAGCAAATACTGAGGATGTTCCTCCACTACAAGAAATAGAAAAATCAAATGAACCTGATACTATACTTAATTCTAATGCTTCCCAACCAGATAAATCTGAAACAAAAGTATCTCGATACCATATCACGGGGGCTATCATAATACAACCACCACCCAATTCATCACGACATGTATCTACTCCAGTTGCATATGGATCTCCAGATATTGGAAGAAAATCTACTACAGACGGATATGGTATAGTAAATGTGATACTATTTTCTGGTAATAAAAATTTAAAAGAAGAAATCAGATCAATATTTTCATTAGTTTTGGAAGTATATAATGAACGATAATCTATTAAAAGATCTGGGTCTGTAAATGCAACTGTTGTATTAAATGTCTTATGATTATTATTAGAAAATGTTACAAGACCGGTGGCTTTAGAAGCTCTATCAACTGTGAAAATAGTATATTTATGAGGAAACGAACTACTTATAGTATATGCAATATTATTACCATCAACCATATTCAATCCAGTAGTAGAAATAATACCAGACCAATATTTACCTTCTGTACCTCCATAAAGACCTCCTGCTGGAGAGGCGGTTTTATATTGAATTTCTATCAAATTTCCTGCTCTAGCATTTAACCCAGTATTATATATCACTCCGCTGTAAGGCCAAGTAGTTTCAAAGTCTCGTACTATCAAATTCTCTGTACGAGTATTTAATCCTGTGGTAGAAACAATACCACTAACATATTTACCCCCAACTCTACCATATTTATTAGCAGCAGGCGTTCCTGCATAAAATTGAACTTCCATGTTGTTTCCAACAATAGCATTTAATCCAGTATTATAAATTACTCCACTATATGGCCATGTCGTCTCAAAATCTCGTACTATTAGATTTTCTGTTCTACTATTAAGTCCTGTTGTAGAAATAATTCCACTAAAATATTTGCCTCCAACACCACCATATTTATTAGCTGCTGGAGTAGACGAAGCAAACTGTATTTCCATATTATTACCAACTCTGGCATTTAATCCAGTAGTTGCAATACTTTGATAATATGGATAAGAAATAGAATAATTAATATCTATTAAATTATCTTCTTGTGCAGTGGAGAACACTGTAGGATTGAAATCTTTATTGCTAAATCCTACTCCAGAAACACCACTCAGTACAACTAAATATCTTCTTAAATTTTGTATTGATGATTCTCTAGACTCTGGCAAAGAATTAGTTTTATTATATCCAGTTATAACATAAACTAAATCATCTTCTACAATAGGAAATGGGGGAGGAAGATTTGGATCAAACATATGATTTCAAACTCCCCATATTTATTTTTTAATAGGACATTTGCCATCGGGACAATTGATTGGTGCTGAATATGCTTTTGAAGAGGGGGCTTGTGGGTTAAACGACTTAATTGGACCTATAGAGATAGACCCTTTATCTGCTTCACAGTATGTACAATCAATTTTAAGAATGCCATCTCCACTCATATACCAGCCTTTACCCTTGCAAACTGGACAATCTTTTCTTTTATACTTTTGTGTGACTTCCTGTACATGCTTGGCTTTAATAATGCCTCCAGCAAGAGTTACTGGGGCTGTTGTTGAGCCATAGTAGTGAGATTGGGTAAACAATAAACTAACGCAAAATAAACCAACAAATAATTTATTCATTTCTTATCTCTCCATGGAAGAGGTATAATATTATCAATAGTATCTACAACTCTTTTTAAGGGTCGTGGTCTATTGGGTTTAACTGGAGAGTCTGGATTAACTTTGGGTTTTGGTCCAAACTTTTCTTGAGCTTTGGTAAATAAATTCACCAGAGTTTCAATAACGCCAATGATCATGTTAATAACAGCGCGAAGTTCTAATCTTTCTCTTAGGTTCATAAAATATTCCTAGAAATTTAGATATATAAATTATATACACCTAATAGAGATGATGGTTTAAAATAGCTAATTGCGAATTTTAGAGATAGTCTTCAAATCCATAGCTTGGTAGCTTTTGGAGAGGAAAACCGTCAAAACTGCTAAATGTATATGATCCATTCATGGCGAGCATACCAGCAGCCACATCAGCATGAATTAAAAATGAACCATCTGGAATTGGACCCCATTCGGGATGTCCTCCGTCGTTCCACTTACCCCAGCTATTTTGGACTAAAAAGGCTGGCTCACTGCCAGTATCATCACACGCTATCCAAGCCATACAATGTCCCCAACTACCAGATTGTTTAGCAAATCCCTTTTTATCTCTTGTATTACTAAAACCATAATTAGAACATACTGCTACTCCATAACCATTAGATAGAGCATCACGAGCCTCTTCTACTGTTCTGATTAATGAAGCAGTCTTAATCTGATGATCATTAGCTAAATCTAATACTTTATCTGGAAGTCCTCTACCTCCCCAGCCAGCACCTAGATTACCATTATATTTACTGAAGTCAGCAATGCCTGGATAATTCTTTCTAAGAACTATTCCACCAATTTTACTAACAAACTCAGCAGCCCTAGCGCAACTCATGCCTTCACCAGAGAATCCTCTAGCACCATAAATAGCTTCTGTGGCTCCCTTGGTTACCCAATCTTCTCTTTCATTATTTACATCTATTTCAACTGCTCGGGTAACATCACAAGCATTTCGTGTTCCATGACTAACACAATCTCCGACAGTTTGTCGTTCATTATAAGGATTCTTCTCAAATCTCAACACACTCTTGTATGGTGTTGAAAGTTTTCCTTTACCAGAATTCTTAATTTTTTTACTAGCATCACCAAACAATGGATATTTTGCATTCTCCATAAAATGGTCGTATACGTGTTGCTCCCATATGCAACCACTAAATCCTTGACGATAGTTATCGTAAAGTTCTTTTGGAGAATAACGTGGCATTATTTTGACCCTTCGTTGCAAGCCCAAGCTAAAGCATTAAGACCTTCTACAGCTTTAACTCTTAGCTCTTTGGATAAAAGAATTTGATCATCACCAATAGAAGCAACTACTACTTCTTTTGCTTCTTTAGCTAGATTTGGATATTTACCTTTCATATCCAATCTGAGCATAATACCAGCTAGACTATTAGCTTGACGAATTTCTTCAGTACTTTTAATTACTTCGTCTTCACCGTCAAGTTCAACTAGCTTTGCTAAATCAATATATAAATCTCTTAGCTTCCTAGCTTCTGACTTGATACCAGCTTCTTTTAGAACTATTACAACATCATCAGTTTCTTTTTTTACAGCTTCATCTGTTGGTACTGATAATTCAAGAACATCTACTACAGCTGGTCTAGGCTTAAACATATCAGAAAACTCTGGCTTAAGTAGACCTACTAAAATGAGTAAACCACCTAGTACTAATAATACTTTTTTATCCATGCTCATGATACTTTATCCTCTTTTTTGCAAACATTGGGACTTAGGAAAGGAAACATTTGGTCAGCAACCTTAACTGCTTCGCCGCAACCGCTTTGAACAGCCAAATCTCTGGTTTGCTTCCATGATACAACTAGCTTAAAAAAAGTATCATCTGGTTGATTAGCTACTAACTTTGGAACAACAACAGCATCAACTGATGGTACAACAATTGGTACAACAGAAGAAGGGGTGGAGCCTTTCATTTTAGCTAATAGACCACCCAAGAATGTTTGTATGGGACTCAACTTATCCTTAAATAAAACCCATAGTACAAGACCAGCACCAGCATAAAGAGCCAAATCCATTGTGCTCAAACGACTACTAAACTCTTGGAAACTTTCTGTGAAATTCATTGGAATCTCTCTTTCTCATTTATCTGAAACTTTAGGGGTATTATCGACTGTATTATCAACTGTTGGACTACTGAAAACACCAGTATTTTTAAAGGTAGTAACCATAGCATCTATAGAAGCGCCAACCAAAATCATTAACAGCTGTTTAACGTACCTTTGTATAATAGGTTGTAGCAAGTGTGGTAGAAAGGGAAATTCAACTACTAAAAAAACCTGATCATAAAAACTAGAAACAGCATTCATAGCTATCTCTTTTTTATCAGATCCTTTTAATTCTGGATGACTTACTTGAATTTGTTGAATTATATCTGCTAAAGCTAACTGTAATAAATTCCATGCTTGAGGAATAGCTACTGATTCTGTTTGTTTTAAAACAGACTTAGCGGCTTCTATTAGATTATTGATCTTTAATAATGCTACTTGATTCGTTACTAGATTTGACATTGGTTTTTCCTGTTTTTTTGGGTTTTTTCTTTTTTCTGTAATTACTTCTATTTGCTATTTTTCTTTCTTCTGGATTAGCTGTGTTCCACCAAGTTTTTTTCAATTCTGCTCTACTTGATACATACTTAAATAGAACTGTTAATTGTCCTATAATAAGTATTGTAGCTTCTAGACCTCTACTTGTTTCTTGAATCAAATCTTCTTTCTGACTATTCTCTCCAATGATTCCCATTAAATATAGTCCACTAAAAACAAAGCTGACCATAGTGAACCAAAATTCGCTAGTTCTATAGCCGGGTTTGACCATGAATGTTAAACTCCCATTTTAAATTACCAAAAAATATCATGTGCCGCTAGGTAATACTTTAACAAATATACCATTATAGAACTTATTGCCATATTTATTGTAGATGGTACTGATTGCTGGTGTGTTCTTGACGTAATTATTATTTGTTGAATATTTACCAGTAAATGTTGTTGATACGACTGCTGTGCCATTTTTAACCACATTACCACTGATTGCAGCTTGAACGTCTGTGTATGGTCTAGCCATTGTTTGATTCTCCAGAATAAGGGGTTGTAATTATATACACTATTTTTCGATGCGGTCTTCTAGAGCCTCTAGAGTTTTACCAAGTGTTGCTATTTGAATTTTTAATTCTGTCATAACTTCAGTGTTTCTTTGTAAAGCATTAGCGAAAGCTGCTTGAGTTTCTTTATTAGTATTTAATCTTTCCATAATAAATTGACGATCATGTACATATGGAGATTGTGTTTCAATCATTACTAATACTTCTGATTTAGTAGTCATATTTCTTCCTATAGCTACCCAAAATCCTACCATTGTGACAATAATGCCAATAGCTGTTGTAGCAATATTTTCCCAAAAATGAATAATTGTTTCGCTCATCGGATTTACTTTCTAAATAATAACTAAAAGCCAACGACACTCAAGGCATCGCTGGCTTTAGTTGTATAGTAAAATTGATTAGTTATACTCAGCCAGTCTTAGCCTTGTAATCATTATTAATAACTGGTACTACACCGCCAAGCTTGTAAGTAAGTTGACCAGGAGCAGAACGAGTTGGATTTGCAGCACTATCTGTTGCTAATGTATCAACAGCTACAACAGGATAGCCAGCATCAAATGTGCCTGTGTAACGATTGTATTTATTAGCTCTAATAGCTGTTGTAAATCTACGAGTTCTAAGAACTTCAAGCTTATTTATACTACGAGTAATACCTGGAACATTAGCACCACTAAGCAATGAAGTATTAGCAACACCAGCCAAATCTGATGTGGCTCTCATGGCAACACCATTTTTATCATTAAAAGCAAAAGTGCCAGCACTTAGAGCTTTATCAGCCCAACTATTATCAAGAACTGTTGAAGCAAATACTGTTGTGTTATATCTACTAACGCCTACGTTTGTGAGCTTACCAGAAGTAACTGAGCCACCACGAGCTACTGTGCCTCTGTTATTAACTGAGCCACTGGACTTTACGTTTGGGGGTACTGTATAATCAGAACCAGATGTTTTTGCTATAGCCATTTTATTCTCCCATGGTTGACGGAAATGCTAATTATACTATACCCTAAACCCTAAGAACTTTGGTTATTTTTGGATAATAATTCTAACCCATTAATAGAATTGACCTTAATACCATATAATTTAGTTCGATTGATATTATTAATTTGGCTAATATTCCAAACATTACCATTACAAATAATATTAATGGGTACTTTTTTATTGATTAGAGCTGCTGCTAAGATATTATCATTGATATCATCAAGAAGATATCCAGAAGATGGATATATAGTATTGATACCAAAATCCATTAAAATTTGAGAAACTTTATATAGAAGCTCATAAGAGAAAACTCTATATTCTAAAGTATATCTTAATTCAACAGATGATTTATTACAAAGTTCTAAATTGGTTTTGATATCTTCCCTAAACTTGTCATATTTTCTGTTACAGAAATGTGAGGGTTGGGCGACTATATTGACTATGTGAGTTCCAGCTTTGATAGCTGCTTCTATTGCAATTCCTCTACTTTTTGTATCTAAAATACCAAGAGGATAATCGATAGGAGTAGAAATTAAAGTATCTGTTTGAGCAATAATATTCTTTGCTATCTTGATATGATTGAGAAATACTGAAATTGTAGATGGACTATAGTGAATAGCTGATTGAAGACTTTTTTTTAATTCTTCATCAGATAAAGAAATATCATAATTAGAATATTCTATGATCATTTTTTTGCTTTATATGTTTTAAGTAGTTCAATACTAGGGTATTTCTTACTACCTAATACACCGTCAGCAAACCCATATTCTACAGCTTCATTCGATGTTAAAATCCAATCACACTTATTTGCTAATTGTGAAGTGATGTGTTTTCTGGCCATCATTTTCTTCCAATTTTTTTGTTTAGCTAGTTCACTTTCCATACATCTATCGGTAAAAATTTCAATCATCTTATCACATTCTTGTTCATTCCATTTAATAGAACTAGCAGCAGCCTTGGAGTGTTCGCTATCCATACTGAATGATCCATAGTGAATAAGCATGGTAGCATTAGGAGTCAGAATCCTTAGTGGTGCAGCTTGAAAAATTACGCTGCTTGATGATTCTACTTTAGCATAAGCCAGAATAATAATTCTTGATTTTGAAAATCGTATGGTATCATAAATACCTAAACAATCTTGCCACTCTCCACCCGGCAAGTGCATATGAACTAAAATAGGTTCACTAGATAGAGTGTTTAGATATCTAATATTTTTTTCAAATATGACCGCTGACCTATAATCAACCCCTCCCTCATCTGCACCATCTATGTGGGAGTGTAAGTATACTTCTCTATTTTTGATGTCTATATTAAAATTATGAATTTCATTAAGTTCACTATCATTATTTGGTGAATTGACTACCATATTAATTACCTAGGTATTCATATATCTGATCATTAATTTCTTTCATTACTCTAGCATCATCAAAAACTTTTCCTATAGATATTCTAAATCGATATCTAGTAAAAATATCAAGAGTTTCTACTCCATCTATTTGATCTATAATATTTACTATCTGATTATTAATATTAAAGTTTGTATGACCAACCCAAAAATTAAAGATTTTACCAGACGCAGTATTTTCTGTATAAGGAATTAATCCCATTGGAGTAGCAATTGCTCTTAATGGTTGTTTGACATTTTGCATTTCATCAACATATTCACCATCAAGATCTTCTTCCTTATCATAATGGTCATCGTCCAACTTGTCATGCTCTATAGCATCATCCTCACCAAATGGATCGAACCATTTTTGCCATACTATTAAATTAGCTGTCCCATAAATATTTCTCATTAATTATATCCATTCCTTACTTAGTATAGTTTTTAAATACACTAGAAGGCTTAATTACTGGGCCATAAGAACTATTAAATAGGCCTTTTTTCTTTAGCTCTATCCATGCCTCTAACACTTTTTCCACAAAAAATGAGTCTGAAACATTATTTTGATCAGCAATAGATGTTAGACTACTAACAATATCTTCTCTAAGAGAACCATTTTCTAAAATAAACATTAAAGCTCCATATTGATTAGCTATATTAGTAATCATTATTTCATCAAGTTTATCTAAATCTGGCCAATAACAAACAATATTAACCGTATTATCAAAATTTAATTCAAAGTTGACACTGCATAAAAAATCTCTTTTCTCTCCATTAGTTTGAGGGACAATTATTATAGGTTTTGGATAAATTTTTTCTAATAAATTTTTCCACCACTTAAACATATAATAAACACTTTCTAGATATAGGATCTATAAGAGCTAGATTTAAATTGACATAATAACCAGAGTTAAGTTCTGTCTCAGGAGGAATCGAACAGGCAAAAAAGATATTGATATGATTGTCTTTTTTTAGAACATCAACTAACATAATTTTAACAGAATCGTATTTTAGAGCTACATACTTTTCAAAAACCCTTGCTGCCGCATAACGAATAGAGTCATCTTCTTGCTCTAGTTCTAATACTAGAGGGACATAAATTTCTGGATGTGAGGAAACAACACATCTTTCATTTTTATTTAAATCAAAAGATGAAACAAAAATACTTGTTGTTACTTTAAACATAAGCTCTAATCTTTGCTAAACCCTTTTGGATATTTTGTCGGACTGCTTCTCTAGTTACTCCAAATTCTTTACCTATTTCAGATAAAGTTTTCTCTTCAAAATAATACTGTTTGATTTGATCTTTTTGTTTATCTGATATGATTCCAGAAGAGAGGATATTTTCAATATTCTTTTTCAGGGATTCTTCGTATTCATTATTTTCAACAACTATGTAGGGATCATATTCCTCTTTGTCTGGGATATTATCAGCAAAAGAAACATCATTTTCATTAATGTTATTTAGTGAATAATGAGTATTCTGCTTACGATACTTATTTGACAAATATGTTTTAATAGCCCAAATACCACATTGATTCCTATAAGAATATTTGGTTTTTGATTTTCCATTAAATCCAGAACGATCCTTGTCCCATCTCCAATCACCTATCATAATAGCAGAAGCGATATCAGCAATAGCATCTTCATTCGATAATAGCTCTTGTCTTAATGCTGAATAAAAAGTGGGCGCAAACTTAGATATAATCTTCTTGGCTAGGGTAATATATGTAGGCAGACTATCAAACTCTTTTTCCATTATTTATTTCCTTTAAGTTAGATTCCTAATGTCCGAACTATTTACTTAGTTCTTCTTCTTATTTTCTTCGTCAGTTAACTTTTTCCAAGTTTTTGGATCTGGTCTATCCTTGTTACCACGTTTGGCTGGCTTATAATTTTTGCCTTCTCTTTCTTTCTTTTTGCGAATATTATCCCATAATCCCGTTTTGGAAATTGTGGATGGTTCTGAGGTTTCAGACATTTCTTCTGTTTCATTGTTCTCATTTTCTTGAGATTCTTCATTAGTTGTGATGGGTGCGCTAAAATGTAAAAATGGAAAATTATGTAAAAATGATGGTTGGATTTTCTTTTTTTTCTTAATAGCTTTATTTGCTGTAGTATCACTATTTTCAATATCGTCAGAATCCTGAGAAAACATGAGAAAATCATGTATTTGTCGAACATAGTCAGCAACTACAGCGATTTTACCCTGAAGCCAAGCTTCTGTCAAATTGTCTTTTACGTCCATGTTGTTATTGTCAATAGCATTTAAAATTCCCTGTACATGTACATTGATGGACTTTATGGAAGAAAGAGACATATCATATAATTCTTGTATTGTTTCTTCATTTTCTACTATAGAAGAATTTTCTTCGTCCTCAAATAAATCTTCTGGTGAAGATGTTATTAAATCAAAAACATCATCAGCATTACTTTTGATACCTAATTTTTCTTTACTAGCATCAGGTAATGCTGATACAAATTCTGAGCCTTTTTTCTTACAAAAATTATAAAGCTTTCTTAAAAAGGCATCATAAGTCATTTTTCCACTCATTCTCCCATAATTACTAATAGCATCTTTTACATCTGTTGGAGATACGATTGGAAATGATTGTGTTTCTGGAAAAAGAAAATCACTATCTTTCAGATCACTTCTTTTTTTGCCGTCATATGTTTTTTGTGAAGCTATTGATTGCTCTATATTTAGTAATATTTTATGAAAACTATTCATTATTAATCCTTATGCTTGAATAGAAAGGAAGTTGTCTAATCCCATTTGTTCAATAAGTTTTAAGAAACCACTATATAGTATAATGCCATCTTCGCTGCCTTGAAGTAGAGGTATCATTATATTAGCAGTAATTTCATCACCAACTGCTCTAGCAGCAGAAATAGTTGCTCGTTCAGCTTTTGATGCCTCTTGGACAGACTCTAGATTATATTTTATCATATCTATCATATCGTGTCTTTTCCATGTCTTTGGTTGAACAATGAGCGGTTGATAGTCTGCATCAAAAAATTCTAGTCTCGATAAGTTGATCATAGCATGTTTATGTTCCTGTTTAGCGTCTGCTTTTATCATCTTAGCAAGTTTATTATATCCCCATCTTTTTAAATGAACAGCTTGTGCGGATAAAGCGGTAGTCTGTTGCCAATGAATATTTAAAGACTTTTTTAGTAGATCTACTACATTATCATTGATATAATTTTGTGCATCTTTATCGGATAATAATTCTATATGATCTGCCATAATTTTTGCCTTTTCTTTGATGGATAACTTAGATTCTTGTTCTTTTAATAGTTCTGAAATACTACAATGATTTTTTGACATATTGATTCCTTATGTTAAATCTGAGACATTGGTTTTTGACCACATTTTACAAGACCAATATTCTGCTTTCCATTTTGGTCCAGGATTATCACAGTTATGCCTTGCTCTATAAGACTTCCTTCTTTCTGGATCGTCTCTTTTAATTTCCATATTTGGATCACCGAAGTTTACTTTTACAACATTACCTTTTTCATTTTTAACATACACAGAAAACTTTTTGGGACCACTTGGGGTGCGAAAAGGTTTATTCAATGTTACTTTTTTATTGTTTTTATTATTTTCTTTAGCTATGATCTGTTCATCATTATCTTCATAGATTATTTCTGGAACAATTTCTTGAGTAAATTCATCCCATTCATTATCATATTCAGCTCTTAGATAAGCTAAATTGTCTTGAACATCCTCTAGTAATTGATTTTTAGCATGTTTATCTTTTTTAGTTTGAGATAAACAAATAGCAACTCTTTGCTTGCTATCAGGATACTCTTTTTTCATTACCTCACTAGACATACAGCGAGATACAAATTTATCTTTATCTTCATTTTGATGTGGATTAGGAATTGGCATAGTATTTCTCCTTATTTTTCTATACACCTAACTAATTGCTTGGCCGAATTTTCCCAAGTAAAGTTTTGAGCAGTTTGTAGTCCTTCGGGATTGGTGCCAATTTTATTAGTGTACACATATTTCATATAATCAATAATTTGATCTTTTTCTTTTTGATCAATTTTAGCCCAATTACCATCTCCATGAAACCATTTTCCATCTTTTGCTAATTCTTTATCTTTAATATCTACCAAATAAGAATTTTTATCATTACAATATTCTGTATGAGCAGAATAATTTGTTGCAATAACTGGCTTATTCATAGCCATAGTTTCTAATAATTCTAAATTCCAACCTTCTGCCCTAGATAAATACAGACCACAATCAGCATATGATAGAACTTCTGCTACATTAGTTTGAGTAGGCAGTCTTGGAAAAACTTTAATTTTATTTTTAAGTTTAGATCTATTTACCATAGATAACCATTCATGTTCTTGCTGTTCGTTTAAAAATGGATTATGAGTTATCATCCATAGTTCAACATTATCCTCATTAGAAAATGCTTTATTAAAACACTCTATAACAATATCATGAGATTTACGAATTTCCCATTTACCTACTGTTATAAAGATAAAATTTTGTGGTCTAGTTGGTATTTCTCTTGGATAAAAAATAGAACCATCTACTCCAAGATGTACAATACCAATATCTTTTTTAATATTATTGTCTAATAGAATTTGTTTGGCCCATTCACTACTTGCTATTAGTTTATCTGGAAAATTTAGATGATATTTTTCTAAACTATTAAAAGTATCTATTTCAAAAAAGGGATATGCTAAATATTGTCCTCTTCCTGGTCTAGTAAGTAAATCAAATTGATGCCATATTTTAAGACAAGAAGTGTCATAATCCATACTGATATTAAGATCAATAGCATGATTTATTAGAGCTGAATCTAATGGAGACTCTACTTTGGGATTACCTATTGGCGTTAGACAAACTTTATGTTTTTCTTTAGTTAATTCTTTTAACAGATTGAACGAAACATTCCCGTAACCTGTAACACCTATTGGGGCATATAAATTAATATTCATTCGTAAATCCTATTATGTGTATTGTTGACTTGAATAAAAGTGGTTTTTTTGCCAAAGTCTTTAATCTTAGATGCTCCTATATAAGTACAAGCACTTCTAATTCCTCCAAGAATATCTTGTAAGATAACTTCTGCTTTATCTTTATATTGAACAGTAACGCATTTACCTTCGCTAGTCCTGTAGTTTGCTACTCCATTATGATATTTATCCATAGCATTTTTAGAACTCATGCCATAGAACTTGAGTTTAGTTTTCTTCTTTTCTGTTTCATAACCAGGATTAAATGGTTGCCAAAATTCAGATGTTAAACCAGCTCTTTTGCATAAGAACTCGTATTCCCATTCTCCTTCGCACTCATCAGAACCAGCAAACATACTACCTAACATAACAAAATCAGTATTTGCTCCAAACGCTTTGCAAACATCTCCGACTATTTTGCATCCACCATCAGAACAAATATGACCACCTAATCCGTGAGCAGCATCAGTACATTCCATTACTGCTGCCAGTTGAGGATAGCCTATTCCTGTTTTAAGTCTTGTGGTGCAAACAGATCCTGATCCTATTCCTACTTTAACAATATCTACTTTACCATGAAGAATTAGTTCTTCAACCATCTCTGGAGTTACAACATTTCCGGCCATAATTATGACATCTGGATATAGTCCACGAATATGACTAGTTGTTTTTACAAATTTTTCGCTATAACCATTTGCAACATCAATACAAATATTAGGAATTTTCTTTCCAATAGAAAGTAATGAGTTAAAAACTGTTACTAGTTTTTCAATATCTTTTACAGATGTTCCTATAGAATAAAAAACAAGATCTTTATCTATATCATTTTCAGCAGAATAAAATTTGACTAGATCTTCTATAGAATAGTGCTTATGTAAGCAAACTATACTTCTAGCTGAACACACTGGATTAGTCATACCAAATGTTCCAGTAGTGTCCATATTTGCCACCATAATAGGAACACAAGAAAGTTTCCTTGGAGAGTGAGCAAAATTAAATTCTCTAACTAAACTAACATCAGATCGACTACTTAATGAAGATCTTTTGGGCTTGATTAAAACATCATCAAAATCTAGTTTTATCTCATTAATTATTTTTTGCATTATCCAACTCTATTTTAGGTTTGTCATTAAAATATTTATTTCCATAATCTACGAATATTTCATCTTTTGCTTGAATATCTTTAATAGATACTATATCGGCTATCAGATTACGATAGTCGAATTTCCATTCAGTATTAGCATTATCTTGATGATTATAAATCATTCCATAGCCTAAGACCATATGAAATATAAATCCATGATTTTTACATTCATTGCATGGACAGGTTGGTTGAGTATATAGATATCTATAAAGTTGTGGATCAGAATGGTATTTGGATCTAAAAGATAAAGGGACTAGCGGACATCTTTCTATTATCTCCCCCTCTTTAATATCTCTGGTTGCAAAAACTCCACGACCTTCTATAGCTGAAAGTCCAATCTTAATAGGAAAGTTATTTAAAAATTTTATGCTCATATTATTTAGTAATTTTAGTTTTACCTGTTTTTACGTTATCTGAATCAAAATAAGAATTACCATACCCTACAAAAATTTCTTCTTTAATCTTAATATCAGTAATAGCAATTACATCCGCAAATAGCTGAGAATAATTGAATTTCCAAACAGCATTAGAGATATCTTGATGGTTATATAACATCCCATAACCTAAAACCATATGTAAAATAACTCCATGTTTTTCACAGTCTTCACAAGAACATGGAGGCTGGGCATACATATAAGCAAAAATTTTAGGATCTGATTGATAATTTGATCTATAGTCCATCTGAATCAATGGACATCTTTCAATAATTTCTCCCTTGGCAATTCTGGTAGTAGCAAAAACTCCACGACCATGCACAGATGAATCACCTGCAATAATCTTATATGGTGGAAGATAATTTAGTTTTGTAGGATCGTCAGGTCTTATAATGTGTTTTGTCATAATCAATCTAGAGTTTTTTCAAGAATTCATCTGTATCATAGCAAGTTGTTTCTTTATTCCAACCAACTTCACTAATACATATTTTAAGAGCCGTACTTAATCCTTTTCCTTTGAATGCTTTTAATGTGTCATTGATAGCAATAAGATAATCAGGTCTGTCTATTATATATTTCACTTGTCCAGATTTGACATAGTATTTGGGCATGATGAATGTATGGTAAAGAAATACCATCTCTTATGGGTGTCTATGTTTTCGGATGAATCTATATGAACAAGATATTCTCTAATTTCATCCCATGTAGAAAAAATTGTTTGATGTGGAATAGTGCCGAATAGCCAATCTGGAGCATATTTCTTGCCTTGTTCCATATGAATTATAATAGGTTTTTTCTGTCTATTGGCCCAAAAGATTTCTTCATATGTTCCACAAGGATGGATATCTAAATTCAAATTAACAATCAAAAAATCACTAATATCAACTAGTCTGAGATCTACTGCTCGTATTGTTTTCATCATAGAAGATAATTCATCATAGCTTTCTTTTGCTTTAAATTTAGTTTTGATAGCATGAACATCAGAATCTTCTAAACCTATATTAGATGGTTTACTAATAGGATTAAAAACTTCTATTCCTAGATTTTGTAAAAATGGAGTTATGCTATCTCTCCATGTAGATCCTCTATCTGCGACTCTATCCATTGCCCCAGCTAAATATACTCTTTGACTGTGTAATCTATTCATAGTTTTATCTTAAAAGTTATTTACTATTTTACCAAAAAAATCACCATTTTGATGTTCTAATATCCATTTGTATAAACCAAAATCTCTGTAATAATATGCTGATCTTTCAATACCATTATTATAAATATCTTTTTTCATTGTAAAAATTCTTGAATCATAAAATTTTATATTTCCATAATTTTTAATAGAATTTATTTGTATATTTTCTGTATTATAAATACTAGATGAACCACATTCCAAATATATTGCTTCAGCTTTATTTACTATTGTCTTAAAATTATTAGTATATTTATCTATAATATGACCACCAAAAGCACAAGTATTAGCATGTGGTCCTTTTACTATATGTAATTCATGATCTCCTATAGTATCATTAAGAAAATTATATTTATCATTGAAAGAATAATCAAAAGTTGTAGTATCTAGTATATACAAATATGATTTATCTATTATAAGACGATGATATCTCCAAGTATACAGAGCATGATATGCAGTATAGTCATAATTGTTCATTGCCATACCAACAACTGTAATTTCATCATCAAAATTAAGATCAGTTATTTCTTTAATTTTTTTTATGCGTGGGCTAAAATTTTCATATTGAGAAATAACTAAAATAATATCTTTAAATCTTGTAAAATTAACCTTTTTTAAAGATCTAAATAGAAGATTTAAGGCTTTTCTATAAAATAGATTTGAATTAATTACAAGTTTCATATCAATTAGGAAATAAAAAGTCAAAAAGATTTTTAGAGGAATATTGTTCACTAGAATTATTTAATTTCCTACTTCCATCCATCCATCCCAAAACCAAACAAAATAACAATAAAAAAGAATACATAGTCTCACTTTGAATATATGTAAACGGGTAAATCAAACCAAATATCATTAATTAGATCAGAAATAAAATTCCAGTTACCTCCAGCCAAACCGCTACCAAACTTTGGCGCATGTATTTCCACTTTAGTTTTTTCTGTTCCATCCTGAGTATTCTTGCATACTGTCCTAACCTGATTCATGCAATATACAAGAGCAGCATAGTTTAATGGTCTTTTATTTTGATTATTAATAAGTTTATTCTGTGCTATCATATTTGCAAAAATAATTTTATGACGATACTTTGAATCTGTCTTAACAGTAATAAACTGAGTATGTCCTAATTTAGCTTGTTGACCAAGCATATGAAAATTAGCCTTTACTTCTGGATAAATATGAGCTACTTCACCAGCAAATCCAGCACCAAAAGCATTGCTATTATTACACACATGAGGAACAATAACCGTGCTACCATTAACTCCAGAAGAAATTCTGGTATTGATAAGCTCAAATATATTTTGATTCTTAACGAAGCTAAAAGTATTAGCTGTATTTTTGTTTATTTGAGTTGGCATAGTTTTACCTTTTTATTTTTAACCACTTATTTAGTGGACACTGTTGATCAGCCCATGCCAGCTTATTTAAGAATATCTTTTTCTTACTAAGATTACAACCACAAGCCAAACATTGACTAGAGGTATTATGAAACATTTCGCAGGTTTGGCAAATTGCAAATCTTTTATCTATTTCCTCTTGGGTAGATTTTGGAAATCCGGCACCTATATGAAATAGTAAAGACTTAAGAAATGTTAGGAGTTTTGTCCGTATACTCATTCTTATGTTCCTTTAGAGCCAATATATTGCCATCTTTGTCTCTATAATATAGGTCCAATGATTCTACTACAGAATCTTCAACTAACCAACTAGCAAAACCTGTTTGAATGTCTATTGACATTTTTTTAGTTTTTTGATCCTTAGTAGATTTGAAATCACCAGTAAGAATAAACCTCTTCTTATCTATTAAGAATAAATCTCCGGGTTTTAATTCTTCAAGATATTTCATTTTCCCAATCTTCCCACAACTCTTCTACTCTTATATTTTCTTTTTGTTTCTTGAGTTGTTTCTTCATTTTGTTAATATCACGAGAATCATAGGATTCGGCTTTCTTATTCAAAAACCTATGTTCTATGTTTTCTCTTCTGGAAGTTTTTCTTTTATCAAAATCTGAATCGCTCATTGCACACCTTTCGTAGTAATCATACGCCCCATTGGAGACAAGTCAAGCTTGAGGCTTAGAATTTTTAAAACTTGACAGACAACGATCATCATATTATATCTTATGCAGAGGGTGATTAATAATTAGAGTACAGGTCTAATGATACCATAGCCCTCATATTTCTTTATTCCTGTATAATTCTGCTGATGCAGTTTCATGGCTTTTTTAGCAAAAACCGCCACATAATCGTCAGATGATTTTAGCATATTCTCAAGCATAGCAAATTTAATTTTTTTAGCAAACGATAAAAATAAAGCAGCACAGCCTACCGCAAATGGTGTTGCCATACTAGTTCCAGACATAGAAGCATAGGTATTCCCAGGTACAGCACTAATAATATCTGCTCCCGGTGCCAAGAAGTCAAGTTCTTCTCCACAGCAACTAAATGAACAAATATTCAATCTCTCATCTACTGCACCAACGCTAATTGTATTATTATATTTTGCTGGATACTGAATTCCTGATTCTATACCACTGTTTCCTGCTGCACAAAAAATTATTACATTTTTGTATTTAGCATATTCTATAGCTTTTTCTATCTGAATAGCAGGATACTCTGAACCAAGAGACATAGTGATTAAATCTGCTTCGTGGTCAGCAGCCCACACAATAGCTTCAGCGACATTTTTATTAATACCTGACCCATCGGCCCCAAGTGCTTTAATAGGCATGATCTTGGCTTGCGGAGCGACTCCTACCATGCCCACTCCATTGTTAACAGCAGCTATCGTACCAGCAACGTGAGTACCGTGACCATTATCATCTTGTGGTGGTTGATCTGGATCAATAAAATTATATCCATCTACAATATTATCTTTAATATCTTCATGATTTAAATCGCACCCAGTATCTATTACTGCTACAGTAACACCCTCTCCTTGAGAATGTCTCCATTGTTGAGGAATGGAGAATTTATCAATGGGCCAACTATGAAACTGACTAGAACCTACCGACAAACCATAAATATCTTTTCTTGTGTGAGGTAAAAGCTTACATTGTTTCTTTTTTAACATAATTATTTCTTAATAATGTTTCTAATCCATGGAATATACATACTAATTCTTGTATGACAACTTTCATCACCGTATGTTGAGTCTGGTTTACCATCATACCCCAATACTGAAGAATTTATACCAGCAAGTTTTCCATCTATAAAAAGACCGCCACCACTATCTCCACTACAAATTAAATATTCAAGTTCTGTGATTTTTTGGCTGGGTTTGGAAGCATTACAGACTAAAGTTCCTCTTTCTATTTTTGTAATATAGTTAGATCCAGCTCTTTTTTTACCATCAAAAATATTTACTCCAGTATTGAAATTTCCAGTAAGTCCAACACCAGCAATAGCAGCTATTTTTCCAACTTCATCTGAATCCTCATATAACTCTGGATAAGGAGACATATCTACTTGTTCTGAGATGTGACCTACTGCTATATCATAATATCCAAAAATATTGTCACTATATTTTTCATGACAAATAATAGAATCTAAATTGTATTTTTTATCATCAACAATTATTTGATGATCTTTCATATTTTTTACAACATGAGCTGCTGTTATTATCCAATTATTATCTACTATTACAGCAGAACCCGCTGCTTGTCCATTACCATCATAGCAAACAATTTTAACAGTATGTTTAAATTTAGATCCATATTCTATATATTTAGAGTCTTCAACATTGGGATCAATTGTCCCAGCGAAAGAATTTGAAAGAAATAAAAAAACACCCAGAAGAAAAATTAAGCTTTTCATGGGTCATTCCTTTGACGGATATGTAAACTAAGGTCTATTTTTAACCTTATTTAAATACACCGAACAATCTTCTATGACCGATTTATTATAACTCTTAAAGTTCATTAAATGACCAAATAGAAAGTGGCATGGGTCTGCACACAAAGTCACAAGATTTGAAGGATCAAGTTCTAGCTCTGGACTAATATGAACTGGGGTTTTATGATGAACTTCTAATTTTTTATCTCTACCACAAGCAATACAATATGGATTTTCTTTTAAGTGTTGTTTTCTTACATTACTCCATTTTGGAGATCGTACTGCAAACCTAATTTTATTCAGGAAATTAAACATTATAATACCTTTGCAGCAATTAAACATCCTTTAGCAACAGCGTGTAAGGGGTCTGCCGCATGTCTGACTTCTTTAATTTGCAACGGAAATCCATTTTCTTCTAATTTTTTAGCAAACTCCTTAATATATCCGTTAGCTTGAGAAGTACCACCGGCTACCACAATAACCAAAGGATTTTTAAATTTTGGTAATGATTTATGGTTTAATAAAGCATGGGCTAATTGTTTTGTAGTATAGTCTATTAGTCTCTCATAATAAGCTGACACAGCACCTAAAACTGGATTATCATTAGGTTCACCAATCGTAAAACCCCCAGCCTCTTTCTCTGCCTGCACAACACTATCTGGTTCTCCTGTAGCAACAGAACTCATGCGATCAATCCAGTCTCCACTTTTGGTTGTGCTGAATACTACAGTAGGTTCGCCATTTAACATAACACAAACATTTGTCATACCAGCCCCACAACTAACAGCAATACCAGTATAATCCTCAACTTCTAATTCAGCATAACAAAGAGCCTCTGCTTCATTAATAGCTTTAGCGCTATATCCACATTCAGCTAGAATAGTTTTGACTACATCTTCATGGTATCCGACATCAAAATCTTCATCTTCTTGATCTACTGGTTGAGCAGGGACGCAGAATACTAACTTTTCATTTTCTTCTTTAGCTTTACCCGCTACTTCTTTCAAGATAAAAGCCAATATTTTTTTGGCATCTTTTTCTTTGGCAGATACTACGCCTTTATACATTGGTCTTTTAGCAGTATCATTTCTTTCTATAGCTTTTTCAATAGCATCTTTACCTAATAGGATAAATGATCCATCAGTATCTTTAATAAAAACTTTTCCTGCTAATCCTTTCTCTATCATCTTTGTAGCAACTGGTGTGGTTGGTTTGATAACATAAAAAGCATCTCTAAAATCTTTATAAACAATACTATTTTTATTTTCTTTTGATAATACTATGTAACTTGTACCAACGTCTAATCCAGCTGCCATATTTCACCTCTTCATATTTTTAAGTTTATTTATTGAAGTACTTATATCTTCTTCAGATTGATTGATTTCTCCCAAAGATTCGTACTTCTTTTCCATTCCAGATGTCTTAATATCAACCACATATTTAGTATCATCAATAGACACAACCGTTTTATCTTTTTTCGTTTCTTGAAAAAAACTTGTTGGTTTACTATTAATAACAGTATTACATACACCAGCATTAGATTGCTTACCAACAAAATAGCCGATTAAAAACAAACACACCCCTAAGATTAGGAGTGTGCTTGAGAAGAAAATAATAGTGGGTAAGTTTATTGATACTGATATTTCATTCATGTTTATATGAGCCTATCACTCTTCCCTTTTGGGTTCTTACAGCAAAACCTTTTCGTACTAGATATGGTTCTATGCTATTCTCAATAGTGTCCATAGCAATTCCAGTTAAAGCTGAAATACTCTTTAGGCCCAATCCAGCACCTTTAGAATTAGCAAGCACCTTTAAATACATCTTATCATACACATCCAAACCGTCCTTATCAATGCCCTGACTATTAAAGATTTCATCCACACTCATCTTCTTCTCTGTATAATACGCACTACAATTCTTATACCATTGTAGTCTACCATTCAGAATTCTAGGAGTTCCCTTGCTTCTTTTAGCAATTTCTAGCAAATCTTCATCACTAATATGTAAACCTAGTTTGTTAGCGTTCAATCCTGCTAGTTTAGCTAGATCAATTTCATTATAGAAAGACAAATGTTCTTTAATTTGAAATCTGTCATAAAATGGCTGACTTAAAGATCCACCACTAGTTGTTGCTCCAACCAAAGTAAATACTGGCAACTCAATAGTCTCTGGCTTTTCTTTGTCTTGTTCATCTTTAACAGTAATATTTAGAACAAAATCTTCCATAACAGGATATAGAAATTCTTCGACAATTTTTGGTAGACGATGGATTTCATCAATAAATAAAACAGAATGCTTTTCCATTCCCATAATATAGGGCAAAATATTTTTGATACCACGAACAGTGGCAGCATTGATGGTATATAGGTTGACTCCCATCTCAGTAGCTATAGCACTGGCTATTGTAGTCTTTCCTAGCCCCGGTGGGCCGTCTATTAAAAGATGAGGCATCACACCACCAGAATTTTTACAACCAGCAACCACGATGTTTAACCGTGTAATCACTTCTGACTGTCCAATAATTTCACTAAATCGCGTGGGACGAATTGCATTAGCCATTTTTTTCTCCAAAGTTTTTTAAAGCCTGTTTGATTAAATCAACGCAAATATAAGTAGGTGTTCTGTCAAAGGTTGAGACTATTAGTTTCTCAGCTTCACTAATATCAAAACCATATCCAAGTAAAATTGTACAAGATTGTGTTAAAAGATCTAAAGGAATAGTTTCTTTCTTTTCCTCCGTTTCTGCTGCTAAAGATGACTTCTTTTGAGTCTGACTATAGATAATCTCATTTTTTTCTACTAGTTTTACCCTAAGTATCTCATTGCAGTCGCAGACTATTCTATATCCTTTTGTCTGTGCCTCTTTCATGGAAATCCAATGGTCTGAAGAACATTTAGGACATCTATATTTTAGATGAACATCTTGATCAATCGGTCTCAGGCGTTTCTGTTTGATTGTTGGCATCTTCTTTTACCCAAAAAATGAAATCGTTTTTTTCACTGTCGTATCCACTATCCAAAACCCCCTTGTTAACCAAGGTATTCAAAATATTGCTGACCATTCTTCCGTTCAAATCTTCTATAATCTCTCCTAAAATTTTATCAGTAAGTGAGTATCGAATTTCTTTACTTTTTTTATTGATTTGTTTTCTAGCATGATTCTTAATGATAACAGATGCTTCCTCATGACTTAGAGTAATATCCATCTCTTCTATTTCTTCTTTACTCATTATTGATAAAGAAGCTGTCAAAGAATCTGCTGCTACTTCATTAACTTGTCCAAATAAATTAAAAACCAAAGCTCTTGAATGGTCAACAAATTCTTCAAAATTACTTATAAAAAACCATTTTTCATTCTTCATTATACTAATGTTTCACCCTCGTACTTGGGGATTGTTGTCCATTCCAGTTTAGCAGAAAAAGCTGTTTTGTAAACCACTACTGTTCTATCGGTTTTCTTGTCTTTCTCCATTACCTTTAGAGGAATTCTTCTATCTTGATTAACAGAATTTTCTATAAAGAGAATAGTGTCCGACATTGTATCACAGACTTTACTTACAGTTTTATCATTAAAATATATCTCAAAATATGTGGTCATTATTTTTTATTAATCTCCGTTTGACAATTGTTGTGTTTGTCCACGAAAGTTCTTTCAAATCCTAGCTCCGCTAAAATTGGCATCTTATAAAAAGTAATAGTAAATCTTACATTATTATCATCATCTGTCATTTTTGTCCATTCTACTCTTTGTGCTTTGCTCATATGAGTTGCTAGATCATATGCAACAAAAGGAGTTTCAGTCAATGAACTGAAGAACATAGCCACATACAATAGTGCTGCTGGTAACATCCTTGTCCTCTAATTAAGTATGTCGAACATACCCATATAATAGTTTGGTTGCGAAAGAAAATGAACCGCGTGTGATACTAAGTGATTTCTATACGCCACATCTAAATTGTTATGTATAAAGTATTTGGTTTTATAGACTGGTTCTTTATAATGATTGTTCCCCAAAAACAGGGAGTTTTTAAAGTTCCCTGATTTGGAGAAGTAATCATTCACAGGTAACGAACCTTTATCGAATCCATGTCCAATATACCAGACATTAGAAGGATATTCAACTATGTCATTTAAAGCTTCGTATAGCATTTTACCCCAAGCATCCCATGCACTAGGATCAAACTTGAAATAGTTTTTATGCTGACTCTCTAAATTGTCCTGACTACTATCTTCATAGTCATCATCGTAGTTGTAATCTTCGTCTTGTTGTCCCATAAAATTCTCAATTTTCTATATTAGACCATCTTGATCCAGTAGTGGCAATTACATTTGTTCTTGTTGGTTTTCTTCCTCTTCTTGCTCCTTTAAATCCTAATCGACGTATAACATGACACATAGTTTGATATCCGTTATAGAATTTAATGCCTCTAAAACCATTGTTTTTTATGTGTTCATATACATCGAAAGAACAATTGTATTTCTTCATCAGTTCAACAAATTCTTGTTTTGCTGATTCATCATCAAGCAACATCTGCGTTAATTTATTAGTATGTCTACCCATTTGTTTTCTCCTTATGTGGTTGTGTCAAAGGGTATGGAGTCTCCAATACCCCTGACACTAAACCCTCACCCGATACAAAACTTGTCACTAATTTGAGAAGCAAGGTCTTTAGCAGAGTTGGACAAGAATCTATTGTTGCTAAAGTAAAGCGGCGTTGAGACTTGATTAAGGAACTCCACGACCGTTTTTAAAAGCTTGGTCTGCTGACCGTCCAGACTCATATCTTCGTCCTCTACGGGCATCCTATCGTCTACCAGAGCATCCTCATCTTGGATGGGTTGAACTGGCATTGGATCGCCATAAGCCTTTTGAAAAACTGTACTCTTAGTATAACCATAAACATCCTTATAGGATTCTGTACTATTGTTATAGTTCTCAGGATTTGAAACTCTCATTTGATTAAGAATTTCTGTGGCAACATTTACTGACACTGGAACTCCCGTAATGTCAGACTTCTTATAAGCCTTAGCATATTCCTTAAACCACTCATCGCTAGTCTTATTAGCAATAATATTGACCACAGCAGAAACACCATCAAGAGCCTGCTTCAGTTGCTCAATATTTACTGGATTGCCAGTTGATCCTGACAAAATACTAGTAAAGTAAGGTTGCTTACCCTCCCAACCTTTTCTCCACCAAGTATAAGGAATACGATAAATCTGATTAATCTTAATAGCTCTGGCATCACCACCAAAATGATTTACCAGTTTCTTTTGAATACCGCTCCAATAAGTCTTATGAGGACTATTGGTATTTTGATTTAGAATCCAATAGCACTGATAGCCATTACGAGTATCAACAACCCAGCTTGGTTTTACTGGAAAGTTATTGATCTTATTTAAGAACTCCCGCTTCTTTTGCATAACAATGCTAGGCTTTAAATAGCTACCCTGCTCATCTCGTCCAGCGTCCATATCAACAAAACAAGCACGAACCCTGCTAATAGCATATTGCTTACGTCCACCATTAACATAGAAGTAAGCATCAGCACCTTGACTATCGTTTGCAATAGCAACAGTAGTAAGATTGTCCGTATGGTTCATGCTACTGATCTTCTTACGAGGATCGCCATTGTAGCAAAAAATCTGTTGACTACCCAAAGACTCAAAAAACTTATTCCTCAAAGTAATTTGATCTCTTGTTCCAATAGCACTATGAGTCTTATCGAACGGATTAAAAGCCAAAGTATCACTAAACATTTGTTTTCCTTTTTCCAACTTCCTATCTACAATTTTGATATTGGGACAGTAAACACTACCATCAAAAGCAATATCTTAAAAGATGGTAACGGAATCGAACCGTTATTGTACGATAGCAGAAACTATATAGGTGCTACCTTACAAGTTACCAAACACCACCTTGACTATCTAGTTATAAAAACCTTCTTCGTCCAACTCATCTTCATCGTCACTATCAAGATCGTCCTCATCCTCGTCCTCGTTATCAAACTGATCCCAATAACTCTCGTCATAATCATTCAGATAATCATCCTCATCATCTTCGTAATCATCTTCACTGAAATTGGCCTTGTAAAGAGGCTTGAGCAATTCGCCCTCATACTGTCCAACCACTTCGTAGCGACAAGTACGAAGCTTTTCACAATTAGAATCGCTTGGAACACTGACTACATCCTTGGGATTGATCTTAACGATCACAATACGATCTCCAGCTTCCAGACTACCATAATTAGCAACATAATTTAATGCTCCAGCATGAAGTCCATTAGAACAACCACGACCACGATCATCGTCAACTTTTGCTCTTTGCATTTCGCAGACTTGACCAACACGGTTGTCAAAAACTCCTCTATACTTATCCTTAAAATCTGAACGAACAGCCTTATAAGCGAGAAAGAAACCATCCTCAGTAATGGGAAGATGCTCATGCTCCAAGAAATCATACAGTTCTTTTTGACTCTGCATACTTGGATTTTCCATGATATTATTCAAGAAATTAACAAGGGGCTGAAAAGGTAATCCCTTGCTCATAAACTCCAAAATACGCTTACTAATACTACCATGAACTTCCTCGCCCTCATAAAGAACCTGTCCATTCTTGATCTCCACAAGACCATCGCTAAAAGCAGCAACAGCTTTCTGAACATCAACAACTTCCAGTAGTTCATCTGCCGTAGCAGTAGGAAGTCTTTCCAGAATCAACTTATAGTTGATATGATCTGGCAACACCTGATAACTCTGATTATTAAGAACCAGCGTCAAATTACCATCCACAAACATAAACGGAACAGCCATAATCCAAACTCCTAGTTTCTAGTTACGATACCTGTGATACTCTCATTTTACACTAATCGGCAAGCTTGTCAAGGGGTCTTGAGAAATTTCTGACTACTTGACTAAACTACTCAACTGAATTCTAAATAGGTCAATATTCTCTTGGCTCATCTGCATGATCCAATCCTTACCATCATTATTATAATACGAGTGACGATCATCAAGCTGATTAATAGGATTCTTCTTAGCTCTTAGATCAGTAAGAGTTCCAGTAACTTGATGACTACCAAGAATATACTTTAGTATAGGATTCTTATCAAGTTCAGTTCTGACGCTCTCTCTAATCTTAGAGATTGCTGGAAGTTTAAAGTTTTCCTTAGACTCACCCTTAATAATCTTCAGATAAGTTTCGGCCTTATCAGAATTAGATCCAGTATAAAGTGATCGACTAATCAAACTGGTCAAGACATTGTAGGCCAAACTAGCCTTACGAATATCCTTACTATCTACTGATCGGATATTGGCTTTGTCCATTAACTTTGAGATATGAGAGAAATAATCTGATTGAGAAAATCTTTCAATCCTAAAGTTACTGTCATGAACAGTATTAGCAAAGAATTCCATGAGCATAGTAGTGTCTATGCACTCAACTAGAGTCTTGCTACTAATAAACTTTTCATAATTCAACCCAAAAATATTCAGCATATGAAACATGAACTGCTTGTCCATAGTTCCGTGATTGTAATATCTATAATGGTTATTCTTATGTTCCTCACTTGCATATTCTTTCTTACAGAAGTCAACAAGATCATTGAAAGAAGCCAAACTTGAAAAATGTTTCTGAGTAACAATCTTTAACTGACGCTTAAAGAACTCATTAAAACTGACAAGATTATACCCATCATTTTGAAGCTTTTTAACAAAAGCATTTTTGATAGCATAAATCTTACTATCTCCCAGCAAATCCTTGACTATAAACTTCAAACTATCATCACCAAGAGTAGTGGTAATATCATTAATCTCAGGATGACCAGATTCAGCCTCAGTCTTATATCGAAGCATAGGAACGTACACTATCTCGTCCTGCTCTAGAAAATCTTCCAGTTGTTCTTCTGAAAGAATTCTTAGACAAGTAGCATCATTATAAGGATTGGTAATCTGCTTACTATCTTTGTCATAACCATGAATAAAGAATACATCTTGATCGCTTACGCTACCATTAGAGTTTCTATTGTAAGACTTTCTTGGGCCAGAACTTTGAGTAAGATGTTTGTAGTCTGAAACCTTTAGCAGATTTTCAGCACCAACATCTTCAATCAGTTTATCAAAACCTTCTCCACTCTTGGTGTGGTCTTTAGTATCAAGCATCAAGTAGGCAAAACAATCATTACTATTGCAATACTTTGTGATGATCTTCTTGGCTGTTTCTTCTCCCTTAACGTCACAGATAAAGAAAGCCATCGTGCCTTTTTTCCTCTGGTTATTCCAATAATAGGAACCTTTACCAGTAAGAGTTTCATGATGAATCTTATCTGTCAGAGCAACTTGGCGACGAGAACGATAGCCAGCAGTCTTATAATTAAAAACGTACAGACTCTTGCCAGCCGGAATTTTATATTCCAAGTCATTTCCAGAATTGATCGGATGATCTTTACCCTTGGGATCAGTCCAAGTGGCACCAACACCCCAGCCGCCAGCCAATTCATTCATAGTATAATATGAAGTAATTGCTTCTACCTTGGTCTTGGATGCTTGAATTTTCTTGGAGAATTCTTCCTTCATCTCCATGTAAATTTCTTGGGTCTTTTTACGAAGAGCCTTAATTACATCCTTGGTATACTGCAAACCTTCGCGGCTAACGTCCATCTCAAGTTCACCGATACCAAAATCCAGTTCAAGATAAAGGCCAGAGTTAAGAATCTCTCCCACAAAACTCTTCCAAGAATCAATGTCTGCTTTCTGGAAAGCCCTATTCCACTTCTGAATATGGTCGGGCATTTCTTCCTTTTCTTGACCAACAATCTGTGCGGTTTGAACAGGATACGCAATATTTCCCATGATAGCGATGATACCACTATCAATTCGATGATAATTGCTGGGAAAATAACTGTTATCATTATTGAGTCGGCAAACTCTCCAACCCTCACCACTAATAACGATATTGGTATTGCTATACTTATGATCCATAAGATTTCCACCAACACCACCCTCAATGATGGGTTTCATTCGGAAGTAGTGAAAAATTCTCTTAGCCTTATCGGTGAACTCTTGAAAGTCATGCTGCTTAACAGCAAAACTAATCTCAAGACCATTAGGCTCAGATGTTTCGGCAGTATTAAAAAGATTCAGAGTAGGAACACCACTCTCATCAATTGCTGCAATATAGGTATATTTCTTACCATTGTAATATGATGCAGTGGTAAAGCTCTTGGTGTAGGCAAACGGACTCTTAGACCCTAGACCAAGACAACCAACAAAATCATTGCTATCGTTCTTATTGGAAGCACCATAAGTTGTATACAAGTCCTCCATATCGGCCTGACTAAGACCAGTACCATAATCTCTCACCATAAAGGTAGGATTAGCAGCGGTGGGCAGAGTAACCTTAAAGGGATTCTTATTACCGGCAGAGATATGACTATCATAAGCATTAGTAGAAAGCTCACGAATTGCTGCCATTACCTTATCAGAATAAAGAGAGTCTGAAAGGATTTTAAACATCTTGCTAGTCTGAGCGATGTTAAACTGATTCCTGCTTGCAACACCAACGCTGTGAGTCTCAATCGTCCTATCTGCCAACTTCATCTTTATTCTCCAAAAGTGTTATCGTTCCTGTGATAGCCCAAGTATACCATCGGCATACTGTCTTGTCAAGCATCACTTTTCTTTTGTGTGCTATCCGATATGATCTTTAATCCTATTGCTATATCAATTAATCCCAAAGCTCTTAAAAAGGGTATAGGTAAAAAACAAACCCACCCACCAACAAAAATACAAACTATTGCCATTATCCATTTGATCAAATTTGGCATCCAAGAGAATAATGATAGAAGATAACTAATTGGGCCTATTATTAGCACAGATAAAAAAATTATTGTTACTAGTAGAGCTAAACTAGCCATTAGTATTGATCTTCTTCATCATCATTCTCTTCTACCTGATAATCTTCTTGTTGATCATAAGGAGTCCAATCTTCATGATCCTCTTCCTCTTCTTCATCAATATCTAAATCGTCTTGTTCTGTGAGAAGCATGGTAAATGTATTCAAGAGATCTATAGTTTGATCAAGCTTATTCTCTATTGTCTTAATTTTATTCTCAATATTCTTGATGCCTTTTTTAAGTTCGCTAATGTCTTTAGAGATATGAGCATCCATATTATGAATCTCCTTATTACTTTTCATTACCTCTTTGATAACATCATCAATATTTTTAGACATTTTGGCCTCTTTATTTTAGGCGTTTGTATTCTTTAATATCACCATTCTCCAGAATCTTATTGTGTTCATAGGGTTCAGCTACTCTACGATAAAATTCTTGCTTAATATTCTCTAATACACCAGTAATCATAGCAATTTTGGAGTAAGAAGTAGTACCCATCATATCTCCTAAAACTCTAGAAAAACAGTAATTAATGTCTCCAAGAACTGTTGTTAGTTCTTCATTAGATAAAGCTCTACCTTTAGTCATATGAGCATTAACAAAATATTGACCATTTTCTTTAATAGAATTGATCAAGTTTTCTATAGCATCATCTAAATTTTTTCTGTTTTTTTCACTAATATATGGCATTTTAAATTCCTTCACATTTACATTTGTATTTCAAACAATAGGAACATTTGGGGCCGGGATCGGTATTTCCAAAATAATTAGAATGTCCTTCCCAAGTTTCTTTACCAGTATCAATACATACTAATTTATTTTTACCATCTACTCTAATATAACCAATATTTTCCCAATGACAATCCCAAAATTTAAGTTTGGTTTTTATGTAAATTGTATCAACTAATTTTTGTATTCTAATTAATGGTATAGAATTTTTATCTAGTGTTTTAGCTATCTCTGTGATATATCCCCAACCACTTCTTTGGCCGGGGAACAATGTATCATATTTCATCTTACATAATTTAGAATATACTTTTGGTGCAAGATTATGCCTGCTTAATTTAAGCTGAACTTTCCTAGCGTATTCAGCCCTAGATTTAGAGATAAATTCCTTAAAGGCTAAGTTCTTATGATTGAGGATACAATAAAATGTACAATATCCTCCTTGATCACTATATGAGTGTAGATCAATCTTATATTTGGTGTTTATCATCTCAATAAGAAACAACCTGCACTTCTTCACCAGTTAAATAATATAGAAAATTAAGAGCTTTATCTAGATCATAAAACTCTCCAAGAAACATTGGGTCAGACATTACATCATCCATATATCTCTTGCCATAAATTTGATAGAAAGGCTCATCACATGATTCATTTTCAGTTGCTAAAAATTGAGCAGCAGTGTTGATCTCATCAATGTATGTGCCTCCGTCACAATCATTACATTCTCTTACTGTAACAAGAACAAAAGTATCTATCGGAGACTTAGGATTATGATTCTTAACAGTCGCTCTACACAATCTATTTCCTTTGGGTCTCATTTTTACTTCCTGTATAGTGGAACCACAGAACTTTGATCAACATGAATATTATTACACAAACGAGGATCAAACAAATCCCCACGCTTATTTATTCTAGCCCAAGCAACGGGATTAGCAAGATTGTTTTCTTGAAGTTTTTTAAGTTCGTCTTTAGCATTATTTACTACAAAACGATCAGCACCACTTGCCCAAGCAAACTCAATTAGATATTCAATAGGATTAGAATTTTGTTTCATCAAGAATTTTCCTTTATAATAACTTCAGCACCAACAAACTCAGACTTATAATAGCCTGTTAAACTATCTTTCTGATAAACATCATGAACCATAAACTTAATATCCAAACCGTTGGGAGCTTCCATAATCTCACTATCAATATATCTCTCAATGGCTTTTTCAATATCATCAGGAGTTAAAGTAATATGTGTTCTGTTGTGGATTTTCATTAATAGTTCCTTTAAATTAGTAGGAGCGGTGAGAATCGAACTCACACTGGATGGATTTTCTTACCACTATAGTTTTCACTACCATTTCTGTTTGTGGTCTGGACTTTATCTTAACCATAACTTTCGTTTTAGGTTCCTGCCGTTAAGTCTCTACACCTTCTTAATATTTCTATTAAGCTTGGCTCGGTATTAGCAGTTAAGCCTTCACCGAATTTGACAAGTTCTACATTAAAGATTTCTCTCTAAGCACTCAAATTGTATAAGTCCACTGTCTCTGCCGTTGGACTACGCTCCCATTTACTTCCAAGCTACATATCATAACGATTGGTTAGATTTTGTCTAGGTTGTCTCTACCAATATTTATGAGGGATGTAGCTGGAAGTTTTGGGTTAATATCAACCGTTAGAATGAGCGGCCTTTAGGCGGCGAACAGTCTCAGCCATAGCCTCGACATTATCCACAGTCTTAATGGGCTTTGCTCGTTCCATAGCGGGAAGTTCAATCCCCTTAACAGTCAGAGCGGCCTTTGTACGAGCATAACGAGCCATCGTACTAGCAACCTTCTGACCCGTCTTTGACGCAATCTCAGCATAAGTCTTACTGGAAAAAACTGCCTCAAGGAACTGGTCATCACTGCAACGAACACGACTCTGCTTCTCAGTAGTAGTAACTTCAGCCATAATAAAATCCTCCAAATTATTAACCAATCTTACAAACGAGGCTCAGTCGAACGACTGATCTTACCTCGCGTTGTTCCTTCGATTATACAGTATGGTATCGTCAATGTCAATAGGCGAACTTGAAATTTTTTTCGTTCTCGCCAGAAATTGTTGTTGAACGTCTTTAAAACTCCAAGGAGTACCAAACTCTACCCCATCTCTTTTATTATCGACTCCTACATCAAGCGTGAGACTGCCAGAAATAACGTCCTCACGATGAAGTCTGCCATGAACATGACCATAGAGCATCCAGCTTTTCCTATAACTACCTGACCAACTTCTCATAGGATAATGACACATAAATATTTTTTGATTGATATACAGAATCATTTTCTGATCAGAGACACTAGAAAATCCACTAGTGAATTTAGTTGGCTCATCATGATTACCAAGAATAACGTGAACATTTTCACAAGCTATTCTTTCTCTATAAGATAGAGCAGTGCCGCCTTTATGGCAGAAATCTCCTAGAACGTAAAGAATGTCATTTTTTCCAACTGTTTCGTTTATGGAAGAAATAATCTTTTCGTCCATTTCTTCACCAGTAGTGAACGGACGATTACAATATCCTATAATATTTCGATGTCCAAGATGAAGATCAGCAGTAAAAAATACTTTCTGACCGACTATCTTATCCATTATATCAATCCTCTGTAGGCAACACTAAAGCAAAAAGTAAATAAACCCAAAACAAAATACTTCCAGTAAAAATTGCTCCAAGACAAAAACCTATTCTTAATAGAGCGGCATCTACTCCTAGATTTTCTGCTAGTCCTCCACAAACGCCGAATAAAACTCTGTTCTTATTACTCTTGTGAAGTTGGCTCATGGGTAGACCCTTTAATTATTTGTTGAATTTGATATTCATTATAGCCAGAGAGTAACATAGCTTGGTTAAATCCCATTACGGGAATCAATTCATTAATCATGTTTTTCCTTTGTTGAGAATAAGGTAACTTTGATTATTATATAGCCATCTCGCCCACTGTCAATGTTTTGTATCGCTGAGATTTTACCTTTACCCAAAAAAGAATCGCCCACTAATAAAAATGGGCCACCATCTAAGTTAGCAGAAGTTATTATTGATATATCTGATTGACAACCAAATCTAGCCCAATCGCTTTCTCCCTCAATCAAATATTCATTCTCACCAATTTGTGTTATTACTCTTTTATTTTTAGACCGTAAACACTGGCTCATTAAAAGCCTCACTATCAAGAACATAACCTTCGTTATTTTCTGACGTTAGATTATTAAGAACGTCTTTTAGATTGTTGTTTTCTCTTTCTAGAGTGGTAATAATTTTCTCAGCTTGATTTAAAGCTTTTTGTAACATCTTCACTCTATCAGCTAATTGATCATTCATATATTCTACTGCTGTTCTGACGACCATAATTAGCCTCCCTGTTATAAGTTAGGAAACCTTATAATATACACCTTAAAGGCTAAGTCCACTCAGGAATTTTTGTAAATCTTTTAATTGCTTTTTGTCTAGCACCATCTGATCAGAATAGGGTTTTTTATATACCAAAACCTGAAAACAATATCGTAGTCTCTGCCATAATGACATCTTATTACTATAATTTGTATAATGTTCAAATATTGCAAGATCAGCGATATCTATTTCATGATCATATTCGATCACTAAAATTTCACTCTTACAAGAACACGGAATGAAAATTGTTTTATTTTCTTTTAGATTCGTTACGCTTCCCATCTTTTTTCTTTCTAAAAATTCTTTCGTAGTTTTTATCCCAAGTTTCTTGAGAAACTAAACTGACTCGTCTTTTAGACCCTTTACCATTCTGCATAATTAGTTCTCCAGAACATAACTCCAGTAACGACTATCTTCTTTCTTTTGCAGATCGTCCCAATAGATTGATCGGGCAACATATGATGGAACTTTAAGCTTTCCACAATTTACCATCCAGTGACGCTCCATCTTTTTATAAATCTCTGAGCCAGACTTACTCTTATTATACTTTAGAGCCTCAACATCGTAAAGCCTAAGTTGATGAATATCTCCACACAGCACCCTTGCCTCATTAGGGTGGATCATCTCAAGAGCAAAGCTAATTTTAGCCAACCCAATTCCACTAATCTTATTAAGGATACTGTCTCGTTTCTTAACATGATACTTCTTAGTAGTCAAATAAAAGTCTTTAGGATTAGCCCAAAACTTGGTACTAAAATCCCAGATATAAGTGGTGCGATTATTGTGTAGACCGACGCCACTCTTATGAAGTTTTTCCAAAAGAATTTCTTTGCTATCTACCCATTCGCTAAAATTCTTAATAGCATTATATCCTTTGACATTACCTTGCCAAGTGGTGTGAACTGAGCAATAGGCAAAAAGATAGCGACGAAAAATATCTTCATCAGTCTTGGGACGAACAGTTTCCCAATAATCTTTATAAGCAACAACCTTGTCCTTGGGAAAATTCTTAAAAAATTCATCAGCCTTGCTGGTACTCATAACAACAGGCTTTTTTTCAATTCGATCTTGCTGGATTAGGTCAGACATTTCAACTCCAAGTTTGTTTCCAAAGTGTATGCTGTGATTGTACACTAGTCCTATCGTCTTGTCAAGCCACTGCTCTTTAGTTTTTATCCTGACTTAGCCTTTTTTCTTCCACGATGCTATCAAATTTCTTGGTATGATAATTATATTCCCAAGGTCGCCATCTTATTTTTGTACTAACTATAGTTTTAATTTCTTGTCCAGTTTTTACATCTGTATATTTCGCTATAGCCCAATAATATTCCTCGCCCTTTACAACATCTTCAAGAATTTGAAAATCATGTGGATATCCTAATTCAGAATGTATCCTATTTTTACCCATCCATTTAACATAATTTTCTATCTGCTCATTATATTCTATAGGGAAAAAGATATTATTAATTGATCTTTCTATAACAACAGCTTTTTCTCCAACATATTCTGAGTTGCAGATAAATCCTATAGCAACACCGACAAATAAAAATAGCCAGTGATAAAAAATTGACCGTATAACAATCTTGTGCATGGTAGGCTCCTTTGAGGCGGGACATTTTTATACACCGCTCTTAATTGGAACCAATAATCAAATATCCCTCTCATCCCCATGCAAAATCTTAAATGTCGGAAATCTTAGGCTAATACCACCCTTTTCATTTTCTGTTTCCTCAAAGTATTGAACGGTAATTTGCTTTCCAAGAATTTTCTTAGGGTTCTTATAAAACTCCTGTCTTTGATCAATACTAAAACCAGAACCCACCCTGACAGTATGACCCTTATGTTGAATCATAACACAACTCAACATAATCTCTTCACACTCTGCACCATCTTTAACATAGCGGAACGGCCCCATTTCAGTATCTAGAACTTCATATTCGTCATCAAAGAATGATTTATATTTGAGAAGGTCTTTTGATCGCTTACCCTTATAAGGAGTATCTGCACGAAGCATAAGTCCCTCCCAACCATTCTGAGTAGATTCTTTGACAAATTCTTGAAAATGGTTTTCGTCCTTAATCAAAGACTGACCCAATAGTGTTAGACATGGACATTCATTCTTTTTCATAACTTCTGTAAGATTCTTGAGTCTGATACCAAAGGGTCTATTATATTCTCCTTTCTGACTATAAAATTCATCATGAGTAATCATATCAAAAATCTTATAGGAAGGATTAGGAATAGTATGATCCTTCTTGCGAAGTTCCTTCATTACTCCTTGAAAATCCTCATTACCATCTTCATCAACAAGACAAAGTTCTCCATCAAGAACTACATTAGTAAGTCCCAAAGCTTTAATCCCACCGCTAACAACGTCAAGAGTATCAAAGTTTTTTCCCGTGCGGGAATAAAAGGTAGTATTACCATTACTGTCAACAATAGCAATACATCTAGCACCGTCGATCTTCCTGCTAACATACCATCCATCCTTCCAGTCTACAATTTTAGGAACATACTTGTCCGCTAATGCAACGCTAAATGTTGGAATGTGATCTGGAATAGCCTTATTGATTAACTTATCTCCAGCACGGGTTTTCAAGTCTTTATCAATGATGCAGTGAATTAGTTGTTCGTGTCCATTATTGTCAATAAAAGTATTAACTGCTCCAATAGCATCGTGTCCTGTAATTTCTCTATTCTTCAAAGAATCCAGCAAATCAAAAATAGTTTTAAAAGATTGTCCTCTGAGAGAGGATTTCTTTTTGAGATTATCGCTGGTCACATTATACTGCCAAAGAGGATGATAAGTATAGAGCAAAATCTTTTTGATAAAATCTGCTCCAGCCTGATTGGAAGAGGTATAATCCTCAATAATTCCAACTTTATCAAGTGTACTACTAGTTGCTTTCAGATCACGAACAAAACCATTAAGATGCTCAAATGACATTTCCAATTTCTCCTGTGTTTTCCCAAGTATAGCATACGGTAATGCTGTTGTCAAGCATCATTTCGTCTTTTCTCTAGCAAATGGTTTAAAGAAAAAACCACGCCTTGAATAATGTGATTTAGCACAGCTTGATCTTCAACTTTACTTCTTACTGATAAGTATTTCAAAGCAGCAACAATACCTTCTAAATTATCTCCTAATTTTCCTATCCCTATATTACAAGTTTCACATAACCATCCCCTAAAGGTATGATAAACATGGTCATGATCTAGGTGCCATTTATCTGGGCTACAAAAACAACACTCACAACCCTCTGGTTTTATTGGTGCCTTTTTTCTTAGCTTATTTCTAATCTTAGTATGTTTCTTCACACACTTTCTGCATCTACTGTCCAGATTGTCTTTATGTCCAATATGTCTAGCAAAAGACTTGGCATTTTTTCTTTTCCCACAGTATATGCAAATCTTTCTCATAATATAAGTGGACTAGGGCAGAGTCGAACTGCCGTCCAGAATAAACATCAATATAAACTTCTACATCGTTAGTTGGTTGTTATCACACTACCAACAAAGCTATCAGAATTATCTGCGTCAGATTGAGTACAATCATCAGTCCCATTTATGTCTGGTAGGACTACCATATCCGAATATCGGAGTCAGCATGATTTGGTAATAAGGCTCATGCCGCCCCACTCATTACCTAATTAATTAGGCAGCGAGAGCAAGAGATGTCTTGCCAATTAACAATTTGAATACCTTTTATACTGGCCCAGTATTCAACCAGTCGATGCGATCTATACCTAGATTACCTGTCGATACCTTTACTAGCCCGTTTTAGTATACCCCCAAACTTTTGGTTTTATGTTAAATTCTGGTGGCTGTTCTATAATAATCCTAGCTGGCTTGTTTGCCAACTTTTTGAGTCTTTGTATATTGGCATACAAAACCATATTAAAGCCTAGTGATGTTATAAATAGTCCTATGAAGATAACTGTTAAAGGTTGTAGTTTCATATTAAATCCTTTTAAGTAGGGCGTGTCTGAGTCGAACAGACCTATGAACACCTTATAAGAGTGTCGGATGCAACCGGCTTACCTTACGCCCCGTGTTGTTTTCCTATTGTAGTCTATCGACCATCCTCTGTCAACTCTTGAATCAAAAATCGTATCCTTGGCGTTTTATATGGATTCATTAATTATTTCGGTGAGTTTTTTCTGATAATCTTCTAGTTTCAAGACGCTTTCATAACAACCTCTACAAGAATCAGAATTTAGATATTCCTGCAACTCGTATATTTTTTCTTTTAGTTCATTGATTTCGTTTTGATTACTCATAATTATTTCTAGAACAAGAGGCAATATGGAATTCTTCTGAAGATTTTATATGCCAAAAGATCATTTCATTTATTTCATCATCCCATGCACACTCTATCTCTCCAGAAGATGCAAGCTTACTTAGACTACTATTATATAGCCAAGCTTTAATATTGTCAAATATCAGATTATAATTATCTTCACTCACTAAAAATTCATCATTAGAAGAAATTTCAGCATACTGTCTTATTAGATTTTCTGTTTGACCAACTGAAATCAACTCATCTATTTGAGCAGAATAAGATTTGGGGAAACAAAAAACAACATTCTTTCTGATACTCTTAGCAAACAATTTGATGTTTTTAACTTTGTAGTATTCAGTCATCATTATCTACTGACGGTTTTGCTGGAATATTAGTCTTGTCTTTATTAGCTAACCAGAATACCATCTCATTAGCTTCATCATCCCATGCACAATCTACAAAGCCTTTTGCTGCCAGCTTAGAAAGTCCAACACCATAAAGCCAGTCCCTAATCTCCCCAAACATTTCATCAAAAATATCAGAGTTAATAATGTAGTTTCCGTCCTCATCCAAACCAAGATTATTTTTCTTGATAAGATTGATTATTTGCTCAATAGTGATGAAATCATCAAGATTTTCTGTGTAGTCTTTTTCAAAAGAAGATGCGGCACCATCTCTCATAGCCTTAGCATATCCCTCAAGATCAATAATACTATAGGTTTCCATAATAGTCTTTCCAAATTAGAGATACTTATTGATATTCTTGTCGCCACTGTCTATCATTTTACACCGCTCTATCAGATTGTCAATAGTGTTCTGCAAACTATACTCGCCTCTACTTAGCCACTTTTTATCCTCATAAAGAGCAGTGGTAATTTGAGGCAGATAAAACTGGATAGCTCTTTCAAATTCTTCTGGAAAATATGTTTTAAGAATACGCTCAATATGAAATAAACTACCTACCATCTCGTCACGGTAATCTATGAGCCTATTAATCTGATCCCGCTGTTCCTGTGTAAGAGACATTACGCCTCCACTTTTTGTTTGAGTTTCATAAGCTTGTGTTTAATCTTCCATACGCCAGTTTCTTTGTTCTGAATATCTGGCCCCATATAGATATGACAAAAGCCTTGATGCTTGTCCAGCCCCCATGCTTTAATTCCATCATGGTCAAGACCCTCCACAACAAAACGACCCCTATAACCCATAGGAACAAAATCTCCCTTGGATACAAAGTATGGGCCTCCACCAACTCTGATACGATCTCCCTTTACCAGTTCTTTCCAATTAAAGTCACGAATGATCTTGGTGTTCTTTGCTTCTTTGCTCTTTGCCTTGAAAACAAACGGAGCATTGCATTTAGGACACATATAAGCTCTTGGGCCTGTGGTAGCTCCACATTTATCACAAGTTTTTTGACCCTTACCCATCTTAGTTTCTCCTGTGTTAGTTGACGTTACTCCTCAAGTATACAACAGTAATCGGCACTGTCAAGAGGAAATCTTTAGCAGTTTTGAGAATTTCAGATATACCTCTGTCTCTCTGCTTCCTTATCAGAAAGAGTTCTAACCCACGCATGAATAGGATTCCCATCTTCATCAAGTTTTTTATATCTAACTTTTCCTTTTTCTCCAGTAACCTCACAGGTAATATAACTAATACTTTCTGCCATATCTATTGCTCCGCAAATATATTCATCTGCACCATAACAGTAAGCTCTTAAACCTCCAAATTTTTCTTTAATTTGATTCCAATAAAAGAATTCTAGTGGCTCATTAAGTCTTCGTTTATAGTCAATACGATTATTTACAATATAACAAAGTTTAGACAGAATCTCATACCAGCCGTCATCACACTCTAAATATTTGAGATTTTTAAACTGTTCTGAGTATTGTTCAATTAATTTATTGGATAGTTCAGGACTCATTGTAGTTTACCTTGTGTATAATTTTTGTTCCTAAATGAGCGTTACTAAGCTCCCCCTCATTATTTATAGCTTCTTTACAAAGTCTTTCAAATTCTTTTCTATCAATCTTTCGACCATCAAGAATAGTTTCTTCAAGATATTTCTGTGTTAATTCTTCTGGCTTATCACACAAGATAGTATCATAGGCGTGTTCAAGATTCTTTGCATCAACAATATATTTGTGTCTATAAAGAGAAACAGTGTTAACTTCAAATAGTGGCATATTAAAATTTCCTTTTTAGATCTTCTGGTTTTTTATCTGGATCGGGAATAATAGTCAGAATATTCTTTCTAAACGTAGTCATATAACTTTGAGCAATTTTACGTTTAATCAAACCTTCTTCTTCAATTTCAGTATAAACATTAATTCGATAATAGTCATGAAAAACATTTATTACCTTAGTCATAGAATGATGTTTGGGTTTTTTTACTTGTTCAAACAAAAGACTTTCAATTTCATAATCACTAATCATCTAGCTCTCCTATTTGCTCGGTCTAAAATCCTAATAGTTTCTTTAGCATTACTTGGCACCATAACTAAACTTGGTGCGGTCTTATGTCCCCAATCCATATATCCAACAGCCTTTTGCTCTGCTGAACATTCTTTACATACTATATTGCGGTTAGTTTCGACCAAAAATTCATATCTGTCAACACCAACACAATTCTTACAATAGATACAATTCATCGTGTCTCCAATGACAAAGAGTAGCCAACGCTGTGTTTATACCATAGCTATCGGCATTGTCAAGCTTTCAACCTTAATGGTTTTGGTTGGACAAATAAAATCCCCATTATCGTCACTATGATATACTTGAGTTAATCCAACAGCATTTAACAGTTTAGAACAGTTAACGCACGGTTTACTTCCAAGAATTAATCCTTGTCTGTTAATTCTAAGGACACATATGCTCCAATTAGGATCAATGGAATTATAGCGATCAAGTAATTTAGAAATAAGATGAGATTCACTGTGAACATAAGGATACTCCAAATACTTAGGTATATTAAATCGTTTACCAATTCTGAAAGCTTTGGTACTCATCTTGATAGGATTATTCTGTGCAAATTCAATCATCTTGGTTCCATCAAAAGCAGCAGCATAATGATAGCAACGAATAAGAGGATCGGGTTGCCAATGTTGATAGGCTTTCTTAATTGTTTTCTGAATTATCTTCATTTAATGATCTGTTGAATGTAGTTAAGTCCAAAGAAATATATGTATCATCATTATCTTGACCGCTAATCTCAAATTCTTTATTATCAACTGGTAGTAGTCTATACCTTATAGGTTCTTTTATTACTGGTGTTTCTGGATTTAGTTTAATTTTTTTTGGTTCTTTCATAATTTAGTTCCTATCATTTAGAAGCTAACATATATAAGCCCACATTTGCCGCCGCATATCCCATATAAGCAATAAACATACCGTAATTATTATGTAAATAACCTTGTTCTACTGCTATGTAAACATAAATTAAGCCAGTAATAAGAATAAGATTAGCTGACATTTGAAATCTCTCTGGTTAAAAGTTCACTGTACTCTGCAATAGCCAAGTCTTTAGCTTTCAATTCCATATCAAGATCAAACTCTAGTCCATAAGTATTCAAGGGTTTTACTGCATAATCTGCGTGTTTACGAGGATTAGTTCCTAGTGATGATTCGCTATAATGAAAAAGAGGTTTTGTTTGCCAAGTTTCCCAGCACATATTAATAGCATCACTTTCCGACAAATTATTGGGGTGACATTTATGATGCAGATAATCGAAGCAGATCGGGATGCGTGTAATTGGATAGAAAATATCTACCAATTCTTGAACACTCCAACAATTTAGTTTATCATCGTTCTCTATTGTTATACGATCCTGACAATTTTTGTCCAGTTTTTTGAAGTTGTTATAAAATCTGTGGGCAATTTCTTCTCTGGTTCCATTATTGTTATGAACATGAAAATTCATGGGTGATCTACGGTCTGCTGGCAACCCTATTCTGTCAAAGAAACTACTGTAGAAGTTGAGTTCTGAGATTGTTTTTTCGACAACTTTTTCATTGAGACTTGCCAAACTATTAAATTCACTAGGATGAGCAGAAACCCGAACATTAGTATTGGTAATAGTATTTGCGATATTGTCGAACTCATCTTGGATAGCATCATGATTAGGTAAATCTTCCAATTCAACATTTGCTTCATCATAAGTAATAAGTGGAAAAATATCGCTACTAACGCGATAGGTATAATTATTTTCTGCACAAAACTGAATAGTCTTGTTTGTTGTAACTAGATTATTTAGAATTCTATCTCCAAGAGTTTCTAATGCTTCTTCTCTTGGCAAAGAATTAAAACGCTTAAAGGTCATAGTCTGATGACCAAAACCTTGATCTTTAAGTTTGAGAGAAATGCAACACAGTCCGAATCTCATAATACCTCCGTTTACAGGATTCTATCACAGTATCGTCCAACTGTCAACTGAGACTTGAGAATTATTCGTATTCAGCCAATAAAGCTTGTCGAATAGGATCGGTTAAATTATTTCTATCTAGATAAAAAGACAGATTGGGATTAAAAGTATTAGGCATATGTTCTAATACTCTTTGTGAATAAATAGGATTTTTAGGTCTAATCCTCAATTCTCTATTTAAATGATAAGACCATAAGTAAGCATTAGACGCTCTAATGTATTTATCGACATCAAAATCTTCTATAGGACAATTTTTAACTAATTTCAAAACTCTTTTTTCACAATCATGTTCTATCTCTAGAATATCATGTAAGCTTTGATTTAATTGTTCATCAGTAATCTTACAATCTTTAATAAAAACATTATGAACTAATGATGGGAAACTGATCCAGTCAAAAAGAATATCGTAGGTGGACATACTTCTATCCAATAGTTTGCGATCTTCTTTCCATTGTAAAAAATGACAATATTCATGGATAAGAATTTCAAAACCCATACGATGTTTCATAGCAACAGCAAATTCTCTTTCATCTTCATCAATAGAACACCATC